ATATATTAAATTTTTTATTATAAAAGTTTGATAAACCTTAAATGTTCTTCTAACATAGTATTATATTCAGAAAAAGCACCGTGTTTTAAATCCTCAAAAGTAATCCACTTAACAACTCCCTTTTCGGTTGTTGAAACTTCACCAGACCAATCAGTTACTAAATAAACAACAGCAACAAAATCACCATCTTCTCTAAAGAAAATTGGTTTTGCTGAGTTTACATCTAATCCTGTTTCTTCTTTTAATTCTCTAACTAAAGCGTCATATAATGTTTCACCAACATCTACTTTACCTCCAGGTAATCCAAATTTAGTTGTATCATCTTTTCTTGATACACCTAATAGTTTAGATTTATCTTCGTTAAAGATAAGAGCGGTTGCTGCTAATTTAGCGGTTCTTGTTTCCATATAATAATTTTATATAAATATAATAAAAAAGTCCTTGATTTCTCAAGGACTTTTTTAAATTATTTTACTTCTTCAAAATCAACATCATCTACTCCATCATTACCACTGGAAGTATTTTCTGTTGTTTGTTCAGTTTGACTTTGTTCATACAACTTAGTTGAAATTGTATTCCAAGTCGAGTTTAACTTACTGATTGATTCATCAATTCTTTGAACATCTTTATCGGAATGAGCTTTCTTCAATTCGTCAAGGTCAGCGTTCAAAGCATTCTTATCATCAGCTGTTAATTTTTCATCAAACTCTTTAATTTGTTTTTCGGTTTGGAAAATCATTGAGTCTGCTGAGTTTATTTTATCAACTAACTCTCTTTCTTTAGCATCTGCTTCAGCATTTGCCTCAGCCTCAGCTTTCATTTTCTCAATTTCTTCTTTAGTTAATTGAGAACCACCTTCGATACGGATTTTATTTTCTTTACCAGTTGCCTTATCTTTAGCGTGTACAGATAAGATACCATTAGCATCTATATCAAAAGTCACCTCGATTTGAGGAATTCCTCTTGGAGCTGGCATGATACCATCTAAGTGGAAACGACCTAAAGTTCGGTTGTCTTTAGCCATCGCTCTTTCACCTTGTAAAACGTGTAATTCTACTGAAGGTTGATTATCGGATGCTGTTGAGAATGTTTCACTTTTCTTAGTTGGAATAGTAGTGTTTGCTTCAATTAATTTAGTAAACACACCACCCATTGTTTCAATACCTAAAGAAAGTGGAGTAACATCTAAAAGTAAAACGTCAGTAATACCACCGGTTAAAACAGCTCCTTGAATAGCCGCACCTAAAGCAACAACTTCATCAGGGTTCACGGATTTGTTTGGTTTCTTACCAATATAACTTTCAATAGCATCTTGAATTGCTGGAATTCTTGTAGAACCACCTACTAAGATAACTTCGTCAATATCAGCTGGTTTTAAACCTGCGTTTTTCAAAGCTGATTTAGCACAACTGATAGCTCTATCAACTAAAGATGAAGTTAATTGTTCAAATTTAGCCTTAGTTAATTTCTTAACAAAGTGAAGAGGCATTCCGTCTCTAGCTGTGATGTAAGGTAAGTTAATTTCACTTTCAGATGTAGAAGATAATTCAATTTTAGCTTTTTCAGCCGCATCTTTCAATCTTTGTAAAGCCATAGGATCTTTTGATAAATCCATAGAGTTTTCAGATTTGAATTCTTCAACCATCCAAGTAATAATTGCATTATCAAAGTCGTCACCACCTAAGTGAGTATCACCGTCAGTAGATTTTACTTCAAATACACCATCACCAATCTCTAACACAGAAACGTCATGAGTACCACCACCACAGTCAAATACTAAAATTTTAGAGTCTGTGTTTTTCTTATCTAAACCATACGCTAAAGCCGCTGCTGTAGGTTCGTTGATAATTCTTTCAACTTTTAAACCAGCGATTTCACCAGCCTCAATAGTTGCAGTTCTCTCAGCATCACCGAAGTAAGCTGGTACGGTAATAACCGCTCTTTTCACTTCATATCCTAAATAATCTTCAGCTGTTTTCTTCATCTTTTGAAGAATCATTGCTGATAACTCCTGTGGAGTATAATTTCTATCATCGATTTTAACAGTAGGTACATTAGCTCCGTTTGAAACTACTTCATAAGGTACTCTAGTTACCTCATCTTTACAAACATTAAAATCTTTACCAATAAATCTTTTAATTGAGTAGATAGTTTTTTTAGGGTTAGTAACCGCTTGTCTTTTTGCTGGATCACCAATCTTTCTATCATTTTCTGTAAATGAAATAATAGAAGGAGTTGTTCTTTTACCTTCAGCATTACTGATTACGATTGGTTCACCACCTTCAACTACTGCTACACACGAGTTAGTTGTTCCTAAGTCAATTCCAATAATTACGTCTTTTGCCATATTTTATTTTTGTTTTTTATTTATACATTGTCAAATTGTGTGCCACTTTAATTTATATGTCATTTTGACATACTTGTTTTATTTATGACATATAATAGTAAACCATTATAGTTACCTTCGTTCATAAAGTTGTATAGGTTATATTTATTTACAACTCTCATAACATCAGTATTAACTAAACAAAGATCTTTTAAATCTAATCCCCATTTAGATATAAATTGCATTGTGTACTTATATTCTCTTTCTTTTATTTGTTGTGTATTTTCAACTCCATTCCAAGAAGATTTTCCATTAAAATGTAATAGGAATGATGGTGTATAAGTGACACCAAAACCTTTCATTAAACATCTTAGTCTATAATCAACATCTTCACCACCAACGGTAAACATTTCATCATACTCACCAACTTCTTTTATTATCTTTAGTGGTATTCTACAAACATAAAAAGCCATTAGCATTCTTTGAAAGTAAGATGGTTGTTTATTAACGTGTTCTGATATCTGATTTAGTATATCATATCTTTCATTAAAGTCATTTAGTGATAAAAATCCAGGTATTCCCAAATCGGTATGTGTTTGATTACAAGATGGAACAGTTAGTATATAATCACTATTCCCCAATAACTTTGACCAATTTGGAGTAAAGATAACATCATTACTCATGAAGATAAGGTTTTTTTCTTCTTCAACCGCAATTCTCATAAGAATATTCATGTTATGAGAAAAATTTTCAATTTTACTATTTACTATAATATCTTCTTCTTTTATTCTACCATTATTCCAATTTGATTTAAAATCACCATCATTATCAATCATTATAAATCTGTCACCTGGTTCTAAATAAGTATTTCTCAAAAATGAATCAACCGCTTTATCCGCATATTCATTGGTTACTTTAAGTGTAACCATCCCATATAATGTGTTCATATCATTTATAGAATTTCAATATTGAAAGTTTAATATATAAAATATGAAGTATATAGTTGAGTGGTCTAATTGGAATCCAGTTATTAATAAAGAAGTTGTTGATTATATTGAAACAAATAAACAAAATCTTGGACATCTTTGGGATAATGATAAATCAGAGGAAGAGAATATTAAATTCTTAACGGATTACTTTACAAAGTATCCAGACTTGATGAAGTCTAGTTTAGGTTTAGATGATGTGATTACAGTTAGTTCCAAACCATCAATTAAAAATAGCTCACCAATTTTACAGAATATAGGTGGTGTAAAAGATTTTAGAAGTTTTTAAGAGAGGATATTTCACCTCCCTTAATCTTCTATTTCACCATCTTTAAAGTTTAGAGTTGGATCTATTTGAAATAAAAACGCTCTCGCATTTTGTAATCTAAAAGTTTCCTTAGCTATTTGTTCAGTAACTATATCATAGACATCGTTACCTTTCGCCATAGACATCACAGCTCCAAAATTTTTAGTTTTCTTATACTTCATAGCATAAGACTTTCTCATTAGTTGATCTTTTAAATCACCAGTCCAATCTTTACCATCAGCCATAGTTTGAAACACTTTCCAATCTTCTAATATAGAATCAACTTTCATTTTAACTGCCTTAGAGACAGCCGCTATTATTTTTTCTATACGAGCGTGTGCTTCTTTTTCATCTTCTGGGATTTGACCTAAGACATCATCTATTTTATCATCTAATATGTATTTAACTAGTATGTTTTCACGATACAAGTCTTCTGTTAAAAGACCATGTCTTTCACAATACCAAACAGTTTTTATTTTAACAAATAAACCATCTAAGTCAACTACCCAACCTTCAACACCTTCAACAGTTTTAGCCAATTCAACCAATTCATCTAATGATAGATCAAAAGACTCAGCAGTTTTTAAATTACCTATAACATCTGAATAATCGTGGAGGTTTAAGTATTCACCAGTAGAGTTTCTTCTTAATCTTAATAAGATTAATTCTTCTTTATCATATTTTAAAACTATACGGTTGTGTGGAGCCACATACTCAAATACAGCAACTAAATCGTTATCTAATGACCAATCAACAAATCTTTTTATATCTGCGTTAGAGTTGTATATTTTGTTCATACCATAAGCTTGGTCTGATTCAAAAGACATTTTAGATTTAGCAACAACATTTCCGTTTGGTAATTTTATGAAAGAACCAATAGAACCATCTTCTTTATTGAAAACAGATTTAACAACTCGATCTTTTACTAAAGAGTATTGAGTTTCTTCAACTTGGTTTAAGTTGAAAAATTTATGTAACAATCTATATGATTTATACACAGAACCATCTTCATTAAAGACGTAAACTAAACCTCTTAATTCAAAAGCATCGTTGTATTTAAAGTCATTGTAAGTTGCTAAACGATAGTTGAATATAGATACATTATACCCATCAACTACAAGTTTAGCCTCGTAGAAAGCAGCGTCTAAATATTGATCTATCTCAGGTACATATCTTTTACCTTGAGTTAGTTTGACAGCTTCGTTATATGTTGGTATATTGTACATCTTATTAAAATTTTAAGTTAAGTTAAATCATCTATATCTTTCCAATAATAGTAAATGGGAAAGAATACCCAAATCCAATCTATTTTTTGTATGATTTTTTTAACACGTTCAAATTTCATTTTACAAAAATACGGAAAAATTAATAAAATAATATTATTTTTTATCACTTTTATATCTTTCGATAACTCTACCTCTTAGTTCGGTTGTTGAGAATGAATGTTTTCTAGAGTTGTAATACATTTCTATGTGTGATAGATCTTTACCTGTGAAGTCTTTATCTTTATATTCTTCTCCAACTATTCTAACATTAATCGGATAAGAATAAAGAATATCTAGTAAGTCTTTTTCAGTTGCGTAAACAACAACTTCATCTACATATTTACAAGCCTCTAATTGAATAAATCTTTCAACAACACTTTGTATTGGTTTATTCTTTTCTGGTCTATCTATTGTAGGATCTGTTTGTAATCCAACAATTAAATAATCGCAAATTGATTTAGCTTCTTTCAACATCATAATATGACCAGCATGAAAAAGGTCAAAGCAAGAACATGTAAATCCTACTCTCATTGAAGTTCTATTGATTTTGGTAGATCTGATTGATCTATTTTATAACTACTCACTCTCTGTTTTGTATGTTTAACAACTCTAAATTCAAATGTTGTTTGTTTACCATCTTTAATTCTTACATGGTAATATTCATCTATTGAACCGTGAGAGTGTACGGTTCCTAATAATTTCATATCTTCAATATAATTTTCCATATTGATTATATACTGAGTAGAATATAATGTTTAGAAATTTATCTTAGCTGCTTCGTATTGTTTATCAGAAAGAATTTTAACATTCTTACCATTATGTTCTACTTTTTGAACATAATTACCTTTCAGAGCTTTCTGTAAAGAAATGATAAATTGATTATCACCTTTATAAGATCTAATTTCTTTGTTAAGTTTAATTTTTTCTTCTATTGTCATATTAATAATTTATATTTGATTTTTTCCAATTCTTGGTCCAATGTTCATCTGTCTGAACATGACCTTTTCTAACCCATTTCATTACATTATCCGAGAAATTATCATTATGAAACACACCAGCATTTCTTACGACAATACCTTCTCTTGATCCACCTAATTCAGATTGTTCTGTTACAAAACCCATAACTAAGTCTTTTAATTCTTTTTCGGTATTTACAATACCTTTAAATAAAACTGGTACAAGTGGTAAATCCAATAAGTAAGAATATTCTTCAACCACACTCCAAGGTGTCCAGATGTTATTATCTCTAACACCAAATAAATAAAAGTATGATTTTAAATTTGTATATTCTATTGAATGAATGCCTTCCATATTCTCACCGAATAAAAAAACATCATCTTCTAAATTACCTTTTACTTTTATTTCGTGTAGTTGTCTAACTTCATTATCCCATGGATTTTTAGAAAAATCTATATGTGATCTAGCAAAGACACCCTCATTTATCATCGATGAGTTAGATCCATCTAACTTTTCGGTTATGATAATATCAATACCCAAAATAGATTTAACACTCTCAGATATTCTATCATCATTGGTAGTACCGGGTGAGAAAGGTAAATGATATGTTCTTGGGTATTTACTCATGATAAGATATTCAAAAATATTGTTTATGTTACAAATATAACTGAAAAAATGGTAAAAAACAACTTTTTCACTTTAATATATAATGTATGATTAGAAAGTGTCCCTTTTGTGATGTTGTGGTTTTTAATAACCCACACATATATCATTGTAAATTAAAAACTACAAATGATAAAAGAGAAATAAAATTTATGTTTATTCAAAAAAATTTTCCACATATTTCAAAAAGAGAGGTTATTACATTAAATTATGTTGAGAATTTAAAAAGTCTAGTTGATATTAAAAATGATTTTAATATCGATTTTAAATCTTTTATATTTCTTTTGGAGTATTATTCAATACCTAAGAGGAGTATTTCAGAAAGTTCAAAATTAATATCATCTATTAAGTATAAAAAAACTTGTATGGAGAAGTATGGAGTTGATAATGTGTCAAAGGTATTGGATATTAAAAATAAAAAATCAGACACATTTATGAAAAATTATGGTGTTGATAACATATTCAAAAATAATGAATTTAAAAAATGGATAATAGATAATAATTTTGCTTGGAACAATTTAACTGATGATGAAAATGAAATAAGAAAGTGTAAACAAAAAGAATCAATTAAAAAATATTGGAACAATTTAAATGATGAACAAAAAAATAAAATATTTAATTATAATGGCAAATCTAATTTAGAAACCAAAATATCAGAAGTTCTTAACAATCTATCAATATCATATACAACTCAATTCCCACTAAAGGGTAAATTATTTGATTTTAGGTTAGTGAATACTAACATTTTAATTGAAGTAAATGGTGATTATTGGCATTGTAATCCAGAGATCTATAATATAGATGAAAGTATTAAATTCCCAGGTGGTTATAAGAAAGTATCTGATATATGGGATAAAGATAGAGATAAAAGGATAAAAGCGGAAGAAATAGGTTATTTTGTGATATACATATGGGAAAGTGAAATAAAAAAAACTAAAGATTTAACTTCTTTAGTTTTAAATAAATTATCATCATTTGTTGATCCTGGTGACCAAGGTAGATGATATGTCCGATTGTATTTTGTCTGTTCCATTACTTTTTAAATTTTCCACAAATATACTACTTTTCTAATTTTAATTGTGTATTTTCTAAAAAATTTTCTAACTTATCAACATTATATGTTATAAATGATTTTGTATCAGGAAAGTAAACTCTAACCATTAAAAACCCCAATTCACTAGCGTATATTTTCTCTAGAGTTCCTACTCCGTTTGGTGTTTTGATTTTATGCTTCATTCTTTAATTTTTTTGTGTTATATATTACATTATAAACTTTATATATGTATGTTTCTATAATAAAGAAAAATATTATAATATTATGACTATAAATATATATCCAGAAGATATAGTTAAAAGATGTTTATGGGACACTTACGTTTATTACATTTTAGGTGGTTCCGATAAAGAAGCTGAGAGAATTTTAAGGGAAAATACTGAAGTTTCTATCTCTGAACAAGATGCTCTTGTTATTGGACTTTTAAAAGTTATTGAAACTGATAACTTAATTTTCAAATTTAATAATTACATCATTGAAATCTTAACAAACAAATCTTCTAAAGTGAATGAATATTTACTTATTAGAAAGAAAACATTCGATACAGCTGTTGATAAATTTTTAGATAAGTTTCCGGATTATTGGGTACCATCAGCATCTTATGCTAAATCTCTTAGAGAATTAGTTGAATATGTTGATAACTTTAAATTAGAAGTTGAAAAATTAGAAATACACAAAGTAGTTGATAAGAATGTTACTTATGAGTTTTACAACTCCGCAACAATAAAGAAAATGTTAAAATTTAATTATTAATAAAATGGAAGATAAAAAGATTGAAGTAGAGAGTATGAAAATTGATGATCAAAAAGTTGGTCTTGACTTAACTGGTAAGAATGAAGAAATTGTATTAGAAGATAATCCAAGACTACACGTTTCTCATTTAGAAGAACAATTAAAAGAATCAAATAATAATTATTTAAGATTAGCTGCTGAATTTGATAACTATAAAAAAAGAGTTATCAAAGAAAAAGAAGAATTAAGAAATAATACAAAAGTTTCTATGATTACTTCTATTTTGGATATGGACTCTGATATTTCTTTAGCAATCAAAAATATTAAAGATGATTCAGCTCGAGAAGGTGTTGAGTTAATCGCTTCTAAAATTGAAAAGTTTTTAAAAGGTCAAGGAATTGAAACTATTCAAACTGAAGAGTATGATACTGATTTACACGAAGTTATATCAATTTTACCAATTGGTGAAAAGAAAATTGTTGATGTTGTTAGTAAGGGATATACATTAGATGGTAAACCATTTAGATATCCTAAAATCATATTAGGTGAATAATGAACTTACCAGTAAACAAAAAAAGCTTTATAGAATTATTACAACAAGACTTATATAAACAAAGTCTTGTTGATTCTATGCTTACTGGTGTTGATGATGAATTAAAATCAAATCTTAAATCTGATTTAGAATATGTTTTAGATAATAGAATTGAGGTTTTTAGTTTATTATCTGGTAAAATTGGTGATGATGAGGATGAACTAGAAGTACTTATCATACCAGCCATTAGAAAAACTTGGTCTATGGTTTTTATAAACAAACCAACTTTATTTAATTTCTCGGAATATGGTGATAAAAAGCTAGAATTATTTCAACTATATTGGGATGTTGATGATTTTATCAACTATTTAGTTGACTTTCTACCAAAAATTAAAAATTGTTTAATAGAGTTTAAGTATTTAGATATGGGTATAGAAACTTTAAACTTAGTTTGTCAAAACTATATAAACAAAATGATTTCTAATTGTAGAAATAAAACATATGATGAAATTAAATTAGAGATAAGAGATTTGAAACTTAAAAAGACATTAAAATGAATTGGTATATCGAAAGTACTAGAACAGATAAAAACTATTTAAGAGTAGTTAATGAGACTGTTGGTGAAGTAATGGACTACTTTTGTGATGAGGTTAATAAAATAGATGAGGAAGAGTTTGATGAAGATAAAATCATTGAACTATGTAGAGATATTATGAATAAACTACCAATTTTAAGATTTCATACAAAAAAAGATTATAATTGGACTACTTATGAAAATGATTCATTTTGGTTTGATTATAATTCAAATACAAAAATAAGATTTAATGAACCTCTTAAATCTATTAAAAGAGACATATTACTAAATAATATATTAAAATAAAAAATCTAAAAAATGAATAAAGACTATTATACTATTTTAGGAGTTAATAAAGGAGCAACTGATGATGAAATTAAAAAAGCTTATCGTAAGATGGCTATGCAGTTTCATCCAGATAAAAATCCTAATAATCCAGAAGCAGAGGCTAAATTTAAAGAGGCGGCTGAAGCTTATGAAACTCTTAGCGATCCTTCTAAACGCCAGAGTTATGATAGATTTGGTTCAACTGGTGGTAATCCATTTGGAGGAGGTAATCCATTTGGTGGTGGTCACGGATTTTCAATGGATGATATATTTTCACAGTTTGGTGATATCTTTGGTGGTAATCCTTTTGGTGGAAGACAACAACAAAGACAAAGAACTAAAAAAGGTGGTGATTTAAGAATTAAAGTTGTTGTTAATATTGATGAGATACTTAAAGGAACAACTAAAAAATTAAAATACAGAAGACAAGTAAAATGTAATCCTTGTGATGGAAAAGGAGGTTCTGATGTAAGAGAATGTTTAGTTTGTAATGGAACAGGACAAAGAGTTGTTGTTCAAAATACACCATTTGGACAAGTAAGAACTCAAACACATTGTCCAGATTGTGGAGGTTCTGGTGAACAAATTCACAATAAGTGTAATCATTGCCATGGAGATGGTACTACTTTACAAGAACAAGTAGTTGATATTCAAGTACCAGCAGGTGTTTCAAATGGAATGCAGTTGAAAATGAATGGTAATGGAAATGATGTTAGAAATGGAATACCAGGTGATCTTTTTATTATTATAGAAGAAGCTCAAGACTTCTCATTCAAAAGAGAAGGTAATAATATAGTTGTAGAAAAAACAATATCTGTTATAGATGCTCTTTGTGGTAATAATATAACTGTATCAACACCACATGGTGATATACCGGTTTTAGTTGAAGCTGGAACAGAACACGGGAAAACAATTAGAATTTCAGGTAAAGGTATTCCAGACTTAAATTATGGTTTAGGAGATCTTTATATAAAATTTAATTTGAAAATACCAAAAGATATTCCACTTGATGAAAGAATGATTTTAGAGAAGTTTAAAAACTCAAATACATTTAAAGTATGAAAGTAGAAATAGTTGATGGTAAATATATTTTACACGGAGTTTTACAAAAATTTGATCGAATGAATAGGAATAATGGTAGAATATACCCAGATAATTTGTTCATTGAAGAATTGAGACGATGGATAATTTCAAATAGACAATCTAAAATTAGAAAAATATATTCAAAATAAAAGAGAGAATTAAATTCTCTCTTTTTTTATTATACAAAGCTAACTTTGTGTTTATCTTTTCTTGTATAGTTCTTAGCTGATTTATGAACTTTATGTTTAGCAACCCAACCAGTAGAGTTCTCTAATTCCATCTCTCTAGACGCTTTCTTATAAACTGTTAAGATTTGCTCTTGTGTAATTTTTCCGATTTTAATTTTCCCTTTCATAACTCTCCGATTTTGTCTTACAAATATAGTAAAATTATTTTAATATATACACTAAAATAAAATAATTTTTATGGCTGATTTAAACGGTTATGGTGATGAATATGTTCCTTACCAAGGTGGCTACACAATTGAAGAAATGGTTGATTTGGTTCAAACCGAGTTAACAATTGCGTGTGCTTTACCTAAAACTTTACCAGATGCTAGTGTTAGACAAATAATAGAAAATAGAGCTCTTCCTTATTTTTACAGATGGTACCAATACGCTGTACAGAAAATGTACTTCTTAATAAGAAAAGAAGCTTTCTTCACCGAAGAATTTACGAGTTATAGATATGTTGAAGTTCCATGTGAAATTCAGTCAGTTGCTTATCTTTATGAAGTACGAGGAGATAGTTTATTTCAATTAGGTATTAATACACCAAATTTATCAGTTAACTTAGGTGTTACAAATCAACCATATCTATCATCTTATGTAACAACTATTGGTGAATTAGGTTTATATAAAACTGTATTAGATAACATGAGTGATATGTTAAATCAGTTAAATAAATATACACTTAAACACCACTTCAATCACTTAAATCACAGAATACACATATTAACTGATGTTAAATATGATGTTGTTATGGAGGCTTATGCTAACATACCAAGAGAAAATTTATTTAAAGATGATCTTTTTTATAAGTATTGTGTTGGTTGGTCTAAAGTTATGTTGGGTAATATGGTTGGTCGTTATGATTTTCAACTTCCCGGTTCGATAAAAATAAATAGCGCAGATTTAATATCTCAAGGTAAAGAAGAAGTTAAAGAAGTGGAGGATGAAATCAAGGGTCAATCAAATTCCAGTTTCTTTTTTATGGTGAAGAAATAACCAAAACGACACAATTTTAACGGGGGGAGGTTAAAATAAATTATATATAGTATATGGAAGAAATAAAATATACTATATACAAGCTCATAGACCCAATATCTAATGAAATTAGATATATTGGATTAACATTTAATGATTTAAAACAAAGACTTAAATCTCATTATTCGGAAAACTCAAAATCTCATAAATCAAATTGGGTTAAAAGTTTAAAATTAAATGGTTTAAAACCTATAATTGAGTCAATTGAGGAGAATATATTATCATATAATGAGGTATGCGAAAGAGAAATATATTGGATTGATAAATTTAAAAGTGAGGGACATCCTCTGACAAATACGGACTCAGGTGGAAATAAGAATAAAAAAATGTCCGATGAAACAAAGAAAAAAATGTCTGAATCACAGATTGAAAGGTATAAAAACTATAAACTTATTCTATCAGAGGAAACTAAGAAAGAATTGAGTATTAAAGCTAAAGAACGTTTTAGTAAAGAAGAAGAACGTGATAAATTAAGAATATCTAATAAAAGATATGAGGATTCTAAAACAGAAGAACAAAAGTTAAATGATATCTTAATACAAGACTGTAAATCGGTTTATCAGTATGATATTGATATGAATTTAATAAATATTTACCCCTCAATAAATAACGCTTCTAAAATAAATAACCTATCACATGGCAATATATCAAAATGTTGTAAGAATAAAGTTAAAATGGTTGGTGGATATGTGTGGAGATTTGAAGGTGATCTAACACCGGTTAGTTTTAATAAAGGAGGTGATAAATTCAAACCGATATATCAATATGATTTAAATGGAAATTTCATAAAAGAGTATGAGAATATAAAGCAGCCTCTGTTGATTTGGGTATATTGACACAGGGTATAAGAAGTGTTTGTACTGGTAAATCAAAATCTAGTGGTGGTTATATATGGAAATATAAATCTGATATTTAATATATAAAGTAATAAAAAAATAATATGAAGTATGAAGTATTTGAAAAATATTGAAAATTTTAAAGAGAGTTTAAGAAATAATGTTAGATTGATAGAAAATGTTAACTATCACAGAACTAATGTTAAAAATCTAGGTGAAGTTATTTTACCAGATCCAGAGTTTGGAGATTTTAAATTAAGTGTTATGCCATTTGAAAATACAGGAGGTTGGGTTTCTTTACCCGAAGGATTTAAAATATGGGAGGAAGCTTTTAATGAAGTAATTAAAAATATACCTCTACAAGAAGGCGCGAATACACACTATGTTACAATTGATACTAAATTCTTCACAACTGATGAGTTTCTTAGAAGAGAAGGAGTTCATATTGATGGTAATTTTTGTGTTGATCCTAACTTCAAAAAATTAAACGAGACAAAAGTTGATGATGTTTTAAGTGATGATTTCTTCGATGATGTTGAAGATTACGAGGATGAATTTAAAGCTTCTTGGGGTGGTGCTGAACCAAAGCCAAGTTGGGGTGGTGCTGAACCAAAGCCAAGTTGGGGTGGTGCTAGGTACGATGATGATTTTAAAGCTTCTTGGGGTGGTGCTGAACCACAACCAAGTTGGGGAGGTGCTCGTATAAAAGAGTATCAATATGAAGCTAAGTCTGATAACTCTCATGTTAAAATGGATTGGGTATTACCGTATAAAGATGTTATTATTCCAATTGCTGATTATGTGTCTGAAAGTAAAGGAGGTATTCTAACTGTATCAACTGAAGTTGGGTGTCAGGCTTGGAGTGGTGAGTTCTATGGTGAGATTTTAGGAGAAGGTTCATTTGAAAAAATGCAAGAACAATTGACCGATGATAGAAAAGTTGTATTTGAAAAGAATCAATTGTATTTTATGTCAAGTAATACACCACATGAAACTCTTTTGATTAGTAAAGGTAAACGTAGAACATTTATGAGAATTACATTAAACCACAATTATGAAAATAAAAATATAAAGTAATGAAATACATAAAGAGTTATAACGAAAATAAAGTTCATTCTTATGATTCAATGGATACAGAGGATCTTGAAGAGTTATTACATTGGTCAAGAATTGAATATAACGAATTGGGTGATAAAATTAGAGATATAAATGCTGTTCTAACAAAAAGAAAAGAAGAGGGTGAAGAATCTCATTCTAAGTCATTACCGGTTAGTATATTTGATTTTAATAAAGAACAATGTGATTGGATATTTGAACACGGTCATGGAACAACGAGTAAAAAATATAATATCTCAAATAAGTATTTTGAACAACTTAAAGGTTTTTTTACATCTGGATTTAATCCAGATACAAACCAATTTGCTTTTAAATTAAGTAAATTCTATTTCGATAATACTGATTTAGATTTAATCATAAAAAGTATGAAATTTTTAGGTGATAACTTAAAAAGAGTTAATTATACAATAAATGGTGAACATAAAGATATTGTTCAGTTTGGTGTTCAATATGAACATTTAGAAGATTATGATCATAAGGTTAATTATGTTAGTGAGAATGAATTATATCTCGTTCAATATAGAACTAAAAAGTTTGATAGTATCAAATCTCTAATAGATTATATTATATCAATAGATAATGAATAAAAAAAACCAGTCATTGACTGGTTTTTTGTTTACTTATTAAATCTATTAAAAGCGTTATCACTAATTTGAATCCACTCAACTTCTCCACAGTATTCTTCTAAAGTTCTACACCCGGTATAAGACATAGCAGACTTTAAATAATCTGTAAAGTTTTCACACCAACCAGATAATTTATATTCTACATTATTATATTTACTAATGCCTTCTCCAGTTTTAATTACTTTTCTATTCCAAGACTTTTGAACTTCTTTTGTTGACATACCTCTATAATACTTATAGATAGTAGCACCTTCATCAAAGTATTTCTCAGCTTCTTCTTTAGATAGTTGTGTAAAGTCTCCTAATTCGTTTTTAGAAAAACTATCACTACAACTTTCTAAACATTTGTTGAAAACACCACCCAACATAACAGCATCAGCACCCATCGCTAAAGCTTTAATTATATCTGAAAAGTTTTTAAATCCACCATCAGCGATAATCTTTGTTGGTTTATCAACACCATAAGAAAGATCTTTACATTCTCTTATTAAAGAAGCCATTGGATAGTGAATAGCGACGTTAGCTGAAGTTGTACAAGCAGAACCACCACCAATACCAACTCTGATCCAATCAACACCAATTTCACAAAATTCTCTATAAGTTTTTGGATTAGCGATATTACCAACCATAAGTTCAATGTTGTCTCCAAATTTTTCCTTTAATAGTTTAGAAACCTCCCAAAGTCTAAGCATATTTCCGTTTGCTACGTCAATAAGAACCTTCTTTGGTAATTTAGAATCTGAATTGTATAAATTGTAGATTTCGTCTAATCCATAAGAGTAAAAATAGTTATCATTTTTTAAAGTATCATACTTAACATTTCTTGGTAAGCAAATGTTTATATAGTTTTTTTCAAATTCATTTATGTTTTTCTCATCTATTACTGTATCCATAGGAGCTGTAAATAGTGGTAACTTATCATTTAAATATGGATTTATCTCACTTCTTGAAGAAATTGAAGAGATCATCGCTGGTACTATACTAATATCATTCCAATCAAGTTTTATCATAAGGAAAATTTATTTTTTTATCATATGTCCATTAGCAGACATTCGTAATTTAATATATATATTAAATTACGAATCTTATGTTATTAACAAAAAAGATAAAAACGACAATAGTTCCTCTAAACTATAACAGACTAAGTGAATTTTATGATGTTAAGATGTATGATATTATAGAAATTGACATAAATCATTTATCTCATAAAAGTCCAATTATAATAGATTGTTGTTGTGAAATATGTGGATCTCATAAAAAGCTACAATATAGAGCCTATTTGAGGAATAAAAGTAGATATAATTATTATTCATGTAAAGGTTGTAAAAATAAAAAGACTTCTATTACAAAAGAAAGAATATATGGTGACTCAAAATATAATAATTCGAATAAGATGATAAAAACTAAAGAGGAAAAGGGTATTTATATACCATTTGAATCTTCTATTGATTTTAAAAAATATAGAAAATTAGTTAATAGAATAACCAATAGAAATAAACCTTATTTATTTGAGATTTGGGATGGTCTTGATTTTTATGATAAAGAGAACATTTTGGAAAATATGAAATTAAACTCCAATGATATGTCATATCCGACGATAGACCATAAAATATCAATTTATCAAGGTTTTAAAGAGTCTATACCACCTTATATCATAGGTGGTATAGATAATTGTTGTATAACAAAAAGAAGAATAAATTTACTTAAAAGTAATAAATATAATTTTGAATATTAATAAAAGCTATACTTATCTTCTTCTTTTACACAATAAATAGATGCTGGATACATTCTCAACTCACCTTCAGTTTCCTCAACGATAAATCTCATTGAACCATCGATAATTTCTTGATTACAGATTTTAACTGTTGAGTTTTTAACTTCTTTTAAGATTTCAAATGCTTCTGGTTCTATGTCACTAGACATAACTAAGTAATTACTTTTACCAAATAATTTACCATTAGTTCCTTCCTCAAAGTAGGATTTTTCAATAATAGATTTTAAAACTTCTGAGTTTTGAAACTCAATTTTAACTTCGTGTTTTAACATTTTATGTTGTTTTATAATTAATTACTAAATATGATATGAGATATTTATTGATGTTATATCATCAACACTTATTACGGGTTCTGTGTTTAAAATTTCCACAAATAATTCCCATGAATCATGTGATTGATAATCACTATGATTTTTATTTATCTTCTTAATAATAGGTATTAAGGAGTTTACTTGAGTATGTGTTACCTCAATTTCTTTTCTTAAATCTTCTGTGTCTATAATCAAAAAAGCTCTCATATAAACATTGTATATCTTACACAGCTAAAAGTTTTTTTATTTCATCACTTCCATCCGGATTTGCTGAATGAATAATATATTCAGGAAAGTTTAAGTTTCTTTCTTTACAATAGTTAAGTAAAAAAATAACACAATCCAATCCAGTATAAACTCTATTTTCATCTAGATTAAACCAATATTCAAATGGAAGTTCTTCTTTTAATTCTTCAACATCAGCTAAATCATAATCAAATGCTACTAAATCTGGTATACCATTTTCAATTATCCAAGATTTAAATTGACCATACGATCTTACTATATCCCATTCTTCGTGGAATACGGTACAATTCACCTTTCTTTGCCACATATAAGTAGCACAGTCTCTAGGAATTCGCCAATCGTCTAAAAATAACCTTTTCATAATAGCAAACATACGGATAATTTTTTAATATATAAAATATGATTTGTAAAAAATGTTCCATTGATAAAGAGTTGAGTGATTTTCACAAGAAGAAAAATTCTAAAACTGGATATCAAATTTATTGTAAAGATTGCTCAAAAGATATGGTTAAAAAACATTACAAATCAAATACTAATAGAGTTTTAGAAAGAAAACGATTATATAGGAATACCGGTGATTATAAAATAAAATCAAAGAATTATGAGAGTAGTTATTCGGAGAGAAGAAAGGAACTTAGAAAAAATAATCTAAATATTAGAATCGGAAATTCAGCTAGGGATATTCTAAGAAGATGTTTAAAATATTTTGGAGTAAAAAAGAATAAAAAAACATTTGAGATTTTAGGGTATAATAGTCTTAAATTGAAACAAAGAATAGAATGTCAATTTAAAGACGGAATGTCTTGGGATAATTATGGTGAATGGCATATTGATCATAAAAAACCAATAAGTAAATTTAATAAAAATACAAAATTGAGTACAGTAAATTCTCTATCAAACTTACAACCACTTTGGGCAAAAGATAATTTGTCAAAAGGTAATAAATTTAAAGAAACGGCTTAGGACCCGTTATAGTTAAAGCCCCTCTGGGTGGACTATATTTTTGAAAACCACTGAATTCGCTCCTCGGTGGTTTTCTTTTTTTAAAAACTAAACAAATTTCAAATTGAATATATAAAAAAAACAAAATAAATTATTATGGAAGAACATATTTTAAAAGAAAACAAAAGTCGTTTTGTGATGTTTCCGTTGAAATATCATGACATTTGGGAAAAGTATAAAACTGCTGAAATGTCATTTTGGACGAGCGAAGAGATTGATTTAGCACAAGATTTAACTGACTGGAATGAAAAATTAAATGATGATGAAAAACATTATATTAAAAATGTTTTAGCATTCTTCGCTGCATCTGATGGTATCGTAAATGAAAACTTAGCTGAGAATTTCTTAAAAGAAGTTCAGTATCCAGAGGCTAAAAGTTTTTATGGTTTTCAAATAGCAATGGAGAATGTTCACTCTGAAACTTACTCTTTATTGATTGATACTTATATCAAAGATTCTAAAGAAAGAGATCATTTATTCAATGCTATTGAAACAGTACCATCTGTTAAAAAGAAAGCTGAGTGGGCACTTAAATGGATTGAATCTGATTCATTTGCTGAAAGATTAATTGCCTTTGCTGCTGTTGAAGGTATCTTTTTCTCTGGATCATTCTGTTCTATTTTCTGGTTAAAGAAAAGAGGTTTAATGCCAGGTTTAGCATTCTCTAATGAGTTAATTTCAAGAGATGAAGGTTTACACTGTGAGTTCGCTTGTTTGTTACATAACAAATACATCACGAATAAAGTTAGTGCTGAAAGAATTACTGAGATTATTACTGAAGCAGTTGAGATTGAAAAAGAATTCGTTACTGATTCTTTACCAGTTTCTTTAATTGGTATGAACGCTAAGATGATGCAACAATACATAGAGTTCGTTGCTGACTTCTGGTTAACTGAATTAGGTTGTAAGAAAGTTTATAACTCTGAAAATCCTTTTGATTTTATGGATATGCTTTCTTTACAAAACAAATCTAACTTCTTCGAGAAAAGAGTTTCTGAATATCAAAAAGCTTCTGATAAGAATATTGACTTTGATAGTTTAGATGATGATTTCTAAGATTGATTTTTTAAAGGACTTTAAATTCATTGCAAAACCAGATGAATATTATGTTGGTGGAACCGAAGTTACAATAGAATCTGATTACACTGAATGGAATCAAAATCTATTAGTTTCAAGTGGTTGGGGATTTTTCAGAGGACTTACAATGGTTTCGTATAGAGGATATGATGGTGAATTACCAAGAATGGATGGAGACACTGCTAGTTTTGCTGAGTTTGATATTTATTACAAAGATGAATTATTAAGTGAAGAAATTACATATGGGGATTTACTTAATATGATTAAGTCTGAATCGAGAAATGAAATAATAGAAGAAATAATAAAACCACTCAATTGAGTGGTTTTTTTTTATTTTAAGTGTTTTTTGATTTCACTTTTAATTTTTCCTAATTGGTCGTATTTGAATTCTTCGGCTTTCTCACCTACTTTCTTAACACCAACATAATCTTTACGGAACATTACTTGAACTTTAACATCTTCTAAGTTAACTTCTAAATCTGTACCAACAGTTTTAACTTTAGCGTCTTTCATATTTTTCAAGAAGTTCTCAATAGTTTCTCTGAATTTTTCAACTTTAACATCAGAATCAGATGATTTAGATGCTTTCATTGTTTTACCTTCGTTGAACATATCCCAAGTTTTGATATTTTTCATCTTGTCGTTTTATTTTTATATATTAAAAATTAAATATATAAATAATGAAAAAACTTAAATTATTTGAGAGTTTTAACTTTGAATCCGAATTATCGGACTTAGTAAACTCTATACCCGATTCTGATATTCCATCTCAAACAAATATCATAACTAAAATTGGAGATAAAATTATTTATACCGAAGGTTGGTGTGATAGATGTTTTTCAAACTATGATGTTTATGATAGAGATGAAATGGTACAAATGGCTAAAGAACTTGGTGAAAAGAGATTAAAAGATATTCCAAGATTACCACAATATAAAATTAGGTTTGAAGGATATGAATTAGAAGATGTTAAGTTCTATGATTTACCGGATAACTCATATAATTATGCACTGTCGGTTGGTATTTATAGTCGTAAAAATTAATATATAGAATATGAAGATATTGAAATTTGAAGAGTTTAGTATAAATGAGGCTTTACCTCGTCAACAAACAGTAGATCAGTTAAAAAAAGTTATGAAGATGTCAGCTAAAACTGATATTGGTAATCGTATTTCTGATATGAATAAACAAGGTGCTAACATTCAATATATTGAAAATCCTATTGATAGTGGTATTGAGTCATATGAAGACTATGAAAAACACAACAAGAAGTTTGTCTCTTCTTGGAACTTAAAAGGTATGTTAGGTCCGTTTAAAGGTGAAGATAATAAACAAAATAAATAAATTGTGAAAAGGATAAAAAGTTTTAAGTTGTTTGAATCAACAGGTAGTAAAATGACGGCAAAAGATAGAGTTGTTGTTCTATCTGAGGTTAGAGAGGATATAGAAGGTATACTTTATGAGTTAGAAGATCATTTAGTTGATTGTAAAGTAAATATTCAATCTATTTATTTAAAAAATGAGGATAGATTTGGTCGTTCTTGTGATGATTTTAGTTCAACCTTTCATGGTGATGATGATGGAAATGGTTTAATGCTTATGGTTACTATGGATGAAGTTGAACAAGATAAAAATAAAGATTTATTAGAAAGGTTTCTTCGTTTATTAAAAGAACATTTAGATTATGTGTGTATTGGTAATAGAATAGGAATGTCTAGTAATAGAGTTCGTGTTGCGTACACAATTGATTTGAGAGGTTATATGAATAAATTGATGGACAATCTTGAAGAAAATAAAAAAGTAAATAAAATATGAAAAGGATAAAAAGCTTTAAGTTGTTTGAATCTGTTTTAGAATTACCTGATAAGGAATATATTGAAGATGTTTTGATGGAACTACCAAGTTATTTTAAATATACTATTAGTTATTTTGATAAACCAGTTGATCAAGTTACAATCGATATCTCATCAAAGAATAAATTTACTTTAGATGAAATATCAGATGTATTTAACCATTTGGATAATTATCTTAAAGGATTTGGATTCAGATTGTATAGAAGAGGAGAAGTTGATTCTAAATCAATTAGAAATCCAGCGACATTCTCAATTGATTATATCAATTATAATTTACACATATCATATATAAGAAGAAATTAATAATTAAAATTAATATATACATTATGAAATATTTGAAAAGATTTAATGAGGCTGTAATTCAACCATATGATTTCACGGAAGCTCTTGAAAAAGTTAGATCAATGAGTAACATAACATTAGATAACTTAAAAGAGATATTCAATGATATGAATGTTGAGTTTGTTGATGTTGAATACTTTAAATCTAAACTACAAACAAAAAAGGAAATCGAGTTGGTTCCGGTTGATATGCCTCCATTAATGGGTGGTATTCGATGGGGAGCTCATAATGTTTATACTAATAAAATGTATATCTGTATAGATGAGAATGAGTTTATAAAGTCTATTAATAGTCCATTAAAGAATAGGTTATTAGACTTTTTGGAAGAAGTATTAAGACACGAATCTGTACATAAACAACAAGCTCAAAGAAGACCAGATGTAACTATAAGAAACTTAGAAAGATCACCAGTGGATCATAAGAAATATTTTAGTTCAACCGATGAAGTTATGGCTTATGCTGACTCATTTATTGTTCAATGTAGAAAAGTGGGAATGAGTGATGATGATATTTTAGATGTTTTGAGAGGTGGTAAAAAAGTATCTTGGATTCAAAATGTTTATTCTTCTATGGATTTAGAAACTCAAAAGAGATTTAAAAAATATGTATATGAATACATTAAAAAATAAAAAATACAATATGAAATACTTAAATAAATATAATGAAAATAATAGTCAGATGAAACAATTTGTTTTAACGACTACAAGTGAAAGTTCTGATCACTACATCTATTTTATTGAGCACCCACAAATGCCTACAAGAGAAGAGTTAAATAAGTTTCTAGTTGAACAAGGTAGTGATGTTTCTGATGGTGAATCTTATGAAGATATTGATATGTGTGTTGAGATAAATAATTTCAAGAGAATTTAAAAAATAAAAATAGATATGAAATATTTAAAAACGTTTGAAGGTTATAATGATAAGAGTTTAGCTGAAGAAATTGCTGAAGATATTCTACCAAAACTAGAAGAAATTAAAAAGGAAAAAGGTAAGTTCACAGTAGGTATGTTTGATAATTACATGGAAGAAAGAAAAGGTGATATGAAACTAACCGATGAAGTTATGTCTGAATTGGTAAATATGGGTTTTGATTTTGATTCGGATGACGATGATGAAGATTATTATGATGAAGATGAAGACGATGATCAAGATGGACCACCTCCAGGATTTGAAGGTTATCCTGGCCCAGGTTATTATAGTTTAAACTAATAAAAAAAAAGAGTGATTATAAATCACTCTTTTTTTCTTCATTGAGATATTTTATAAAATCAACTACTGTTCTCCAGTAGTTTTCTATTTTACTACCTTTTGAGTTTAGTCCGTTATACTCTACTTTTTTATAGACTTTACCACTATATGGACATTTTTCTTCTATTAAACATCTATGACCAGATAAAGTAACCCAATTATAAATATCTTCTTCTAATTTATCAATCACTCTAAAGAGTGAGTCATATGAAATATGATATCTTAGTGTTCCATATTCTTCACTACAAAGACTCGCGGCTACCCATAAGTCTTTAGTTTCAATTCCACCCTCATAAGTATCTGATTTAAGAAGTTCCCAGTTAGGAACCATAAACTCAGCTATGATTTTATTGCCTTCTATTATTTCTTCACTAGTCATTATTTCAAAACCATATATTTAACACCATCTACGATTTTGGTAACATATTTACCAGTTTCTTTTTTCTCAGCATTTTTAGTAGCTCTTTTGGTAGCAACTTTACCACCTTTAGATTTTTCTACTTCTCCATACTTTTGTTTTAAAACCTCTTTCATTGAATATCTTTCCATAACTCGTCTTATTTTGTTTTACAAATATAATAACTTTTTTGGAATGGCGATATAAATATATAGAATATGATAAAAAAATATATTGAGTTTATAAATGAGGGGGTTTATCCATATGGATGTATTTTATTAGAAACACCTATTGAGATGTATAAAAAAATAGTTGATTTCTTAAACCAATATAAAAATGTCGATATAATGAAATATCAAGTTGAACGTATTAAAACAATTAGAAAATGAACCCATATTATATAAGTGTTGATCCATATAGAAATGATGTTGGATATAATTCTTTTTTAAGAGCTCAAAAAATCTTAAAAATTTTTAGGGGTGAAGTAATTGATAATTCACATAATAATTATTTTGATAGTAGATGGTATAAGCCAGATTATTCTCAATACACAAAAGAGAGTTTGGGTAGTATTGCTTATACAGAATATTTATCTGAAAAGATTATGGGAATTAACCAACAAAATTAAGTAGAAAAGGTAGAAAAGGTAGAAAAGGTAGAAGTTATATATTAATATATAACTTATGAAAAAATGCAGTAAATGTGAATTAGAAAAAGATTTATCTCAATTTAAAAGATGGTCAGTTTGTATAGAATGTAATAAAATTTTAAATAAAAAATATAATGATTCTAGAAAAGAAAAAATGAAAGAATATTATATTGATAATAGAGATATTCTTATACAGAGATCTAGAGAAAATTACTCTAAAAATAAAGATTATATAATAGAGAGAAATAAAAAATATCAAGAAGAGAATAGAGAAAATAGAAATATTTATATAAATGAAAGAAAAAAATATGATAATCTATTTAAACTATCGATATCTATAAGAAAGTTGATTTACACATCGATTAAGAAAAGAGGATTTTCAAAAAAATCAAAAGTGAATAATATACTAGGCTGTTCATTTGAAGAATTCAAAATTCACATAGAAAGTCAATTCAATGAAGGAATGACTTGGGAAAATCATGGTAAATGGCACTTAGACCACAAAACGCCGATAAGTTGGGCTAATACAGAAGATGAGATATACGAGTTAAACCATTACACTAATTTTCAACCACTATGGGCTAAGGATAATCTATCTAAAGGAAACAAATGGTCTGATTAAAATATAAAATAAAATATGAAAATTAAAACTAAAAGAAAATTAAAAATATATTTTTCTATGGATCCAAATTTATATGAAGTTTTTGAAAAGCATATAGATGATAATCTTTTAGATAAATCAAAAGTTATAGAGAAATTAATTGAGGAATATATGAAAAAAAATTAAACTTTCCAAATTATTTCTAATATAAATATTAACTGACAACAAAGTCAGTATTAAAAATAAATAAAAAGCAATTATGGCAAATGAAAACATTGATGATCTATTTAATGGAGGCTTAGACAGCAAAATGGACTTCTTAAATGAGCAAAAGACAACAACAAACAACGACGGTATTTACCGAGTAGATCTTTCAAAAGTGAAAGACAAAAAAAGAGGATGGAGATCAGTAGTTAGACTTTTACCTAACTTAACAAAAGAAGGTAAAGTAGGTCAAATGGCTATCGAGAAAATCACACACTTCGTAGATATCAAAAACCCTAGAGAATTAGCTGGATGGTTTGATAGTCCAAAAAACTTCAATGAGAAATGTGCTTTAACAGATTTGTATTACACAATGACAAACTCTAAAAACGCAGTTTTAATTGAAAAAGCAAGACAATTAAAATATTCTAAAAAGTATTACTCTTATGTTCTTGTAGTTGAAGATGAACAACAACCAGAATTAGTTGGTAAAATTATGATTTTCCAATACGGTAAAACTATTAAAGATAAAATCTCTCAAGAGAAAAATGGTGAAATTTCTGGAGTACCTTGTAATGTATTTGATTTAGCAGAAGGAAAAGATTTCGTACTTATTGTTAAAGAAATTCAAACAGGTGATGAAACTTACCCAGATTATAAAATGTCAACTTTTAAAAGTGAGACAACTTCTTTACCAGTATTCAAAAACGGTGTATTCAAAAATGTACCAACTATCGAAATTGATGGTAAAGTAAGAGTTAAACCAGAAGCTCAATCTATTGTTAAAGATTTCTTAACAGATAGAGAGCATGATTTAGAGGAATACGCACCAAAAAGATTGACTGATGAGCAAAATGGTAAGATTAACGAAATCGTTAACTTCTTAACTGGAAAAGCTTCTTCTTCATTCTCAGCGACTAAAACTGAAACAAAACCATCTTCAGATGATTTTGAGTTCGAAGAAACGTTTACTCAAAAGACTACTACTACACAAGTAGAATCGGAAGACGATTTCTTTTCAGATTTGTAAGATTTGAAAAATCAATAAAAAAAGTGTCCTCAAAAAAGAGGACACTTTTTTTATATATAACTTATGACTAAAATTTGTATAAAATGTGGAATTGAAAAAGAATTGATCTTATTCGTAAAAACAAAAAATTCTTGTAAAGAATGTGAGAGTTTATATAAAAAGGAATATGCTCTTAGAAATAAAGAGAAATTAAAAGAGAAATCAAAAGAATACTATTCTAAAAATAAAGACTCTATAAAAGAAAGAGAGAAAGAAAGATATAATTTAGACAGGGAACGAAAGTTAACTTATCAAAAAGAATATTCTGAAGAAAATAGAGAAAAAATAAAGAAATATAAGTCAGAATATTCAAGGATAAATAGAGAAAAAATAAGATCGTATAAAACAAATTATCAGCGAGAGAGGAGAAAAAATGATCCCATTTTTAAGTTAAAATCTGTTATATCTAGGATAATAAGAAACTCCATTAAATGTAAAGGTTTATCTAAGAATAAAAAGTCGATAGATATTTTGGGTTGTGATATTGAGTTTTTTAAAAATTATTTAGAGGAAAGATTTGTTGGTGATATGTCTTGGGATAATTATGGAGTAATTTGGGATATAGATCATATAATTCCGTTATCCAGTGCGATCAACGAGGACGATGTTATAAAGTTGAATCATTATACAAATCTTCAACCATTGGATTCTTATACTAATAGGTTTATTAAAAGGGATAAAATAGATTTTGATTTAAACAAATAAGGTTTAGATATATATAATCAGAAGTTAAAAAATATATATATTTTTATGAAAGGTAAAAAATTTAGAGATATTAGAACTGGAGAGGTTGTTAAGGTAATTGATTCATTTGAAAATATCGCAATTCTAGAAAACAAACAAAAAATTGATGTTCGAAGATTAGGTGATACAAATTACTTTGTAGAAGAAATTGATCCTCGTTCATTTCTTAATAATAGATCAGCTTTTGAATCATTAACTGAAACAATTAAAAACATACCAACCGATAATATGGTTGATGATGGAACTGTAAATATGTCTAATTATAGTGGTCAAGTTAGACCAACTAGTGATGATAGTGCGGTTGTTTATTCATCAATTGAAGATGAAAGAGAGGAATTGGCTAGAAAGTATGGTGTGATTGATAATAGAGAAGCAACTGTTAGACAACAGGAAGCTTTATCTAGATTAATCGATGATGAAGAATTACCAACACCACCACAACAAACTTATATACCTCCAGTTGTTGATAATAATGTGCAAAGAGTAGAGGTTCAAAGAAATGAAGAAGGTGATGTTGTTCAAAGACCTCTTGCTAAACCAGAAGATCCAATTCACATAATGTTCAGAAATGCCAAAAAAGTAGTTGAGTTTAGTTTAGATTTAACTCTAAATAATAAAATTCCTAGATTAGACTTTATTGAAATGATGGAGGATTCATATGAAAAAAGTATTATAGATTTCTTAGCATCTGAAATAGCTAATGATTTATTAAAAAATCCAGAAAATTTAAAATTTCAAATTTCTGAAAAGATAAAAGAAATGGTTTATAACAAATCAGTTAAAAAAACAACAACTAGAAAAAAACCAATAGCTTCAACAAAAAGAAATTTAAAACAAGAAAAAGAAGAAATTAAAGTTTCTGAAGTAAAAAAAGTCACTCGAAAACCAAGAGCCAAAAAAGAGACTGAGCAACAATGATAGACGAAAGATTCTTATTAGCAGCTGTTAATATTAGAAAAACTTATATCAATATGTTAAGTGATTTAAATAAGTATCAAGAAAAAGCAAAAGAAACGTTACAAATGTTGAATGATGCTTATAAAAAACTTGATAATTTAGAAAAGGACATGAAAAAAGAGGAAAATAAAAACAACGAAAGTTATTCTTCTTTAAATGAGTTACTAAAAATAATTGATGAAATAGAAACTGAAGGGAAAAAGTTAGAAAACTTTACTAATCCAATCAATAAAGAAATTGAAAAATTAGCTTTAGAAGAACAAGAATTATATAAACAAATTTGTTTAAATCATCCAGATTTAACCGAAGAACAAATAGTTGAATGTGTTAAAGAAAGACTATTAAAAGAAAACCTCTGATTGTATAAATGAGAGGTTTTCTTTTTTAATATATATCTAAAACATTATAGACTTAAATGGCTAAGATTTCAAAATATTTAAAATTAGATAAAGATATATTATTAGAATATATTTATAATGATGGTAATCTTATAGCTGAGAAATATCAAATATTAATTGACTCAAGAGATAGAAGAAGATCATACGTTGGTGATCCAGATGGTGTTTCTGGTAATATACCATCAAATCAACTTTTTAGATTAGATGCAATATCAGGTAAGTTTTCAGTAGTTGATACGACTTACTATTCATATTTACAATATAAAGACTATTCAGTTGGTATACCAGTCAGACATGATACAGTTAAAATTCATATTCCAGTAAACTGGACTTTCGGTGAGCATTTAGGTTTTTATATTAAAGTTTATACATTTGATAGAACAAATACAATAAGTTTTGATTTATCAAATTTCTTTTTTGACATGACTAATACTAGTCAATCAAATTTACTAAATTATTCAGCACCACCACTTTATTTTCAAGAAAAACTATGGGGTAAAAATATATCAATTGATATACCAGCTGTTAGTGAAGTTGCAGCTCAACTAACTGGAGAATATCCAAAAGAAAATAGTATTAATTTTAATTTAACGGATGGTATTGGTTTAAGCTCAACATCTCCAATTTTCATAGATTTTTACTTTGTTGATGGTATTGAGACGATTAATGGTAGAACAAATTATATTTTAGGAACTAAAGTTACGACAACTTTACCACAAACACCAGAATTTGAAAGATTAGGATTAAAAATTCAACACTCATCCGATGGTGATTATTTTGAAATATTTGGAACATATAATAATAATATTGCTGAGTTTAAAAAGTTTATTGATGATTCTGTAAGAGAAGGACGTAGATACTATGTTCAGTATGATATTATTACTTATGAGCAAAATATAAGAGGTAAAAAGACAACAGTTACTATAAATGATGGTTTTAACGAAACAGTTGATTATAGACCAATTATTAAATTCTCAACAACAACCGCAATTATAGATGTTGAAATGAGACTTATAGATTCAGTTGATGATTCGTTTATATTAAGAAGAGCTTCTTATGGTATGTTACAAGATGAAATAACCAAATATAGCATACGTTTATCTAAAATAAATTTAGATAACGCATTAAAACCAAAAGTTTATAATATTAAAAATAATATAGATGCTGCTTTATTAGGGAATACTAACTCTTTAGGTAAATCAAATTCTGTATCTGGTAGAAATTTTGGAAAACAAATAGGTGTTGGATATAAAAATGGAATAGCTATAGGAAAAGCACTATTTTCTGGATCAAATGGAACATTTAAAGATCTATTAGCTTTACAAAATCAAGGAAACAATATTAATAATACAAATGGTTTAGGAACCGGTACTGGAAACGGAACAGGCACTGGTACAGGTGCTGGTACAGGTGCTGGTACAGGTGTTGGTACAGGTGCTGGTACAGGAACCGGAGCGGGTGGTTCTGGTAATCCAAATGGTGGTTATCCTAATGTAAACACAGGCGCTGGTGGTGCTGGTGGCGGAAACGGAGCGGGTCTTGGTGGAGGCGGTGGTGCTGGAAATGTACAAGTCCAAGAAGTAAAAGTACCTTTTCCAGTTTTTGTTGATAGATTTAATATTATAGCAAAATCAGAAAACTCAATAGTTAATAGCACAACTTTCTATGGTATTGGAAAATTACAAGTATTAATATATCCATTTGATAACATAATGAAGTTTGTTATTGCAAGTGGTGTTAGTACACAACCAGACTATTTAGATTTAACATCTTTTACAGAAGTTAAAATGGTTATAAAAAATGATACATCATCACATGATTTTAAATTGATGACTGAATCAAAAGAAGTAAACTTAAAGTTAGGACAAGTTGTATTTAAAATACCTGAATCTAAATTTTTAAATGTTAAAAAGATTTATGATGCTAAAGTAAATATTTTTTATATTGTTGGTACAACAGGTGCTAATAGTACAGTTATTTATACTGGATTATTTAAAATTTACGACAGTCTTGATAATATTCAAATTCTTAATAATGAAGCTCCTAAGGCACCAGATATCATTAAAGATCCTAAGATGCCAAAAGAAACTGCTATCGTTACTAGAAAGTTAATTTCAGGTCAAACAACACCTAATAAAAAACCATAAAAATTAATAATAAATAAATGAGGTTAAGTTCACAGTCCAGTCAGTTTATATTTAATTTACCGAGTAACTTTTTAAAGCCAGAGTTAGTTGAGACATATAAGCCTATTCTTGAAAAGAATTGGGTTCAATACGAAAATATAATAGATTATATTAACTCTACTATTAAATCTGTTAACTTTCCAGGTATTTCTATTGATTTACCAAAACAAGTTCTACCAAGAGGTAAAGAAAGACAATTCAAACCTGCTAAAAATGTTCAGGATATATCAACAACTCACGAGTTAACAATAACTTTTAGATCTGTTGACTCTGATTTAAATTATTGGCTTTTATTTGATATTGTAACAAAACACTATTTAGATTTAGATAATCAATTTCTTTATCCATTTACTATTACTTGTGTTGATATACACAGAGATGCTATCTATATAATTCGATTTTATGAAATAATATTAAAAGCTTTAAGTGATAATACATTTAATTACTCACAACAAAAAGTAACATCTAAAGAATTTACAATGACATTTCATTTTAACTTCTATGATATTGAGTTTCTTTATAATAAAGCAAAAATACTTGAAGACTTTGATACACCAGTTATTATTGATAATAATTTAATAGGTGATAACTACTTAGTTGCTCATTGGAGAAAAAAAAGGTGATTAATTTAATCACCTTTTTTGTATATTTTATTAATTTTATTTCTTCTACTCATTGTTACTTTTGGAAAAAGTCTAAATAGTTCATTCATAATTTCTTTATCAATAGACTTAGCTAATTCTTGAGAAAGTAACTTCGATAACTCATCACTGGGATTAAACTGTTTCATATAATTCTCCTGGATATGGATTTTGGTAATGATCAACATCTGATGTATGAGCATTATAGTATTTTGATTCTGGTAATTGACAAACCCACATTTCACACATCATTCTCCATTTCAGATAATCATTATTAGGCATCCAAGTGATTGGATTACATAAATTTTTAATATGTGAAGATTTACTCCACCAAAAATTACCAGAATAATGTTTAGGGGCTTTACCATATCCCCAATACATAGGATGAAATTTGATATCTTCTGGATTACCTCTTAAATTAACACCAGTACAATCATTCTCTTTTAACTCTTCTAATCTATCTTCCCATTTATTTATACTAAAATAAGATAAGTAATTAGTCCAATCCGTTATAAAAGGATGATTTCTACTTACTCCTTTTGTGTGTAAATAAAGAACATTGAAATCTTCGTCTTGTGAATGTTTCCAAATTAGATCTAAAGTTGGAAACTCATTATATGAAGTATCTTTATATTTATTCCAAATTTTATATTTAGGATCATCTAAATTCACCTTTAATAAGTTTATATCACCATTAATGACTAAATTGATTACATCACAATTTTCGTATAAACTACTATCTTTAATTCTATTTAATAGGTTTGTCAAAACTTCATTAACAGAACCCATCACAGCAACATTTATATAAACTCTATTCATTTTCTAATATTAAATTTTCAAGTATATAACTTTCAACAGAATTGTATCTATCAATATTAGTCATACCATGTACATCTTCATTACTAGACCAGTTTCTTGTATACCACATATGAATTCCTATATCTGGTGAATCTTTATCTAATCTAGGATTTGTCGATTTAAATCTCTCATCAAAGTGTGGATATAAATAATCAAATTTACAACCTAACTTTTTCATAGTCCATAAAAATGCGTAGTAAGGCTCTTGTTCATAATTAAAATTAGAACCACCTTGAATTTCGTGTTGATATTTAAAATCTTTTTTATAATCTTCTTCAAACTTAATTCCATAGTTATTAAGCCAACCATTAACAGGATGAAACCCAAATTGTATATTTGAGAAATTAACTTTTCTCAAAAATTCAATTTTACCCATAAGTAAAAAAGCATTAATAGCCACTGGATTAGCACCTCTAAATTGAGAATATCCATCTGATACACCAAGTATATCAACACTTTCAAGTTTCTGAACAGCTTTTAAAAACTCATCCTTTGATGTTAAAAAGAAATCTTCATCAATATGAACAAAGTATTTACAATCAGTTTTTTTAACTTCTTCAATCCAATAAAACCAAGAATTGGGCCATTCCTTTCTACCATCAACTACTATATGTTGACTTTCAGGAAAATTACTCTTTAAAATTTTTGATTGATAATTCAAAAATTTAGTATATAGTGTTGTTGTTACAAAACAAATATCTTTTTCGTTAATCATAATTTTAATTTATATTTTTCGTTAAATACATAGAACCAAATTCTCTCCATTATCCACGGCATTTTATTAACACCACCACCTTTATGTGGTGGAATCACTGTATCATTTATATCATCTCTATCAAACTCACTTAGTAGGTTAATATAAAATTGCTTAGGTCTCATTTTTATAAAATTTCTACTAACTAAAAATTGAGCTCCTACTATAAAATATAATTCATTTGGACTATTTTCAAAATATTTATCAAATATAATTTCTTTTATATTCAAACCAGGGTGTACAGGTCCGCCATCCAAGTTACATTTTAAAAGATGTGATAAACAAAGAAAGTCTGATCCGTTATAAGAGTCAATAGTCTCAATATTTTGACTTAAATTACCCTTTACTCCATCATATGGATTACCTTGTAGGAAACAAACATAATCAGATAAATTATCATAATTATTAACTATATGATATAGATAGGTATGAGCTTCTCTACCAAAATTTGGTAAATTTATATAACCATTATCATCACCACTTTTGTCATAAATAAAAAGTTTAGATCTCTTAAATAGTTTTGTCCAACTTATATCTTCTTTATATTTAGCTATTACAACTTCGACCATATCTCATCTTTTGATTTTTTTAAAGCTTCTGCTATTACTTGGTGCATGTCATAATATTTATAATTTGCTAATCTACCACCAAAGATATATTTATCTAAAGCTTTACTTCTTTCTTTATAGAGATTATATATAGAATTGTTTAAATAATCATTAACAGGGTAGTAAGCTTCATTTTCACCATTATACTTTTGTGGATACTCCTTGGTTATTATAGTGTATTTAGTATCATCTAATAAGTCAAAGTGTTTATGTTCTATTATACGGGTATATGATACATTCTCGCTAGTGTAATTAACACCAGCAACACCTTGATAATTTGAGATAGGTAATATTTCTTCATCAAATCTTAAACTTCTATATTCTAATTTACCAAATTCATAATCAAAAAACTCATCAATCTTTCCAGTGTAAACAATTTTATTTGATATAGATTCATAATATTCACGTTTAGATAAAAAATCTTCACCATAAATTACTTCTATATCACCAACTATATTTTCTATCATCTTAGTATATCCACCAATTGGTATACCTTGATATTTATCTCTATAATAGTTATTATCATATTTAAATCGAATTGGTATTCTTTTAATTATAGAAGTTGGTAATTCAGAAGGATCTTTACCCCATTGTTTTTTTGTATATTCTTTGATTAGTTTTTCATAAATATCTTTACCAACCATAGAAAGAGCAAACTCTTCTAAATTTCTTGGATTATCAATATTTATTCTCTGAGAATCTATTTTAGATTTAACCTCTTCAGGTGTAAAAATATTCCACATTTTACCAAATGTATTCATGTTGAATGGTAGATTATAAATCTCACCATTATAGTTTGCTAAAGGTTCATATCTAAAATGATTAAACTTAGCATACTTATTAACATATTCCCAAACTTTATCATCCGAAGTATGAAATATATGAGGTCCATATTTATGAACATTGATACCATGTATATTCTCAGTATAAAGGTTACCGGCAATATGTTTTCTCTTTTCAATAATTAAACAACTTTTACCAGAGTTTTTCATTTCTCTAGCAAAAACTGAGCCAAATAATCCCGATCCAACTATTAAATAATCATACTTCATATCTTTATCCAACTTTCTGGTATAATATCAGTTGTGTTAATATTAGCCATATCACCAAACCATTTCTCAGGAGCAACTACTTTTTTATTCATATTATTATTTAACCAAGCCCCCCACCAACTGAATGAACTATTAGCAATAATATTATTCTTACAAAAAGACATCAAATATAAATCTTGAATGTCAGTAAAACCTTCCATAAATATCATATTATCAAAATGTAAATTTTCTTTACACCATTTTATATCATCAGAAAAAACAAAGATGTAATCATATTCACCAATTGTCTCAACTGCTTTATTATAATACTCAATAGATTGTACTGGATGATAACCATTTGAGGTAACATAATCAGTTCTTCTTATATGAAGTGAAATATTATTTTTATCAATCAATGGAGTTTTTAATAGTTTACTCAACATCTCATCACTTGGTTTAAAATCTTCTCTAATCAAAGATTCTATTTCTTTAAAATATTTTTCACTTTGCCAATATCCATCTAGATAATAATTTACATTCACTGGCTTTGGCACCTCTTTAAAAATAAAATTATCTTCTATTTTATAGATAGGACCAACTAATGATACTCTTAAATCTGTATTTGTTGAAATGTTTGTAAATCTATTTAATAAAAACTCTCTTTGAGTTGTACCGGGTAATCTATAATTATAGAAATTAGTATCTAATCTCAACTCGGTATCATGTTTATGAGATAAATATCTACCATAAGCCCATTGAAACATTTGATTTCCTAAACCACCTTGTATTTTACTTATAATCATAATCTTTTTATTTTTTATCAATGTATGTGAATTTATCACTTTTAATTTTAGGAGGATCAAATTCACCACCAACATTATAATTAAACCATCTTTCAGGAGCAACAGTAATTATATTATCATCATTTAACCAACTAGCCCACCAAGAAAAAGAAGAATTTGGTATAACCGTATATTTAGATTGATAAAGTAAGCAAAAATCAATTTCCATCTCATTACTAATAACATCAAAATCTGGGAAAAATTTCTTAGCCTCCTCAACATCATCCGTTATTACTAAAAACTTTAAATCATTTTTTACTTCTCTAACTTTATCAATAGCATCTTGATAGTAAGTAATAGGTAAGTACCAATGATGAATATCTTTATAATCAGCTCCTCTGAAGTGTATATAACAATATTCATCAATTGGATATTTTTGAATCAAATCAATTGTTTTATCTATATTTTCTTTTCTAATAGGAATCCAAGATTTTACTAAATCTTTTTTATCTATAAAATAGTTTTCGGATTGAAAAAAACCATTTAAAAAAGTATTATCTGATACATTATCAAGAGATCCTTCTTCTTGTTTGTGTAGTAAATCACCATCGATTTCACCAAAGTCTATATCAAATAGTTTATCACCAATCCAATAATGTGGATTTGATGGATTTGACATCTCATAGTATCCAAACTTTCTACAATAATTTGCTAAATTATTACCTTCTTCTTTACTTTTTGGTACAAAAAATTTAATACCACTGTTATATGATGCTAATCTAGTAGCTAAATATTGAAATATTTGATTACCTAATCTACCATTAAAATAAACTGAAATCATCTTTTAATTATTTTTTTGTAATATTTCTATAATAGAGTTAAAACATCCATCATAGTCAAAATATTTTTTATAAATCTCTCTACCTCTCTCAACATATCTATTTATATCCTCAGGTGTTTTAGAAGATAATATTTCATCTAATTTTGAAATATCATTAACATGAATTTGTACTCCAATCTCATCAAAATTAAATTCAGTATTAAAAGGAACTAGTGGGTTATCATAAATATAGACTGGTATAGATTCGTTTTGAAGAGCTTCACATATTCTAAAGGATGTTTCACCATATCCTCTTGGACAAAGAGAAAAAATACTTCTCGACATAACATCTCTAAATTGTTCATAACCAATTGGTTGTGAAATAAAGTACTTAGAATCACCTCCTAATGAATTTCTCATTGCGACTCTAACTGGGTGTGTATCACTACCAATAAAAGAAGCAAATATATCTTTATCAGGATTTATAAAAATATTTGGTGGTGGTAAACAATTCAACGGAATTGGATAACATTTATCGGAATATTTACCATGACCACCCATAGCAAATATTTTAATATCTAAATCACCAAAGTTATTTAAAATATTATCATCGTATTGAACAATTGTATAATATTTTTTATCTTTATCTAGATTATCAATAAAATTTTGAATATCGGATAAATCTCCATTACCATAGTTTCTATTAACATACAAACTTGTCCAAAAAATTGGAAGGTATATTCTCTCAGTTTCTATCTGGTTTTGTAAATATTTACTATAAAAAAACTCTTCAAATATTTGTGAGTTAAAAGGTGGATAGTGAACATTTATAACAACTCTTAATGAGTCAGGTGTTTGTATCATCATTGTGTAAAAATATTTTTTAGTATATTAATTTGATTACCACTTTTAGAAGAATTATTCATATAGTAACTACCTTGGTGTACTCTATGTGTATATTCTAAATCAGGACAAACTTCTATATAATTGGTTTCATTTGAACTTAAAAATAAATAATTAAAAAATCCAACATCACAAATATCAACATCTCTATTAAATGTGTTTATATCAAATGATTTTATATATGATTCTTTATTAACAAAAAAATTACCAGTATTTAATAAGACATCTAATAAGTCACCACCATCTAAAAAGTGTTTTTTACAAAATGCCTTATCAATCCTAACCCCATTAAATTTAGTATATTTTATAAAAATACCTTTTTCATTCCACATGTTATGTTCATGATGAATTAATCTTTCTGGTGATATTAGTTTATTCTTAGACCAATCAGTTTGATATATTTTATCAATGTATGTTACATCAATAATATTATCAGAGTCTAATAAAATTATATATTCATTCTCCGCTTTTTTAACACACTCAAGTTTATTAAAAAATGTTCCTAAATTTATATCTTGTTTATATAGTTTGATTTTGTTATTAGATAATCCATCTAATGCTAATTTTATATTAGCATAATTTGATGAGTTATCATCCATTATAACAATTTCTGATATTCTATCATCATTTAAAACTTTGATAAAAGAATCAATTAATATTTCAATTCTTTCATAATTTGGTATACATAAAGATATATTCATTTTAGCTCATAATTTTTTGATATAACTGTCTAGTCCACTCACCTTCATTAATCTTATTCATATGTTTTAAATAGGAAGAGTTACTATGTATTCTATGTTTATATCCCATATCTTTTATTAAAAACAGTTTATTATCGGATGTTAGCCAATCAGATAACAATGTAATTGAATCTAAAGAAGATATTAACCTAGTGTCATAGTTTGGACTGTTTTTTTCGGAACATTTTATATAATTTTCTTTGTTGACAAAATAGTTACAAGTATTCATCATAGTTTGAAATAAACTATTAAAGTGATCTAAATTTCTGAAGTTCTCTTTAGTTATTAATCCTGAATAAATTCTATAATCAAAATAACTATCGTGATGACCATTCTCGTTTATTTTCTCGATGAAAGCTGGTGCGTATATCGTATCACTATTCCAATCATCTATTTCATATAGGTGATTGATATAATTTTCACCAATAACATTATCAGAATCAAATAAAATAACCCAATCATTACTACAATTTTTTATAGCTCTTATCTTGTTAAGATAAACACCTAAGTTCTCACTATTTTCAATAAGTTTAACTTTATCTGAGTTTAATTCAGATATAATAACTTTTAACTCATCTAAATCAGATGAGTTATCATCACAAATTATTATTTCAGAAACTCTATCATCCGTAATTGGATAAGATAGAGTTTCTTTCATAAATTTGCTATTATTGTAATAAGGTATAGCAATTGAAATTTTTCTCATTATAATTTATTTTTTTTAACAAAAAGACCATCTCCCCAAGTACCACCTACCCAGTTTTGTTCTACAAATACAAAACCAAATTGACCCAAGAATTGACACAACTCATCTATTTTAGCACAGTTTTTATAAACCTCATCTCTGTTAATTTCAGCAATGATGTAATCTACATTTTTTAATGTTTCGGTAGCTCCTTTAAAAACTTCTAACTCATATCCTTGAACATCAATATTAATAAAGTTGTATTCTTTATTTGAGTTATCAATAACATCATCTAATCTTTTCATCTGTACCATTTCCCTATCGTGAAAAACAATACCAGGATATTGTACTAAGTGTAAAGCTGGTTCTAATATAGAAGAAGATTGACCATTATTTGCTGTTTCAACAAACATTTCAATTTCTTTTTCTTCTGCTCCTAAAGCAATGTTATATAAAGTTGCATCTGAACCAACTTTTGATTCCAATACTTGGAAGTTATTTTTCAAAGGTTCAAAATAAACAATCTTATTTATATTATTCATTTTATATAATGAATGTTCTTCACCATAGTGAGCTCCAATATGTAGAACACCATTAATCTCCATGTTGTATTTTCTTAAAATACCGTTAAAATCTAAAAGCATATTATTTTTTATTTTTTATATTTGTTTTTATAACAAAGTTTTTATTTCATTTCTTGAAAACTATTTTTAGCAAAAAGTTCATCAGCAACGTCTTTCTGTAATTTAGAGTCAACAAAATGATCATTTTGTTGGTGTATTCTGTAATAATAGATAGGATTAGGATTGAATTTTATTCTATCAAACCCAGCAATTTCCATAAGTGGTGTCATTGTAGCAACATCACAACTCATAGTATAAAAATCGCCATTTTTATCTTTGAAACAATTTAATTCAGGATCTTGATTCATTAACTCCTTATATAACTTATATTTATAAGTTCTCATGTGAGAAGCCCAATATCCGCCATTTCTAAGTTGTTTAAACTCTTCTCTTGTATATGGTTTACAATGACCAATTTGACCATTTGGCCAAACATACTGACCATAGGTAAGTAAAGTATTGTCTTGATATAAAGAATTTAAAATATCTAAAGCATCTGGTGTCACTAAAAAATCATCACCATCTAAAATACAAATGATATCCTCATCATCTAAATTAGATTCAACTATACCATAGTGTATGTTAGGTAAGGCAGTAATTCTTTCTTTATTTTTTCTTAAAGTAAATCTTTCATCTTTTGGTAAATTGAAAGAAGTACCATCATTTGAAGCATCATCACAAAAAATAGCTATCCAATTTTGGTATTTCTGACCAATAATTGACTTAGCACAATCTTGAATATAGTTAATGACGTTTCTATATGGGATTATAAAAACAAATCTATTCATTATTTAATTATTTTTTATTTATATAAAATAAAAAAGAGAGAGTTTAATCTCTCTCTCTTTTTAAAGATTATTCATCTTTCTTTTTTCTTGTTCGTTTTGGTTTCTCAACCTTAACATCATCATTCTTTACTTCTGGTAGTAAATGTTCTTGTAACTCTTTAATTTCACTTGGTGTGTGGATAGGTTTAATAAAAGATTGTTCATCCTCTTTATTATAATCACATAAGAATTTTGTTCCTTCTTCTGGATTATTTTCAATAATATAATCAGTAATTATATCATCAACCCATCTTTGAATAGCTCTCTTTAAAGGTCTAGCACCAAATTTAGGATCATAACCAACTTCAACAAGATGATCTTTTAATTCATCTGTGATTTCAATTGGGAAACCAATGTCAGATGCTCTCTTAATTGTTTTATTTAATTCTAAATCAACAATTTTCAAGATTTCATTTTTACCTAAATCTCTAAAGTAGATAATGTCATCTAATCTATTGATAAACTCAGGAGCAAATTTATTTTTCAACTCTTTATCTAAAATCGCCTTAATGTGTTCTTCATTTTGACTTTCTCTTGTTTTAGTAGAGAAACCAACTCCAGTACCAAAATCTTTAACTTGTCTTGTACCTACGTTAGAAGTCATTAAAATAATACAATTTTTAAAACTTACTTTTCTACCGTGTGAATCAGTCATGTGACCATCATCTAACATTTGTAAGAATAAGTTAAATACCTCAGGATTTGCTTTTTCAATCTCATCAAAAAGAATAACAGAATAAGGTTTTCTTCTAATTCTATCAAGAACGTTACTATCTTCATAACCAACATATCCTGGAGCTGAACCTTGAATTTTAGAAATTGAAATTTTATCCATATATTCAGACATATCCAATCTAATTAAAGAGTCCTCAGAGTCAAATAGATATTTAGCGATTTGTTTAGCCAACTCAGTTTTACCAACACCAGAGTTACCAATCAACATACCACTGAATACAGGTCTGTTAGCATCTTTCATACCAACTCTACCTCTTTGAATAGCTCTAACTACTTTCTTAACAGCTTCATCTTGACCAACTACTTTACCAGCAATTTCTTGACCCATTTTAGCAAGTCTATTGTTTTCCTTTTCACTTACTTTTTGTAAAGGAATACCTGTAATCATTGATACAACCTCTGCTACATTATCCTCAGTTACAATTTGACGATTTTTAGATGATTCTTCTTCCCAGTTTTTTCTAGCCTTTTCCAAAGCATCGTTCAACTTTCTCTCAGTATCTCTTAATTTAGCAGCCTCTTCGTATTTTTGAGATCTGATAACATCATGTTTTTGATCCTTAATCTCCAATATTTTGTTTTCAATATCTGTAATTTCTTTTGGAACAACAATATTTGAAATATGAACTCTTGATCCAGCTTCATCCATAGCATCAATAGCCTTATCTGGTAAAAATCTATCAGTCATATAACGAGAAGTTAAATCAACACAAGCCTTAATTGCTTCCGGTGTGTAAGTAACATTGTGATGTGACTCATATTTATCTTTAATATTACCAATGATAATCATTGTCTCTTCTGGAGTAGCAGGTTCAACTTGAACTTTTTGAAAACGTCTTTCTAACGCTCCATCTTTTTCAATGTGTTTTCTATACTCGTCTAAAGTAGTAGCACCAATGATTTGAATTTCACCTCTTGCTAAAGCTGGTTTAAACATATTGGAAGCATCCATTGATCCAGAAGCTCCACCAGCACCAATCATAGTATGAATTTCATCAATGAAAAGGATGACATCAGGATTTTTTTCCATTTCAGCCATTAAAGCCTTAATTCTTTCCTCAAATTGTCCACGGTATTTAGTACCAGCGACCATAGATGCTAAGTCAAGCATAACAACTCTTTTATTAAAAAGAAGTCTAGATACTTTTCTTTGAACAATTCTAAGTGCTAATCCTTCAGCAATTGAAGATTTACCAACACCTGGTTCACCAATTAAAATTGGATTGTTTTTCTTTCTACGAGAAAGAATTTGTGAAACTCTTTCAATTTCTTTTTCACGACCTACGATAGGGTCTAATCTACCCTCTTCAGCCATTTTAGTCAAATCACGACTATATGTATCTAAAACTGGAGTTTTAGATTTAGTATCAGATTTCTTAGAAGATGAAGAGAATGTCTTATCATCATCATCATCATCTTCAATAGCCATTCTCACATCAGGTAAGTTTTTGTAATACTGATTGTCTTTATTAGTTTTTCCCATATTATTAAAAAATTTTGGTTACAAAGTAATTTATTATATTTTATTTTTCATCAGAAGTTTTTTCTTCTGGTAGTATTTGTTCTAATCTTTCGTTTCTTTCATAAGCTTTATCCTTGATACCCCACTCTTTACTCTTTATTGTAAAAGATAAAATATTATCAAAAATATCCATCGTTTTTATACTAGCTGAAAACCCCTTTGATTTATTATCTTCCCAATCAAAAACTTTTTTACTCGAATAGTAATTAAGTATTATATCAAAATAAGTTGGATTAGATTTAGTATCTATTGAAAAAAAACTAGAAGTCCAACTATTATCAATAGTGAATTGATGTTCAGATTTAATAATCTCGAAAATATTATCTTCTATTTTTAACCAAGTTGTCATGCTAATCTAAATTTTGATAAGTAGTCTCTAAGAAATACATTCTTTTCACCACCAATGTACTCAACCCATTTTTGATAGATTTTTTGTTCTTTTGGTATCTCGGAATACTTTATTTGTTTTTCTAATCTTGAAACATTGAATCCAAAACCATGATTATCCATAATCATATCACCATAGTTTTCAACAATCCAATCTCCAAGACCTAAGTATTTCTTATTAAAAACTCTTTCATCCACAATAAAACAAATACCAGATAACATATCATTTAAATCTGGTTCGTAGAAAGTAGCAATCTTAACATCATTTTCTTCTAAAGTGGTTTTAATTGTTTCCATTGATCCAACATAAGTTTCATCTTCTCTCCAACCTTTATTGAAAGCTTCTTCTCTATATCTATCAACAGAGTGGTTTGAGGTACCACCATTAAGAATAATAAATGTTTTATTATACTTAGCCCAATTTAAGTAATCATTATCTAAATGATTTACTAATCCATATTCAACTACGGTGTGTCCAAATTGTATTCCTTTTTGTATTTCACTAATGTTATATGGCACGAATCCATACATCCTTAATTCTAATTTTTCCATAGAGTTTATATTAGAAAAATTATTTTAGTTTAATAGAAAGACTACGATTACTAAATTGTTTTAATCCGGTGACTTCCAATAAACTCTTTTTATTTATAAATTCGGGAATATTTAATTCATAATCTTCTGATGGTATTTCAATCTCAGCAATAATTAAGTGATAATTATCTTTAAATAAATCAACTTCCCATTTTAAGTCACCATCTGGATAAACCCATCTTTCTTTTCTTATATGACGAGCGTTTAATTTATTTGTATAACACTTAGTTTTAAACTTATCAAACTCTTTTTTAGATATTTCTTTTTCTACTTCTTCGTTTGACATATCATTAATTCTATATTTTATGGTATGAATCCATTTCTTACCATTTACATTAGAATCGTATTGTCTAACTCTTTCCCAAATACCTTCTTTATTTTTAAAATAAAATTGGTCTATTTTTATAATCTCACTTGGAAGAATATCAGGCATTGCCTTTAAAAGGAATTTTCTTTCAATTTCTATCATTTCTTATATATCTTTCTACTTTTTCAAAATATCTAGTGACTATTAAAAGTCCTATTGTTAAAATTATAGGTATAAGAACTAAACCCATTCCAGCTAATATTCCAATTCCAGATATTACCCAGATAAAAGCCGCGGTTGTTATACCAATCATTTTATCATTATCTCTCATAATAACACCACCACCTAAAAATCCCATACCAGTAACTATTGTTGATAGGATACGAGTTGGGTCAACATTGTACAAAGTTCCTGCATAAAAGGAACCAATAGTAAAAATTGCTGATCCAACACAAATTAGAAGGTTTGTTCTAAGACCAGCAAATTTATTTTTCTTTTCTCTTTCCCAACCAACTAGTGATCCACATATTGTTGCTACTAGTATTTTTATTGTTATAGGAAGTAGTAGTGATAGTTCATTATAAATATTCATTACTTATTTATAAAAATAATGTTTTTTCATTTACAAAAAAAAGAGGTCTTAAAAATAAATCTTTAAGCCTCTTTTTAATCACTATTCAAAAACTAATTATTATAGTTTAAAAAATAAATTAAGTTTATTTTAAACTTTTATATTTTAGTTTATATATGTCATGTAACTTTTAAAATTGAATATTATGGAAAATAATTGCGACAACAGATTGGAAATTTCGGGAGATCCTGAAAATTTAAAAAGACTATCAAGAGGAAGAAGATTAATATAAAAAACCACTGAATTTCAGTGGTTTTTTTTATTTATATATACAATATGTATAGTTACATTGAATTTTTAGCATATGTTGGGTCAGTTATAATTTTTATATCTTTTGTTGTAAAAAATGTAAAGTGGCTTAGAATATTAAATAATATAGGATGTGTCATCTTTTTATTTTACGCCTTTTATCATGGAAGAACACCACTAATTCTTTTGAATAGTGGTGTTATATTAGTAAATACTTGGCATTTAATTAAGAAGTCTTAGTTTCTCATTATAGAGAATTTATCTTCTGGTTTAACTATATTAAGTTTTTCACAAGCCATCATAAAAGAGTCCATTATAGAATAAACATCTTCCATTTCTGTTACTTCATAATCTCTAATCTCCCAATTATCTTGATCGTCATCTTCAACATCTTTCAATATTAAAGTAATAACATAAGTATCTTCTATAAAAGCTAATCCAGCTTGAGCATAAAAAGTCATACCTTGTACTGGTTTATATGAAGTTGCATAAAAAGCTACAAATCTATCTCCATCATGATCGACTAACTGTGACTGAAACTTAGTTAGTATTGGATATTGAATTAAAACATTCTCAACTAATTTATCTGTATTCTCATCACCAGAACTTAAAGGTATTTTTGTAAAATTTTTAGAAATCTCTTTATCCATTTCTCCCTTTAAATAAGGTATTTCAAATCTTGATTTTAAATCTTCATCATCAAAAAACTCAAAAAACTTTTTCATTATATTTCTTTATTTTTTTCATCTAAATAATCTAAAAGATTATTGATTAAATTATCGGCTCTATCATAAAGTTCTTTATTCTTTAACTTATTAGCTACATAATAATTAATATTTTTATTTGTATAAAACGTTTCTATTAAATTATCAGGAACCCAAACTCCAGAATATTTAAGTTGCATTACGAATGGCATTACGACATTTTTGGCATTATTTGAAAAACCATCATCAAATACATCGGAATATGATTCTGGTAATTCTTTACCCTCATAATCATCAGCACCGTCATCACCATGTGCGTAAAATCCACCAACTTTACCTTCTAAATGATTTCTTAGAAGATTGTCATATTTACCAGACTTAGCGAACTTACCAGTAACTTCTGATCTTTTAATATTATCAGAACCCATTAGTTTCTTGGCATCATCAATTGTAAGAGTTTGATTAACACTGACCAATCTATCAAAAAGAGTTTTAACTTGTGATGATAAGGAGTGCCAGTGTATTGGAGAAAATACTAAAAAAGCATCAGCCTCTTGTAGTAATTCATAAACATTTAACTCTGAAAGTAAATCAGGTTCTTTCATCCCTTTGAAATAACAACTACAAGGAAAGTGACAATTGTGAACTTCTATACCTTCACATATAAATTTATGTGATTTTGAAACAGATATATCATAAACATTTGATCTACCAATTTCTTCTATTTTTTCGACTTTACCATAATAGTCATAATTTTTAGATTTTCTATAAGAAATTTTTTTAAATTTATAATCCTTATTAAATATTCCTATTTTTTCCATAAAAATATTAGCATTAAGGCCACTTATAACTAACATAGATGCTCTTTTTATAAATTTATTAAACCTAAAAGTTTCTATATGATCCAAATAGGTTATAGATGATTTTATACCAAATTTAGAAAGTAGCAATTGACAATCTCTTAAAGAATCTTTACTAACACTTGTTAGATTTATTTCATAATAATCGTTTCCTCTATTATTTCTTTTAATAATTGATCCATCACTAGCAAACCAACCATTTAAAAAATTAGAAACTTGACTTTTTGATGAATTCATTATGGATTCTGGAATTCTTCGATCATATATATTCTTGTTTTTTTCTTCAAATATAAGATTGTTGATAAATAAATTGGTTTCATTGTCATTAAATTTTATCCATTTAACTTCGGTATTTTTTGATATAACTCCCTTCTCAGAAATTGAGATATTAAAATTATTAGATAGTTTTTCAATTAGAATTTCATCTCTTACATCATAACATAATTTAAGTCTTTTATGATGAACCGCTCCATCTCCCCATAATAAGCCACATAAAAGATATTTATCTAAATTTGATTCATCTTCTTTAAATTCACCAGTAAATTTAAATGGTATTCTATCACCGGTTTTTAGATTCTTAACATCGATCCATTCTTCAGTATATCCTTTTAGTTTTTTTTTATTATTATTTTTGTAAATAGGATTTATTACTTTTATAGGATGATTATCAGTTAATTTTATTTTTCTTCCGTCGCTTGTTGTAACCTCATATATAATAGAATTATCACCGGTTTTCATAAAATTATAAACGGTTCCGGTTGATAATTCATCTCCTATTAAGATATCTTCAATTTTTTTATATCCATATTTAGTCTCAACTCTCTCACCTTCTGCGATACAATGAAATCCGCCAGCAGTTGAAACACAACCCTTACAAGGTTGTATATTTGGTTTTTTAGATTTATTTACAGATAAATCAATAACTTTTATTTCTAAAAATGGAGACCATTTTTCTATAACATACTCAATTACTTTGTGAGTTTTTGATTCCATATTAGGACAAGTATCAGGATCTCTAGGTGATCCTTGAAAAATCAATACTTTCCATTTTTTATCTCCGAGTTTTCTTATCTTCATATTTTATATATTAAAATTAAGAATTCTATTTTTAATATATAATCTATGGACTATATAAGAGACTATAAATCATTTGTAAAATCTGTTAGAAAACAGGTTCCAATTATTGAAAAGCAGATATTTAATGACTTCTCAAATTCGATATGGGAAATGAGTTTAAGATCATCTATATTCACTAACGAAGAAAAATTATTCATTAAAGAGAATTTAATAAGTCATAAAATTGATTTATTGAAAGAAGAATTTGGAATTAAAGATTTCTTTAAAACAGTTTATGATAATGGTAAAAAGGTTGGTGGTAAAATGTTTTCTACTATAAAAGAAAAACTTTTAAAGATTAAAGAAGGTATGAAGTCTTTAATATCAGGTGTTGTAAAGTTTTTTGAAGCAATTATAAAAGTTCTTTTAAATATTAGTCAAAACAATGTTAAGAACATAACAACTCAATTCAAACAACCAATTGACAAGAAAATAGTTGAGTTGATAACTCAGAAGAAAATAGACAAAGAAGAATTAAAAAGTGATTTATCAAACATTAAACAAACAACTGACTTTTTAAAAACAAAGTTTGTTTCATCATTCAATAAAAAAATTGAAACGGTAGATGATAAAGTTATCTCAGATGCTGAAGCTGAAGTTTCAAATATAGAAGATGAATTAAAATTAGAATCATTTGATATTCTTAAAAGTTTTTACTCAATAAATGAGGATTTTAAAGTAGGTGATAAAGTTTCTTATACAAGGGATAATGGTGAAACTGCTGAGAAAGAAATTTTTAAAATTGATGGTGATACTATAACTTTCAAAGATAAAGACGGAAATGAGTTTACTAAAAATGTTGGTGATGTTAAGGCTGTTAAAAGTGTTTCTGATAAAGTTTTAGATGCTAAAGATTGGTTTATGAAATGGTTTTTAGATATGAAACAAACCTCACCACCAGAGGAAGGAAAAACTAAATGGTGGATGAAATTAGTATTGAAAGTTATTCTTTTGTTATTAGCGCCTATGAAAGCTTTAATCTCAACTTCTATAAATTTAATATCTAAAAATGCAGCAAAAGGTCTTTCAAATTTTGTAAAAGCATTAGGTGGTCCGGGTGTGTTTGAATTCGCAGCATTAAACGCTGTTATATTAGGTATTCCTAATTTAATTGATTCACCAAGTAAAGTTATATTTACTCAGTTTGGAGTTTCTCAATTAGAGGAACCTTGGAATTTGGTATTTAAGTTATTCTCTAAGTTAATAGTAGATATTTCTGGAATGGATTCTGTTATTAAGATATTTGGTTTGATTTGTTTACTATTAGTTTTAGAAGGATTGATTTCATCTTACTTCAAAAAAGAAGGTGTTGAAATTAATTTAGAGAAGAAACCACAGAGTTAGTCTATGGATTTCAATAAATCTTCTAGTCTTTTATCTCTCAAGTAAGGTATAAAATCTTTTTTTGTGAATTTATGATGTCCTTTTATTTCCATTTTTATATTAGGATCTTTTCGACTTGTTAAGTTAAAATAGTAAACAGTCTCAACAACATCATTTAAAATAGCAATTTTATTTATTTTAAGATCCTTGACATCTAAATATGGATTTTCAGATGATGATTTTTTATAACATAATTCGTGTATATACTGTTCAATAATTTCCTTGTTCATTATTTAACTCCATAAATTTTCTCTCTAACAATAGAGTTTAAAATCTCTTCGATTTCTTTAGTAAGTTCAACTTCTTCACCATCAATTTCTAAAGATAAGATATCAAAACTATCATCTTCAATAACAGCTGAATAAGAAGCTGGTGTCCAGTAGTCTCCAGGACAACCTGTAATATAACCGGAAATATTTTGTTCGAATTTAATATCAACACAGATATCATCTTCATTATCTAAGTAGATATAACCCTCTTCAGAAACATACGTTGTATCTTCATCAATATAATCAGAAAAATCTTTAGATGGAATAAATTGTCCTTCTACGTATTTTAATTTTGAAATGTCGATGTTGTTGATAGTTGTCATATGTCTTATTATTTATATAACAAATATAAGGCATAAGTTTAACTCCACCAAATAATGATGGAGTTATTTTTAGTATTTTTTTACTACCCGGCTATTTTCTTAATCTCACCAAAGACTGATTTCCTCGGAACTCTTTGTTTTTCTTGAGGTACTGGATTATTTTGAATTACACCTACTGGTCCTGATGTACCCATATTACCAGATTTTCCTGAAATTCCGGTACCCCAATCAACTTTCGACCCAACCGCAGTAACAATTGGTTTGGTATGTAATTCAACCAACTTATTCCAAATATCATTGAAACTATCCTGGTTTATACCAGCCTGCCTCAAATATTCAAATACCGGGACTTTTCCAATTTGTTCTAATGATTTACCAGATGCTGTAACAGCATCTGATAATTCTTGTATTGCTTTTTTAACAGTTATCATAATTATTTTAATACAGTTATTTTATCAAATCCTTCTTCTTTGGTTGGTGATTGATAAGAGTTAAGCATAGTTCTTAAAACTGCTAATGGTATTGATTTGTTTTCGTTAACAGTTCTTATTTTATTTCTTCTATCATATTCTTCGTTTGATAAAACGGGGAATACAACTGCTTCTTTGTAGAAGTCAGTGAAATATTTAAGAGTTGATCTTCTTCTTTTAGAAGTCATGTTAGTCATATCTATGATAACATCTTCGTTTGATTTAGAAGCATCTAATAAGCGTTCGTCTAATATTCGATTAACTTCTTTTTGATTAACTTCATTAAAAGCTTTATTATAATCGTTAGATCCATGTACTTCTAAAACTATATCATCTCTAGATATAACTTTAGTGTTTGGGTAGTTTTCTCTTACCCAAGTTGATTTACCTGACATTGGTACTCCAATCAATATAAATATTTTAGCTTTCATAATACAAATATAATAATTATTTTTTAGCAATCAAAAGTTTAACTCTGTTATTTCCGGTTGATAAACAACGATGGTATCCATCAATCAATCTATAATTATCTCCTTTTTTAATGGCAACACCTCTTATTAACTTAGTTAATACCGTGTTATAATTTTTATCATCATAGAAATATCCTCTGTATTTTACAGATCCTTTCTCAATCTCTTTTTTACATTTTTTTACATGATGTTCACTACCAAAAATAATTTTATCCAAATCAACAATTTCTAATGACCATTCACTTTCTTTTAATTCAGGTAGAATTTTATTATATTCTAATTTTAAGAGATACTCAACTCGTTCACCTAAAGGTTCAATTGAAAGAGCTTTAATTATCTCTGAGTTTAATTCATCACAGATATTTTGTTTAAGTAAAATATCTTCGATTTCTTGACCATAATATCCACCACAAATATCAACATCCCAAGAATTCGGATCATATACTTTCCATTTTCTAAGAATACGATCTATCATATAAAGATCCATATCTTTTCCATAACCATTTAGCAAAAGATCTAACTTAACATTTCTCTTTATTGATAAATCATTATCACCATCATTGATAGTATCATAAATAATATTTGATATACGAGTAATATCAACATCTGTGATATAAACATCTGTTATCATACCACAACGACATATACCTTCATCATGGCATCCATTATTCTCACAATCATATGTGACATTGTGATCTTCACTAACACCATTATAATAGAAGTTAATATCTCTTAAATTAAATATCATCTTTTTTTCTCACTTTATAGAATTTACCACCAATGTTTTTTACAACATAGACTTTATTACTTTTAATTTTTTGCCAAATCTCTTTTATCTCACCACCTTTTAAATCATGCCAACCACTATTTACAACTTCATCTAAAGCATATGGGTACCAAGCATTAATTCTATTAATTTTTTTCTTAGTGGTTAATACTGGTTCATCAAGATATAAAAATTTAACACTAGGATCTAATCCTAATTTAGTTTCATAATCTTTATAAAGTCTTTTAATGTTTGCTACTAAGTGAGCCTTTAAAAAATTCATAGTAAATGTTTTTTAGCGTTATTTAAATAACTTTCAATATTTACTTTACCAACAGTATTAGCCGAATGTACAACAAAATCTGGTAATGATTTTTTGTTATCAAAACACCAATCAACTAACCATTTTGCTGCCTCATATCCAGTTTTTTCTTTATAATCATTATAGTTAACGTCACTAACATAGTGTTCGTCAGCTAAATCATGATCGAAAGAAATAAAGTCTGGTAATCCAAACTTTTGGATATAATTACAGAACTCCCAAAAGTTTCTAACGATAGTCCAGTCGTTAGCCCAATAAAATTGGTTTAAATTATCTGGAACAAATCCGATAGAGTCTTTTGGTATTCTTAAATCGTCTAAGTATAATTTTTTCATTAGTCTAAATAAATATCATAGTATTCAGTTGCACAGAAATCTAATAAAACAGCTTGTGACATATAATGTTCATATAAGTCTAAATTATCAGTTTCTAATTGTGTGATTAAGAAGTTAGCGTAAATTTGAAGAACAGGTCTTAATGCTTTAATAAAAAGTGATTTCATAATATTTTTTTTTAGAGTTATTTACAAATATACATTAAACTTTATAATTATCCAAAAACTTTATTTCTAATTTAGTTAGATTTTCAATACCAATTTGATTTATTCTATCTAAAATAGTATCTATGTCTAAATTTTGATTTATCCATTCTTCTAACTTCATTTTAAAGGTATTGAATCGATGTCTATTTAAAGGATTTATATAATCTTTTAAATGTTCTTGAATGTCTAGTCCATTTAAAAGATCCTTAGTTATATTTTTTAATTTAAAACGAATAAAATTTTCATCAAGTATTTTAGCATATCTATCTAAATCTTCTTTAGTTATTATCAAAAATAAATTAAATTGTTCTAATTTATCATTAAATTCAAAATAACCATCTGGTAAAATATTTGCAATTGTTTCTTTTTCGTGCTCAGATAATTTTGAGTACTCATTGTTCAATTCATATGAATTTTGTGTAAATATCATTTTAAATACTTGATACATAAGCTATATATAAAAACATGTAACATCATGATATAAATTAATCTAATAATTTATTAATTTTATCATCTCTTTCTTGTCTTTTTTCGTATAATTCTATTTCTTTTATGTTAAGTCTATACCACATTTTAAAATCTGATATGTAATAAACAAATTCATCCTCACCAGAGGAATCGTCTTTGTAACAAGTTGATCCAAACATGAATTCTTGAAAGCTTTTGTAAAACTCTCTAGGAATTTCTGATTCTCTTACATCGTATTTGTTATTGTATATTTCAGTTAGTGTTCTCATTGTCTAAAATTTCGTTTAGTTTTCTATCTCTATCTTCTTGTGTTGTTACATTTAATCCACTTTCCCATTTAGATTTATAATCTAAAATGAATTTTTTACCAACTTCAATTTCATTTACTTTTAACCCATATCTTTTAATATCATCAAAAGTTGGTTTTGTATTTCCATAGGTACATATTTCAGCCGTTAATGATATTTCATTGTTTTTAGAAATATAAGATATAACAAAATATTCCCAAGTTACTTTTTTGGTATCAAAAATACCATAAACTCCTAATTTATTATGATCTTTTATATCAGAATCATAAAGAACTCTACCTTTTATCATTTTAATAAATCGTTTAGTTTGTTGTCTCTAATAATTGATTTTAAAAAATCATCTGGATCACCTTTGTACTCTACTCTATATTGAATAGTTGAATTTATGTTTATTGTAATTATAGGGTTAATATCTTTAAACTTCAAAGTATCGATTGAATCGTAACTTTCTATAATAACACTATCAACAAATTCAACGTATCTAGGAAATTCATCTTGTTGACTTTTTATATTTTCTCTTGAAATTGAAACTATATTATCTTTGTTTGTTTTTAGATAAATCATCTTCCAAAATTTTCTTTTTTTTATCGTAAAAAATAGTTAATTCATCAATCCATCTTTTTACGATAGCAGCTCTTTCGTAATCCTCCTTCTCTAATAATTCTTGAAGCCTTCTTTCAAGAAAAATTATATCCCCATTCTTAGCCATATAAAAACTTTTGTTTATATATATTATAGTATTAAAAAGTGAAAAAGACTGATTTTTAGATCAGTCTTTTTCATTAGTTATTATTAGAAAGAGTCACAGTAACCACCCCAAGCTCCCCAATCATATTCATCATCAGTTTTACTTGGTAAGTTTCCACCAGGAGTAACTGTTGCTTCACCTAAATCATCACCATTTGAGTAGTCTAATTCAGGTAAGTACTCTAACAAGTCGTTACGTGTACAATCTGTTTTGTGGTTCAATTTGTAGTAAACTGTTAATTTGAAACCATCCCATTCAGTATCAATATACTCAATATCCAATGATACAAGTAAATCTTCAATTAAGTTTTGCTCATAAGAGATACGCTCTTTACATAAATCAACTGACACAACTTTCTTAGATAAAGATTCAATCTCTACTTTAGACAAGTAGTTGTATTTTCTATCGTGGAACCAAACATTTTCTGTTTTAACTTTACTCACACTTGTAGAATTCCAAGAAGATGTGTAACTTCTACCATATCCATAACCGTAATCATCATCCCAGTAAGATCCGTAGCTTTTGTATGATTTATATTCTGTAACAGAAGGGTCACGTTTAACTGGAAGTTCAGCCCAATTTACTTTTAAACAAGCTTCAGCTAATTTTGTTAAGTGATCAATATCTTGTCTTTCGGAAAAAGTGTGTTCACTATAATAACCAACTGAAATGTTTGTACACTCTGGATAGATTGAGATAAATTGTACAGAGTCAGTTAAAACACCAGTATCGTCATTTTTATAATCAAATGTTGATTCAACTTCATTGAATTGTTTAGAAAGAGCTTCACCGAATTCTTCTGAACAACAACGTCTAGAAGTTTGGTGTGTGATAATTGAAGAAGTACCACGTCTATCAAAAGAAACAACTTTGTTAATACCTTCAATTTTTTCTTTCTTTTGAACTTCAGCAACTTTCTTAGAACCGATACAACCAACTTCTTCACCTAAGAAAAAGTAGTAAAGACCTGGGATGTTGTTTTTAATCATATACAACATAATAGTCACACCAGCTTTATCATCAGCACCTAAGATAGAAGTACCATCTGTTTTGATTATGTTTTCTTCAATAACGTGTTTTACTGGAGATAAAGCGGAAGTAGCAGTATCTAAGTGTGATGTAAACATCACGTCACTCTCACCTATCTTAATAAAGAGGTTACCGAATTCATCAGTTTGTAAACCATCAACAGTAGAATGTAGAATTGGAAACAATTGTTCTTCTGTACCATTTGGATATGTTCTTGATGTTAATTCTAAAAATTTCTCTTTGATATTCATCGCTCTTTTTTTTAGTTTCTTATTTATAATACAAATATAGATATTATTTATTTATCCACAAAATTATTTAGAATTATTTTAAATAAAAAATTTAAGTAAGTTTTATAATTTAATATATATGTTATGCAAATAAAATATGACGAGTTAGCTGGTAAAATATTAATATCAAATAAATTTGATATAACAGCTTCTGCTACAGCATCAAATGCTACTCCTATATTTACAAGTATAGATAGTGAATATATTTTATCTTTTCCAAATTTACAAAATGTTAAGAGATTTACAAAATTTAGTTATGATACTTTAGGATTAACACCAACTAGATATTTAAAACATTATTATAGAATATCTAGAAATGGTTATGATTGGTCTGCTTGGTTAGATTTAACAAAATATTTTGAAAACTTTCCTGATTGGTCGGCTGCATTTCCGATGTATTTAGAGATTAAATGGGTTAGAACTGGTACTTCTGATATTGGAAATGTTAAGCTTTTGGAATATTCATTAGAGGGTGAATTAGAAAGAGAAGAAGTAACCGATGGTTCGACAATAAGTATTGCATCTGGTAAAACAATTATAATGAAAGCTCCTTTTATTTATAAAGTTTTTAGAATAACTGATATAGAAATAATATCTGGTAGTAACTTAACTAATGTTGATATTAAATATAGATTTTCACAAGATAATAGTAAAACATGGTCTAACTGGGAGTTTTTAACAACACAAAACATTTCAACATTGAGAATAAATCCAATTAGATTTTTTCAAATAGAATATAGTATAACAAATAACTCAAATTCAACAGTAACTATACAAGATATTAACTTAATTGGTGACTTTCAAAATGTTAGTAAAGATTATTTTAAAACAAATTTATTTGGAATTAGAGAATGTTGTCAGTCTAATATGTTGGGTTACACAGACGCTAACGGGAATTTTGTACCAGCTTCAAATACAACAGGTATTAATGGTCAGAATTGTGCTACGGATGGTAGTAATTTACCTCAGTTATCAACTGATGATAAAGCAAATCTATATAATCCATATCAACAAAATTCAGCAATGAATTTACTACAAAAGTTAAGTAATGATGCTCAACAAGTATTTGGTCATAAAGTAATTTATTTTGCTACAGATCCAGATAAAAAAGGTGAAGATAAAATATTTAATGAATATCAATTATATAATGTTGTTTGTCAAGGAGATTTAAAAGTTTCTGTCGATCAAAACAACTTTCCTGACTCTCAAATAGTGATGAATCAATTTGATTTAAATCTATTTGAAACTATGCAGGTTCATATAACTAAGCAACAGTTTAAAGAAATATTTGGTCCACAAAGAAGACCAGCTAAAGAAGATTTTCTTTATTTCTGTGACATAAATAGATTATTTACAGTAGATCATGCACAGCAATTTAGAAATTTTAACAACTCTGCTGTTTATTACAAATTAATATTGAAAAAATTCAACAAATCAGCAAATATCAATTACTCTAATAATGATGTTAAACAAACTGTTGATAAGTTAACTAAGAATAGTACAATTGATGAATTATTCGGGAATGATATTAATGAAGCTAAAAACGCTATTGCAAATAAAGAACAATTAGCACCTCTTACTAAAGATCCTATAAGACTATCTTATACAGCTGCAATAGATAAAGAGTTAATTGAAAATTCATCAACTATTGTATCACGTTCTAATTATGACTTAGCTTCAATTACTTTTGGTGAAGTAGGTGTTCAATATTTGAATATGAGAAATTATTTAAGAGAATCCGACAATCTATCATATTATATATGGTTTAATATACATAATTATGTAATAGATGATAATTATAATTTATTTACAAATTATAATGATGCTACAAATCAAGGTTATAAATTTGATTTAAAGAATGATAAAATTACAGTTACTTTAAACTCTGATACTTATACTTTTGATTTAATGGGTTATGAGACAAATGATACTGTGGCTTTAGAAGAAGGAGTTTGGTATTGTTATACTATTAATATTGACCAAAGACAAAGAAAGATTGATCAATGGATTTATAAGAGAAATGTTGATGATGAATCAAGAGCAGGATCTTTAATTAGTACAATATTAAGAAAAGTGTATTATAACACAACTGATATAACACCATTTGAATATCTAATCGAAAGTGATACAATCAATACTTGTAAATTGATTGGATCAGATATGAAAGTAACTAATATTAGATTATTTAATGATATTATACCAGAAAGTTATCACAATAAGATACTTAATATGTATATAATAGGAGATGATTCTAAACACTTAATATTCGCAGATAATGCGAATTCTCGAATTTTTTTACCTAAATTCCCATCTTATGAATAAAGTTTTGGATAATACAAGTAGGTAGTTATACTTTTTATATATAGTATATGAAATATGTTACATACTTAGTCACTTATAGTGGATATAAATTGCCTAAATTTTATATAGGATCTACATCGGAAGAGAAAATAAAATCTGGAAAATATTTTGGTAGTATAAGATCAATTAAATATAGAAAAATATTCTATGATGAAATAGATAATAATATACATTTATTTAAAATACAAATATTATCATATCATGATACAAGATTAGATGCACTATCAGAAGAATTGAAACTACATATAGAGTTTGATGTAGTTAATTCAAAAGATTATATAAATGAGTCTCTTGCAATGGTAAATGGTTTTTTTGGTAGAGATGTCTCTGGTGAAAACCATCCTATGTGGGGAAAGAAACACACGGAAGAAACTAAAAAGAAATTAAGATTGGCTAGAAAGGATAGAGTAACATCAGATGAGACTAAGAAAAAGATGTCCGAATCACAAAGAGGTAAAGTATTATCAGAAGATACCAAAGCTAAATTGAGGGATATAAATCTTGGTAAGAAATTATCAAATGAAACTAAGAATAAAATTTCGGATTCGAAAAAAGGTAAAAAATCTTGGAATTATGGAAAATCTAAAGATATAATACTACAATTAGATATGGATAATAACCTTATTTGTGAATGGGTAAGTTTAGTTGATATTGAAAAAGCTGGATATCAAAAATCTAATGTTATAAATGTTTGTAATGGTAAGAGAAAAACCCATTGTGGTTACAAATGGGTTTATAAATCTGATTATTTTTAATTACTATTTTTGTTATTCATTTGTTGTTTTCTAATTCTCCAAGCTTCTAAGTCCTTCTCCATGAATTTTCTAATCCTTTTAGAGATGTTTATAGAATGTTCATCACAAAATTCTTTATATTCTTCTAAAAATTTTGCTGGAAGTCTTAATGAAAACATTTTATCTTTTGCTGGCATAGTATATACTTTTATTTATTAGTATATATTTAAAAGATATTTTAGTTTATAAATTTTTCTACATAAGTAACTATTTCACCTGGTTCGAAACCTTTCTCTAATAGAAGAGGAAGAGAAGTATCTTTACACCAAGCATAAACAAGATATCCTTTGTAATTTTGATTTACAAAGTCCCATCTGGTGTCCCACAGAGATCTGAATATTCCTTTTCTTCGGTGATCCTCATCAACCCAAGCATCTAAGAATTTTATCTTTTGATTATTTTCAATAGTCATGAAAATGTGTCCAATAGCCATTTTACTTTCAATGTCATATGCTATCCACATTTCTAAATTTTGTGCGTTTGGTTTTAAATGCACAACTTCAAATCCCTTTATTTCCTTCATATTCTATATATTAAAGAAAATAAAAAAAAGTCTCTGTTTTAGAGACTTTTATAAGAAAATATGAAAGTTTTTTTACTTATTTTTTGATTTTACTTTGTCACAAAATAAAGGTTCGTATGTTACTTTAGTTGCAAAATTCAAAGTATCTCTATCAACACTCGATAATGGTAATGGTTTAACTTCTACTTCTTGAGCTCTCTTTGCTAAATATTCATCCATATTGAAATCTTCTGGTAAGAATTCCATATTATAACCAAACTCATTTTGTAACTCAATTACTAAATCTTTAATTCTTCCCATGACCTTTATTTTTTTGTTTGTTTTACAAATATAATAATTATATTTTAATATATAATGTATAATCAAAAATTATTTATGGGAAAGATAGAAAAATATAAAGACTTCGCAAGAAAGTTTCAACACAAGTGGAACCAAGACACTCCAACTGAAATAAATCTACCTAGTTATTTAGATGAAGAGGAAGAGAAAAAGAAGATTGAGATGGAACAAGAGTTAGAAAATGGAGAAGATGAAATAAGTGAAAGCTATTTAAACTCTAAAGAACTAATTTTTACAGGAAAAAGAAATAGAAATTTACAAATAACAGTTGTATTAGATAGTTCAATGAGAATAGAATCAATTGACAATAAAGCTAATATTAGATTTCCTTTCCATGTTGGTCAAAGAATAAATAGAAATATTGAGGTTTGGGCTTGTAATAACAACTTCTTATTAAACGGAGAAGATACTTGTCCAGAGAAAAAGATATTTGGTGTTAGAGCATCTGATGTACCACAAGGTCACGAGTGGAGAAAAATATACCCAGGTAAATTTAAATAATGAAACACCTAAGAAAGTTTAACGAAAGTATAAATGAGCATCTTGATATAGAATATATCAAACATTGTTTTAATGACTTATCAGATGATCCAGAATGTGATGTAGAATATGATACACATGAAGATTATCTACGTGATAATCCAAACGATGAAATCACACTTAATGACGAATATGTTGATTTAACCATAGATATCCCTAGAATAACTAAGGGTGGAACTTTTGAAAGAATGATTGGTAATTCTGAAAGAATATCACATATTATTAAATCAATTGATATCTCAATCAAAAGATTAAAAGATGAATATCCTAATTATAATATTGAAATAAATTACGAAGAGGATGATGATAGACCAAATGACTACTTCCAGATAAATATAAATAATAAAAAATGAAACACCTAAGAAAATTTAATGAAAGTTTTGAAGATGAAACTAAATCATATCTAGAAACACTTTTTGCTGATATCTCAGAGAGTGGTTACTATAATGTTAATATTTTGATAGCAAAACCAATAAGAGTGGAAGGTGTTCAATGTGTTTATGTTGAAGTTAAATTGGAACCTGTTGAAGGTAAATTATGGAATAGATCACCATATGGAAATGCTGGTTTTTTAAAAGCGTCAATTGAAAATGAGATGGAAATATTAAGAATTAAACAAGAAACACTTAATAGTATAAACGCCATAATTAAAGATATAGAAAGTGAAGGAAATGAAGTTAACTTCATTGTAAATAGAATTGGTGAGTTAAAAATAAATATTGAATATAAAGTATGAAACACCTAAGAAAATTTAACGAAAATACCGATAATTCAATTGATGTTGAGTATATCAAACATTGTTTCACTGATTTAGTGGAATATTCATATAATGAAGATAATGAATGTGGTGAATTCCGTTGGGGCAATTCAGAAACACTTGAAGAAGTAACCGAAAGTGGAAACCCAACAGATTGTAGAGTATTTATAAATTGTCCTGAGTTAGAAGTGAAATTCACAGCAGATGGATATAAAGGAGAAATATCCGACTTTATTGAATTTAATAAAATAACAAATGAATTCCTTCTTAAATTGGAAGGTGCTATAAATAACCTAAAAGACGAATATCCTAATTATAAAGTGGAAGTTTTGTATGAACAACCTTTATTAAGAGGTCATCAAGGATATGATTACTATTGTGTATGTATTAGTTTATAATCTTAAACTCTCATTTAATATATAATAAATACGATCAATCTGATCATATCTAATTCTTATTATATTAATATAATTATCCTCACAATAATCATTCTTAATCTTATCATTCACCTTTAAACGCTCATAAGCCTCTAAACCACCAAAATGTTCAATCGGCTCATAATGTTGTTTACCATCAAACTCTATTATAGTTCTGTATTTCGGTAAATAAAAATCAAATGGTAATTGAAATATATTCTTACAATCAGGAAACTTATGCTGTCTATAATATGAAATATCATTCTTATCCAAATATTTAGAAATTAACTTTTCACCACGAGATTCACTACAACTAGGGCAACCATTACCCTGTAAATGTGAAAGTGGAGTTTGATTAAAATCACCATGTATAGGACAAGTAATTATAACCTTAATCTGATTCTTAACATAATCAGTTTTATCATAACTAAACTTAAAATCATGAACTAAATTAGCCTCTTGTATAAACTTTTTAGTTGTCTTTCTTACTGATAATTCAATATTCTCTGGTTTAGAACCACCTATGTGATTATATGGTTTTTGTAAATAATACACACCTTTATATCCTATTAAAACAGGAATATCACCTGATATATATTTAACCATAGAATAATCGTATTTATCACCATGTTTATTTATTGATTTTCTTATAAAATTATCTTTGGTTAAATTTTTTTCACAACATTGTCCCTGTAAATGAGAAATAGCGACCTGTTCAAATATAAGACCATCATATATTATCTTAACCTTTTTAAGAGCTCCCTTATATTTTACTAATGAATAATCATATTTATCACCCCAAACTTCTTTAGCTTCTTTAATAAATTGCTCGGTGGTTTTTGTTGGTGTATTTTTCTCTGGACAACGACCCAATGTTATGTGCTTAACAACTTTTTGTCTATATAGTTCACCGTTATAGATTATATCTATATCATCAGTTGATAATACTTTATCTTTCAAATTTGGATATTCATATTTATATCCATGCTTATCACGTGCTCTTTCTAAAAATTCTTCCCTAGTCATATTGTATATATAAATAAATTATTCCCTCCTTGATAATTTATTTTGGAGTTTTTAAAAAAATTTATAAAGGGGGAATTATTTTTTAATATATAAAGTATAAAAAAGAATTTAATTAAAATGGCAAAACAAGGAAAAGAAACGAAGAAATTTGAGTTTAGTAAAGTTGGATCAATATTAGATAATATTGCAAAATCAGTTCCAATTTTAGTAGAAAAAGAAATTAAAGAAAAACAATTTATAACAACTGGTGTTTATTTATTAGATGCTGCTTTATCTGGTAGATTATTAGGGGGTGGTATTGCTACAAATAGAATAACTGCGTTTGCTGGTGAATCAGGTGCTGGTAAGAGCTTTCTTTGTTACTCATGTGCTAAACAAGCTCAGAAATTAGGATATTCAGTAATATACATTGATACTGAACAGGCTATTGATTTAGAAGACTTACCAAAATTTGGAATTGATAACTCTTTAGATAAATTTAGATTAGTTAGATCTAATAAAGTAGAAGACGTGAACATAACTTTAACAAAATTGATAGATGAGTTAAAAGAACAAAAACTAGCTGGTTATGAGATGCCTAAATTGATGATTGTTTTAGATTCTTTGGGACAAATGGCTTCAAATAAAGAAAAAGAAGATTTATTAAAAGGTGATATTAAACAAGATATGACTAAAGCTAAAGCACTTGGTTCTATGTTTAGAAGTATAAATACAGACTTGGGTTACTTAGAAATTCCACTTTTGGTGGCAAACCATACATATCTAACAATGGATCTTTTTCCACAAGAGCGACTCCGCGGAGGTAATGGTCTACTTTATTCAGCATCTGTAATTGGATTTATGTCAAAAAGTAAATTAAAAACTTCTGAAGAGGATGAAATGGATTTAGGTGCTTCCGGTATTACAGTACTTTTCAAAACTCAAAAAAATAGATTGGCAAAACCTAAGAAAATTAGATTTGATATATCTTTTATTCATGGTATGAATCCTTACACTGGCTTAGACGCATTTTGTCGTCCAGAATTCTTTGAACAAATTGGTATCGCAAAAGGTAAAGAAGAAGTTGATAAATCAACTGGTGAGATTAAGTTTGTTCCTGGTGGAAACCGTTGGTATATTTCTCACTTAGGGAAATCAGTTACAACAAAACAATTATTTACTCAAGAGGTGTTTACACAAGATGTTTTAGAAAAAATGGCACCAATTGTTAATGATTATTTCAGATTCAAATCATTGGATGAAATTGAAGAGGTTGAAAAACAGTTCAATGAAGTAATGGGTGGAGATGATGATGATAATGATGGATATGTTGATAGTGATGCAGCAGATCTATTTGAATAAGAAAGTCGAAGGGTACTTAACCCTAAAAAATAAAATAAAATAATATGTCAAAACAAGAAGTTTATGAACAATTAAAAGATTTATGGGAAAAATTTGACGCAGCTCATAATGGTAAATTTAAGAAAAACGCTGGTGAAGCAAGAAAATTCATTGGTGAAATTAAGAAGTTAGCTACTCCTTATAGAGCGGCTTCAGTTGAAGAAGAAAAAGGTGATAAATAATAAAACTTTTCTACAAAAAGAATTTATAATTAATATCTTCTTTCATATTTTCCTTATTTAGAAAAATAAGGTGGTGGAGTCAAATCCAATATTGGATGGCCCAAACACAGAATAGTGTTTTTAAAATAAAAAGACCTCAATTTTGAGGTCTTTTTTTTATTTCTTCAACTTCTTAATTTGGTCACGAAGTTCAGCAGCTTTTTCATATTCTTCTTTTTCAACTGCTATTTTTAAAGCGGATTCAAGCTCTTTGACATCAATACTCTTTTTGTTTTCAGTGTATGTTTTAACATACGTTGATGTTCCATCCAGGCTAACCCAAGTTTCTTTTTTAATAGTCATTCCATTAGATTCAAATTCTTCTGTTGTTTTGGTCCAATTTTTATCACCATCTTTTGGATAATTCATTTTATTTTCAAAAATATTTTCATTTGAAAATAAATCAACTAAATCAAATAAATAATAAATTTTTCTCATAACTTTTTTTTCTTTTTTTATATAAGTATCTTCAAATTATATGCCATTAGACTAATTATGACATTTTGACATAAATATATACATATAATAGATTAAAAATAAGAAAGATATGACAATTTTTAGGTACTCAAAAGATGGAAAACTTTACTCAATCATTCAAACTGATAAGGATGGTGTTAAGAGATATACTGCGGTTCCATATGGTCATTCATCTAATCCAATTACTGATTGTGACATAAAAGATTTCTCTATACAATCAATTAAGAATAATAATAGAAATAGTAGTTTTTTATAATTAATTTTCATATATTTGTAAAATGAAGGTAATATTTTTAGATCATGACGGAGTGGTTTGTTTAAGTCGTGAATGGAGTAGTCGTTTTCAGAAAAAGAAACGATTTATTCTTGAGGGTGGAGACGAAGATGATATTCCTGCTTACATTCGTTTAGACAATTTCAATAAGATGGCAGTTGATGTTTTAAATGATATAATATTAACATCTGGTGCTGAGATAGTTTGTTCTAGTGATTGGCGTTTACATGCTACGTTAGATGAAATGAAAGATTTATTTCACCGATATGGTGTTATAAAAGGTCCTATTGATTTCACACCAGAACTTCAAACAATCACTAAGAAAGCTGATATACGAGTAGATGAAATTAACTTATGGTTAAGTAATCATCCAGAGGTAACACATTGGGTTGCTATTGATGATATGGATTTAAGTGAATTAGATAATTTCGTTAAAACTCGTGAGCGAGAAGGTTTAAAACAATGTAACATATCAAGTAAGATTTTAAAGTTTTTAGAATGACATTAGAAGAATATAACTCATTATATGATAGTTTAATCAAGACTAAAATAACCGAAGATAATTTAGTCGATTTTCATAAGTTTACTAGATTTAGTCCTGAGAAGTTTGCTAAACGATTAGGTATTGATGAATTAGAGTTCATCAAAAAGTGTAATAATGATAAAAAAGAAATACACAATAAAATACTTGGTTGGAAAAGAGTTAAAAAATTAAAGGGATATAACCCGAAATCAAAACAAGAAATAAAGCGACATTGGGATAGAAAAAGTGGAGAAAATATAAAAGTAACTTATAACTTTCTTGTTTGTATTTGTACAAAATATTGTAAGTTAGACTATAATTATGGTAGTCGAAAATATAGATTTTACGAAGATATTAAGTATCTTTATTGTTGGGATCCTATTTATCATGGAATGATAATAATTTTAAATGATAGGAATGAAGAATTCCGAGTAGGTGTTGAAGAATTCAATAAATATTTTAATGATTATAGAGATCATATAATTAACGATTTGTTAAATTAATATATACATTTATGGAGTATATATTTGTTTATGGTATGTTTAGAGACTCTGCTAGAGATCTTTTAGGTAAGACTACATTTTGTGGTAAATCTACAATTAAGGGGAAATTATATAGAGTTGATAACTTTTATCCAGGCTTTGTTAGTGGTGAAGGTAAAGTTGTTGGTGATGTTTATTTAATAGATCCTGTTGTATTTGATAAATTAGATGAATTTGAAGGTGATGAATATATTAGAAAAAAGGTTAGAACATCTTCTGATTTAGATTGTTGGGTTTATGAATATAAACATGATGTTTCAAACTTCAAAGAAATAAAGTCTGGTGACTGGATGTTAAGATAATTTAACCAGTTGAATCTATAAATTTCATTTCTTTAGCTGTGATACCACTAGGTTTATCATGACTTTTGCTACGCGCTCTATGAGTATGAATAAAATACCCATCTTTATCAATACCCATATCATATCCATTTGGATATCCACCTTCTTTAATTTTCCTTTTTAATTCTGGGTGTAATTCTAGTCCAAAAACTTTACCTTTTTTAACACTTGTCACATATTTAACGAGTTCATAAGCAACTTCTTTTAATTCTTTTGGTAAACCGTGTAGGTTTTTAATAGATTTAATCTTATCTTCTTTATTAAAAGAAAATTGGAATTCCTCAAACAACTTTATTCTTTTCATAGAGTATATATAAAAATAATAAATTAGAATGATAGATATATTTTTTATAGAATTTTACATACAGAAAAGATATAATCAAAAATTAGAAGAGTATTTCGAAGTTACTAAATCCGTATCATCTAAATGGAGAAATTCTAATTTCCCTGAAAGAAGGTTAAAGGAGTTTTCATATAGAGAGGGTACTTTAGATGTATTAGAATTAATAAAAAAAGTATACTAGGAAAGAGAAACTTTTTTATATATAAAATAAAAAAGTTTCATAAAATGAAAATTTGTAGTATTTGTAATATTGAAAAGGATGAGATAAATTTCTATAAAAGAAAATCCTCTAAGGATGGATTGCGTAAAGATTGTAAAGATTGTTGTTATAGTAGAAATAAAAAATGGATTAGTAATAATATTGAAGTGGTTAAATCTATCAAGGATAAATATTATCAAAATAATAAACAAGATGTTATAGACCGTTCATATGAATGGGTAAAAAATAACAAAGATAAACGTTCGAAAATATTAAAAAAATATAACTCAAAAGAGGAGGTTATTGAAAGAATTAAAAATAGATATTTGGAGAATAAACATACTATAAAAATTAAGAGTAGGAAATATAAGTTCGAAAATAGAGAAAAATTAAATGAGAAACTTAGATATAAGTATAACAATGATTTTCAATATAAATTTAAAGTTTTGGTGAAAAACTTAATTACTAAATCCTTTAAAAGATGTGGTTATACTAAAATTAGTAAAACATATGACATATTAGGATGTTCATTTGAGGAGTTTAAAACCTATTTAGAATCTAAATTTGAAGATTGGATGTCTTGGGATAATAGAGGTTTATATAATGGTGAATTAAATTATGGATGGGATATAGATCATATAGTACCATTATCATCTGCAATTAATATTGATGAAGTTTTAAAACTAAATCATTATACCAATTTACAACCTCTATGTAGTAAAGTGAATAGAGATATTAAAAAAGATAAATTAAATTATTAACTATGGAGTTATTCTATTTTGACATAGAGTGTGTTGGATCATATAAAGATTATGAAACCTTTTGTTTAGAAGATGAGAGAGGTTCTAAACTATTTAGTGAGAAATATAAAAGAATGAGTTGGGATCAAAAATACGACTCTGTTGATGATGCTTATATAAAGCAAAGTGGTATTATAACCACTTATGGTAAGATATGTTGTATATCATTTGGTTATGTTAGTGAATCAGGTGAGAAACAAATAAGAAGTTTTTATGGCGAAAATGAGAAGGAAATTGTAAATAACTTTAATGAATTACTTAAAAAAGTAGAATTAAAAAATTTAAAATTATGTGGATATAGAATTTTATATTATGATTTAATTTTCATTTTACATAAACTTCATAAGTATGGTATTAAACCTGCTAATATTATTTACTTATATGATAAAAAACCTTGGGATGCTAGAATAGTCGATATAGCAGATGATTGGAAACAAAAATTTGCCTGGGCTTTTTCTTTTGATGAAGTTTGTTATGAATTAGGTGTTAAGTCACCTAAAGAGAATATGAATGGTTCTGAAGTACATAAATACTATCATAAAGGTAAATTAGAAGATATAAAAAGATATTGTGAAATGGATGTTAGTTCATCTATTGATGTTGGTAACATTCTTTATAATTAAATCTTATTTATAATTCTAATTGTTTTATCTATATTCTCGTTGAAAAATTTTAATTCATCATCATTTGATGGTGTTGAATCAGTTAATATATCTTTTAATGTTTTTATTTGATCTAGATAACCAACTTCTTTAACAACATCTAAAATCATATTCATTCTTTTTCTTATAACAAAAAGATCATCTAAATCTTCTATTATATTAGGTTTTATCTTCTTTGTAACTAGTTCACCTAATTGGAATATTTTATTTAGGACTTCTTTTCCTAATTCACTATTCATTCCCTTAGTTAAACTATCGAATTTTGATTTTTTAGTATGTAGTCTCTGAATTATTTCAAAAATCAACTTAACTTTTAAATCAGTATCTAAATTTGTACTAATTTGATTAAAATTTATTAAAGTTAATTTAGCAGCCAAATCTCTAACGTTATCACTAGATTTATGATCTCCTATTTCATTTGAAATTCTATCTGTTTGTGATGAAAAATATTTAGTTACTTCAGTTTTAGAATCACCATTTAAAGTTGAGTACCATTTACGTAATTTATCCATATAAAAGTTAGGTCTTTCTTCTTCTTCTTCTATATTTTTATCTTCTTTAATTTTAATTAGTTTATCTAAATCTAAAGCTGAGTTTGATATATCAAACATAATCCATTTATTGAAAAGTACCTTATCAAATAATGAGTTGAAATTATCAGTATTAGCCATTTTCAATATTCTATTATTAAAATTAGTCTTTCTAATTTCTTCATTTGAAAGTAATGCTGTTGCACCACTTCTCATTTCTTCTCTACTTGATTTAATATTCTTTCTATTTTTAGAAGTGTCTAATTTAGAAGTATTAAAAACGATAGCAAATTGTGATTCACTTAAACTCTTTTTAGTAAATGCGTCATTTGAATCTATTTTTTTATTCCATAACTCTTCTCCATTATTTTCGGGTTTTAATGACCATATAGTCCAATCACTATCAACTAAACTCCAAGATCTATTACCCCAATCTGTCCAATCTTCATTATCTGGTTCTGAGCCTTCTAAATAACAATCTTCATCACTATAAATGGCATACATCCTTACTCGATCACCATTAGGTTCAATATAAAGTGTGGCACGTGTTTTAACATCATCATCAAATTCGTCAAAATTAATGAATATCTTATCTAAGTGGTTTATCAATCCACTCCTAAAATCATCTCTTAATTCACTAAAATAGCTATATTCTTTGTCTTCTGTGTAACCAGTTCTGGATTTCAACGCTACTCCATCAGTTAAAGATATATTTATCAAATTAGCATTGGTATCTAACCAAAACTTATAGATTTTATCATTACCTTCTACTTTATCAAAAGCTTTATTGAATGTTAAATACTCAAAATATTCATCTTTTAGTTCTGAATATGGAAAATCAATTTCATCACAAATACTCTTAACTTTATTTAAGAAAAGTATTTTAGATTCCTTTGATAAATATCTTAATGTTTTAGATAATAATTGTGATTTAAATGCCTCGAATAACTTTATGTGTTTCATATTTGTATATATTAAATAATTTTTTTATTTTTGTGAAAAAGACTGATTATGTTCTTACAAACTGAAATGACAATGAAAGCTTTTGATATAGTTTCAAAAGAATTTGATGGTAAAACCGATAAAGCTGGAAAACCTTATATAGGACATTTAACACGTGTGGCTTCTAATGTATTAGGTAATTCTAATATAAGAGAGTTATTAACTACAATCGCACTTTTACATGATTTAGTTGAAGATACCGATTGGACTGAAGAAGACTTACGAAAAGAATTTCCAGATGAAGTTGTTGATGCTGTTATTGCTTTAACAAAAGTTGAAGGTCAAAATTATGAAACTTATATAAATAATTTAATCTCAAATAAGTTAGCAATTCATGTTAAATTATCCGACTTAAAAGATAATATGGATGTAACACGATTACCTGAATTAGGAGATTACGAATTAAAACGATTAAAGAAATACCACACAATTTATAATAAATTAATAAAACTAGTTTAATGAAGAAACTAATATTTTTCCATGGGTATGGTGGTGAACCTATTCCATTTATAACCGAGTTATTTAAGTATCTTGGTTACGAAACCATCCAACAATACATTGATTATGATTATGAATGGGATCTTGATGAATGTAAATCAATAACAGAAGAGTCTATTGAATTGTCAAAAGATTGTGATGTTATAATTGGTTTAAGTCTTGGTGGCTATACTGCTAACTTAATTGCTAACAAATTAAGAAAAAATTGTATCTTAATCAACCCTGGTATAGATAGAGATAGATCTCAATTAGAGATAAAAGATTTTAACTATCCGCTTGAAAAAAATGATATAAACTTGGAGGTTTTCTTAGGTGCTAGAGATTTTCAAATACCAAACCATTACACAACTGAATATTTAGAAAGGAATGGTATTAAAGCTCGTATTGAGGTTTTAGAAGATATGTACCATGTTTTCAATGATGAACAGTTTGTTAGAATTGTTAAAATGAGCAATTTTTTCAAATAAAAAAAGTGAGTAGTTTAACTACTCACTTTTTAAGGTATTCTTTTTATAACTTCTTCTATTTCATTAAGAGTTTTTATATAAGCTTCTAATGTATCATTATCAATATCATCAGATGAAAGTCCTTTAGCATAATAAATTATTCTATCTTTTCTGTCATTGAAACTATATCTTGGTTTATTTATTAATTCATTAATAGAGTTTAATCTGTTTAGAGCTATCTCCATATCAGTTTCATCATTGATATCTTTTTTAACTTTAGAAAGGACTATTTCACCAACTTCAATTAGTTTAGTTGCTAATTTTTTATTATTTGGTTGTAACTTTGCTATTCTTCCAAGAGCATCTGTTTTAAGACTGTTTGAGTATTTTAAGATGTTGTGAATGTCATCTACTTGTGTTTTTTTTGATAAAGACCCAACATTTGAAAAATAATTAACATCAGATAGTGTCATTTTAGCTAGTAATTCTCTATCATCAGCGTGTCCACTAATTAACCCATACTTACTTCTATTCTTTTCAAAAGCATCAATTATTCTATTTCTTTCTGTTGTAGATGATGTATTATATAGTGCTTGTAACCTATCAAAGTATTTAATTCCCGGATCCTTTTTGTCTTTGTTATCCCAAATATTTACAAGTTTTTGTATTTTCTGAATAGTATCTTTCAACTCGAAGAATAAGATATACTTATCGAATAACAATCTACTGAATAAAGAATTAAAACTTTCGATATTAAATTCTTTCTGAGCAATCTTCATCAATCTATTTTCTAAATTACTCTTTTTAATCTCTTCTGGATCTTTTAATCTTTGAGCTCCCATTCTAGCCTTGCTTCTATCACTTTTAATATCACTTCTTTTATAGAATTCAGAGTTTTTTAATTTACCAGTATCGAAAACAATTGCGAAGTCAGCTTCTGATTTTTCAGAGAGAGCATTACCTGTTTTTATATCTTTGTTGTATAAGAAGTAGTCAATTTCATCACTATCTTTTTTATCATCATTTAGTTTTACCTTTAGCTCATCAAAAAGATCATATCTCGTTCCACTTCCAGCAGTTAATTGCCAATAGTATCTACCAATATGTGAATATTGATTTCTTAATTCTCTTGATGGTGAGGATCCGTCTTTTGCACGATTATTGTGTATAGCAAAATAAGCATTTTCATACTCATCGAACACTATAACACCAGTTGTTGTTACACGACCCTCTTTGAAAACAATTGGTGTTCCATTTGGTATTTTAAAATTTACACTGGATAAGTTTTTAATACTAACATATCCCTCTTTATCTAAGTTTCCAAATTGAGCACCTTTTAATTTTGTGGGTCTACCATCAGTGATTGTTATTTCTTTTAGATCACCATCTTTAGTGATCCAGAATTTAATCAATTCATAATTTTGTGGAATTCCTTCTCCAGAAGAAACAGTCATCATTCCAGTTCCTTTACATTTAGTACAATCAACTTTTCTGGTTCCACTTCCCCATTTTCTATTAATTTTACCACCTTTACAAGTCACACCTTCAATTCCTTTATCATTAAATAATTCAGTTGAAGTAGCATCACACTTTTTAGTTTCTTCTTTAGAACTAATAACTTCTTTAACTGCCTTTTTAAATGGTAGGTATTGAAAGAAGTCATCACTTATTTTTGAATAAGGGAAATCTATATTATCACAATAACTTTTTACTTTTTTTAAGAAAGTTTTTTTACTATCTTCAGATAAAAAATTTAAAGTCTTTGGTAGTATATTGGATTCAAAAGCCTCAAATAATTTTATAAACTTCATACTTTTTCTATTACATTTTTCATTCTATTACAGATTCTACTAATTTCTTCCGGTGTTTTTGTTGTTAAACCAACATAATTTATATGACGGATACTACCTAATCTAAAATTGGACCATTCATATCTTTTATTTCTAATTAGATCCTCAATAGTTTTTATTTTAGCGACTAATATTTCAGCATCATCGATAGTTTCTAGTTTACCAAAAGATTTCAATTTATTATAAATAACATTACTGATTTCTTCCATGTGACTTATTAAAACTTTGTGTTTATCATCGGCTTCTGCCTTAACAGTTTCAATAGTTTTTAAGTTGTTTGAGTTATTAGTTATTTCTCTTCTAAAATATGATTTTAGTGAATCAGCTAGATTTTTTATTTCAGCTTCAGGTTCTACATAACCACCTCTCTTTTTCTTAGCCTTTTCAATTGCTTTTATCAATTTAACATATTTATTTAAGATGTTGTCTAATATATCTGATAGTTCACCTTGTTCAAGCATCTTGAAAAGAACATTTTTAAATCCTAATATTCTGAAGAAATAAGTATCGAAGTTGGATACATCTAATTTATCAGATGAGATTTCGCTTAATTTAGAAATGTATCTATCAATGTTTTGTTTTTTGATCTCTTCTGGTTTTATAAATGATAAAGCTCCTGATTTTTGAGTTTTTCTACCAGAAATAATCTCTGATTTTTTCGGTAAGTCAAGTCCTTTTAATTTATCAACGTCTAATACAATAGCAAATTTAGCATCCGTTAAACTTTCTTTAGTTAAATTTCTTGTTCTGAAGGCTCTATCACCAACATTTTTATAAAACTCGGTTTCACTAGAAATAGTCTTTCCTCCTGAATAATCAAATATAGTTACATATGAATCACCACCAATTGACCAAGAATAATTTCCATAATCTCTCCAATTACCATCAGGTGAAGATCCACTCTTACCATCGTTATTGTGTATAAAGTATCTACCACCACCTCGCACAAATAAATATCCATTATCAAATCTTCCTCTTTGATAATCATTTCTACTGAAGTATATCTTACCAGGATAAACTCCATCTTTTAATCTTTGATTGAATAGGTTTCTCATTCCTTTTTCTTCCAACTCTCTAATATCACCATGATATGATAGATAACTCAATCTTTGTTCTTCACTTTCTTCTTTTGGTGAATCTATCTTAGATTTGGAAATAGTTATTAAATTACCCCCTTCATCTAACCAAAATTTAAAAACATTTTGTGGAAGTTTTTTATCTTTCCCATCTGGTGTTCCAACTTTACCAGTTCCTTTACAAACAGGACATTCAACATTTCTAGTGCCTTTACCCCATTTCTTAGCTAATTTACCAGCTCTACATTCACTATCTTCAACTCCTTTATCACCAAATACTTCAATAGATTTGGCTTTACAATCTACCTGGTCTCCTTTTTTACCCTTTTCAACTCTATAATTTAAAGCTGATTTATAAGGTAGGTATTCAAAAACCTCATCAGTTATTTTAGATTGTGGTATATCATATTCTCTTGATATATGATCAATCATACCTAAGAAATTGGGTTTCCCGTTTTTTATATAATTTAATGTTTTAGAAATTACATTAGATTCAAATGCTTCGAAAAGTTTTATATACTTCATAATATAATAATATTTTTACTCTTTATATATTAAAAAGTAAAACTTATTTTGTATATTTGTGAAAAATATTATTATGAGAATATTAGATTTTGGTAGATATAAAGAGATAACATCAGCTAAATTCCGTGTCAAGAGAATAGATGAATCTAGTGATGAGACTTGTTATTATGTCTTACTTTCAATTAATGGTGAAAGGATAAATGGTGAGATATTCTGTGATTCTAATGGTGAGTTAGAATGTTATCAGTTCTATAATTCAGAAGGTAGATGTATAAGTGAAATATACGGAACTGAAGTTGTGGAAGATTTAGTGAGAAAGAAATTAAAAAAATTAAGAAAATGAGTAATATATGGTTTACTTCAGATACGCATTTCGGGCATACAAATATAGCTGGTCCCAAAATATCTAGATGGAATTCTGGATATAGAAATTTTAATTCAGTTCATGAGATGAACATGGCTCTTATTGATGGTATCAATAAGTATGTCAAAGAAAATGATATACTATATCACTTAGGTGATTGGAGCTTTGGTGGAATTCACAACATCAAATTATTTAGAGATTCAATTGTTTGTAAAAAAATTCATCTTATTTTAGGAAACCACGACCAGCATATAGTTGATAAAGAAGTAAAATTCCACGATTCTTCTTTTAACCCAATTGAACTTTTTTCATCAGTTCAAGATGTTTTACAAGTTTCACATGGAAAACATAAATTTTTCATGAGTCATTATCCACATTTATCTTGGGATGGGAGTCATAAGGGGGTTATTATGCTACATGGTCATGAACACTCATATTTTGATCATTTAAATAAAAACACTTTAAGAATGGATGTTGGTGTCGATTCCGCTAAAATAGTATTAGGTGAATATAGACCTTTTAGTATAGAAGAGGTTATTGATTTTAATAGTAGAAAAAAATAATTCAGATAGCACATCATTAGGGAGTTATTCACTTTTAATATATAATTAAAAGAATAAACTCTTATGAGAAAGTGGAATAATGATGAATTGGATTTTTTGTTATCTAATTATGCTAAAGAGGGAATTAGCTTTTGTTCTAATTTTCTTAATAGAACACAAAGAAGTGTTCAAAAAAAGGCCTCAAAACTTGGATTGAAAGTTGACATTGAAACGATTAAGTCTCTTAGATCATCAACTGTAAAATGTAGTTGGGAGAAAAGAAATGACTCACAAAAAAACCTAAATAAGGTATTAAACGTGTCAATTGATGACATTTATACTAATCCTACATTTTTATATATTTTAGGTTATATATGGGGTGATGGTTATATTCATAATGGTGGTCTTGGTAAATCAAATTCGGTATCGTTAGAAATTATTAAAGATGATGGTTTGGATATTTATGAAAAGATGATGTCGGTTATAAATTGGAATATTTCATATAGAAAAAGAAATAATAGAAAAGAGCAAATTTGTTTTTCTATATATAATAGAATATTAATTGAATATTTAGTATCTTTAGACTATCATAAGAAATCTTATAATTATCCTATAATTTTAGATAATTTAAGTTTTGATATGAAAAGGTATTTTTATATGGGATTGTCGGATGCTGATGGTTGTTTTTATTATAATTCGAAACATTATAATACACAATATTCAATATCATCCACCATTAATCAGGATTGGAGACACATCTCTGATATTTTTGATTATTTAGGTATAGAATATAAAATTAAAAAGAGAGAGACTATAAATAAAAGTGGTAATATTCACACACACTCTTTGGTTTTAATATCCAATAAAAAAGATGTTTTAAAATTTGGAGATTATTTATATGGTGATGATTTTATAGGATTGAAAAGAAAATATGAAAAATATCTTTATATAAAAAATTTGTAATTTAATATTACTTTTTTATTTTTATAAAATTAGTGTTGATCATCATGAATAAGAGTCAAATTATAGAAGTTAGTTTACAATTCAGAAAAATTATTATAAACTCCAATTATGGTTTGCCTAATAAGTTTCTAAATATAGATGATGAATATTATTCAGAAACTTTTAAGTTAAAAATACTTTATAAAAGATTTCATAAAATAGAAAAGATATGGAAAAGTGGGAAGACGCACAATCAGTAGTTTGTATAAAACCATACTTAAATTATAGAGTTGGTGGTTCTTATAACATAAAAGGTAGAGGAAACTTGACTTTTAATGCTGACCCAGAAGTTGGTGGTAGAAAAGGTTGGGGTATTTGTATCGAAGATGATTGGTACGGATCACACGATGATAAAGGTAATCTTATAAAAGATTGGTGGAAAAAACCATATTCAGAAAGAATTAAGTGGTATTATTTAGATTTAAATGAGTTAAATACTTATTTCATAACTTATGATGAATATTGGGAAACTAAATTGAAAGCGGATAGAAGAGAAGATAAACTTAATCAATTAGGTATATGAAGTATAAAGATAATAATTTTGTAAACTATCAAGATAAACAAAGAAATGGTAACTTTGATTACTATTCAGATAAAAGTGATAGACAAAAGAGGAGAGAATTAGAACATAAATTGTCTATTTTTTATATGGGAAAACTTTCAAATAGAATTGAAAAGTTATGGTGGAATAATCTTAAAACATCTGATAAAGAAAAAATTTGTAGAGGTTATAATAACCAGTTAGATTATCTTTTACAAGATGAAGGTTATAGGAAATCACTTTGGTATAGTCATAAAGTATTTGAGTCTTGGGAAGAATGGTTCGATTATATCAAAGTTGAGTATAAACCAAATAAGTCTTCTTATAGAAATGATAAATTGAAAATGTTGGGTATATGAAAGTTCCTACTATTGAGGTGTTGGTAATGTCTTTATATAATGATATTTTAGATGCTAAGAAAAAATTAAAAAAATTAGAAAATGATTCAAGACTTAATATTTATCCAAGTCAGATAGATGTTTATCAAGAAATGAGTGAGTTAAAAAATTTTATTCAAAAAAATGAAGAATTATTAAGTCGATACAGGACTACAATAAGAGATGAAAAACTTAAACAATTGGGTATATGACAGAAGATGAAGTTTTTGATATTATAAAGGATGTCTATTTTGAAGAAAACTTTGAAATAAATAAAGCAAAGTATGCTTTTTTAGGTAAACCTAACTATACTAGTTTTCGTATAAAGAAGTATAATAATAAATTTAAAGGTTTTTATACTCATGTTAGAATACAAAATAAAGTATTAGGAAATCAAATACTTAATGATCATTGGGTTGTTATTGGATGTAATATTTCCAATGAGTATGAAATTGATTTCGATAGTGTGTTATCATTACAAATGTTTAAGGATTGGTTTGATGAATTGTTGGAAGCTGAGAAAAAGGTAGATCATTTAAAAAGTCGGTTCAATAAAATGAAAAGAAATTTTAAATCTGAACTAAGAGATTATCAATTAAAAAAGTTATTATGAAAGATATAAAGAGTTTTTGTAAGTTATTTGATTTGAATGTTCCAAATTTCAATGAATTTGATTATTATATCAATCAATATAAAAAATTGTGGAGGTGGAAAAATATTGATGATTTAATAACATTATATGAATCAGCTGAATTAGAGATTGAAGATATTTACCAGTTTAAATTGGATAAATCAAATGAGGCTATTGAGTTTCTTAAAAAATCGAGAGCTTATAATGAATTAAATGATGATAATTTAATTACTGATTTACCAACCAATAAAAATGTTACTTTATCAGAAGATAAAAAATATTTATCTATCGATTTGAAGATGGCTAATTGGCAGGTTCTTAAAAAGTATGATCCATTCTTCCTAAATGAATTAGGAGATACTTATTCTGATTTCTTAAATAAGTTTGATATACATCCAATATTTCACAAGTCTAAACATTTCAGACAATACATCTTTGGTAATATAAATCCAAAAAGACAAGTTAGAGCTCAAAGAGTTATGATTGAAGATGTTATTAATAAATTGAGTGGTTTTGATGGTTTAACATTGGAATTTATTAAGTATGATGAGGTTATATTCTCTTATGATGATATAAAAAAATTACAAAAAGAAGTTCTATTAGATATTATTAAAAATGAGTCTTATAATGTTAAAATATTCAAAACTAAAATAACAGAAGATTTTAGAATAAATACTTATTTAGACTTTTTTGAAAATGAACTATATAAGGAGTTAACTGGTTGTGATGGTAGAAAATACTTTATTTACTTAAAAAAATACATATTTAATGAACCTATTGATATAAGAGACCTTTATTTTAGATGTGATGGTGACTTAGCAATCTGGGGAGTTGAAAACTTAAAAATTGAACTAAATGACTGATTTATTTGTATATGATTTAAATGATAATTTAATTGGTTGTCATAATATTGATTTTGAAATTCTTTCTGGTGAAAATCTAACTCAAGCTAAAAATCGTAGCAGAGATTTTATAAATAAAAAATTTGGTATACAAGCCTTTGATAAGGATACAAAAGTAACTATACATAGAAACTTTGGTGAAGAAAAATTTTCAATTATATTAAAGATTTCAGACAAACAACTAACTAGAGAAATGATACTAACTAATATTTTAAACAAATGATAGACGATTTATTTAATAAAAGACCAATTAGACTTGATAGAATGACTTGTAACTCTGGTGGTGCCGTTGGAACGGATACTGTTTTTGAAAATAAATGTATTGAAAGAGGTATTAAGGTTAGGGCTTTTTCCTATAAAACTAAATATCATGACTCACCTAATAAAGTTGAGATATCAGATGATGATTATAATGAAGGTGTTAATGAGATAAACCGTGCTAATAAGGTTTTAGGTAGATTTGGTATTCAAAAATATATGAATCTCTTAGCTAGAAATTGGTCTCAAGTTAAATATTCTAATCAAGTTTTTGCAATAGGTAGTATAGTAAATCCTGGTAGTAAAGATAGTAAGGGTTATTATAATAAATCTAAATATGATATCGTTTCGGGTGGTACTGGTTATGCTGTTCAAATGGCTATCAATAACGAGAAAGAAGTTTACGTTTATGAACAAAATAAGAAGTCTTGGTTTAGATGGTCTTATAATGCTTTAAGATTTGTTCAATTAAAAGATACTCCAAAAATAACAGAAGAGAATTTTGCTGGAATTGGTACTCGTGAGATAAATAGTGATGGTGTTCAAGCGATTGAAGATTTATTAAATAAAACTTTTAATTAATAAAACGGAAGATATAACTTTTTAACTTTTTTTGTCCATTGATACCATTTTCTTTACAAGATTTTGATATATATTGCTTACCAATTCCGGTGTAATCAACAACTTCCCTTAATGAGTTGAATGATTTTATTAAATCATCATTATCTGAAAATATTCCGATTTTATAAGATTTGTTTTTTCTATAATGTTTGTAAGGTGTATAATCAAATATATCACCATCATATCTAAAGGTTAGATTTTTTGTTTGATAGTATCCTTTATATACACAACATTTTTCTATCAAAAGTCGGTGGCAATTATATTTAGTTGATGTTTCATTTACACTTCTACAAATATCCAATAGATTACCATCCAAATCGAATACTTGGATCTTTTTCATTCTACTATCAATTCTGGGTTTTTCATATTTTATAATTCTATCTTTTTGTTCTTGTATATCATAATTATTTATTCTATCTATGAATGACCATTTGAAGCCAGCTGATGTTTTTTGTTTACCGTGACAAACTCTAGATATATGAGCTCTATTACCATTTACTGATAAAGCAGCTTCTCTCAAAGAATGATACTCTTTTATTAGATTACCATCTAAATCAAATTGAGCTACAGATTTTCTATGTGGGCTGTTTATTTTATTTTTTAGTTTTGATTGATCATTGTGCTTTCTACCAGTCCAGTCGTATCCATCACCACCTTCAGTACCATTTAATAAATCAAATCCCCATGTTTTAAATAGTGAAATATAAAAAACCTCATAAAAATCAATATCTTCTGAGTTTACTTCATCCAATACTTCTATTATCGGAATAGATTTGTTTCTTAGTAGTGAGATTATCCAATTGTTCTTCTTTGTGTTTTCGGATAGGCTATTGTTAGATAGATGACCTCTTAGTCTTCTTTTTATATTATTTGTTTTTCCAATATACCTAACTAATCCAGTATTTGGATCAGAAAGTGTGTAAATAAATTTTGTATTCATAAAAAAGTTATTATATTTGTATTATATATAAAAAATAACATTACCTATATGACAAAAATTGTAACAAGGATAGCACCTTCACCCACGGGACCATTCTCGCATCTTGGAAATTTGAGAACTTTAATTTATAACTATTTTCTTGCTAAGAAAAATGGTGGGAAGTTCTATGTGCGGTTAGAAGACACTGATAGAGATCGTTACACACCTTCTTTTCTCGATTATTTCAAGGATATGTGTGATTGGTTAGGAATAGTTCCAGATGGTTCTTATTGGAACCCAGATCCATCAATTGGTTCTTTTGTACAATCAGAAAGAGATTATTCTGATAAAGTTAAATTTTTGTTAAATAACGGATTGGCTTATTACGCTTTTGATACTAAAGATGAATTAGAAGTTCTTAAATCAAAAGGTTTAAAATATGATGCGACTACTCGTATGTCTATGAATAACTCATTGACTAATCCATCAACTGATGTAATGTTGCAAAGTGGTGTTCCGTATGTTATCCGTTTCGCAGTTGAACCTAATGTTGATATTACTTTTGATGATGCTATCTTAGGAAGTATCACAATCAATACCAATACTTTAGATGATAAAGTTTTGATTAAATCAAATGGTATTGGTTCTTATCATCTTTGTAATGTTTGTGACGACCATGATATGGGTGTTACTCACGTACTTAGAGGTAACGAGTGGGTTAATAGTACACCATTCCATGTAATCCTTTATAAGGCATTTGGTTGGGATGTACCTACATTCGCTCATTTGCCACTAATTATGAACCCAGATGGTAAAGGTAAGTTATCTAAAAGAACAGCAATGAAATATGGTATTCCAATTGCTCCACTTGGTTACACAGATGATTCTGGTAATTATGTTGATGGTTGGAAAGATTTAGGATTTGATCCAAAAGCTTTTATCAATTCATTGGCGTTAATTGGATGGAACCCAGGAGGTGATGTTGAAATTATGTCTATGGATGATATGATTAATTCATTCTCTTTAGATAGAGTTCATAAATCAGGAGCTCGTTTTGATATGGATAAAGCAAAATGGATAAATGCTAATTATTTGAGAATGACTCCAAATAACGATTTGAAACCATTTATCAATATTAAGGATGATAGATATTCTGATGATAAGTTGAATAAAATCATTGACTTGGCTAAAGAAAGATCTGAATTCAAACATGATTTGAATACAATTGTTGACCTTTTCTTTAATGATCCGGTTATTACAGATATTAAAAAAATTGATGATAATTTTATCACAGTATTTTCTAATGATGTTGATGGATTTATCAAGAGTTGTACAAGTGTTAACTTTGATGTTCCAATGGATATCAAAGATTTGATTAACAACATTTGTAATAACAATGGTATCAAAATGGGTAAAGTGATGCCAGGGTTGAGAATGGCTCTTGTGGGTGGTATCTCTGGACCAGACTTAATGACTACTATGAGTATCTTAGGAATGAGAGAAACTATTAGTAGATTAATTAAATGTGTATCAATTTGTTATAATGATACTATGACAAAATAGGTATTTGAATAGTAATATATATGAAAGGTGGATAAACCACCTTTCATATTACTATTATGTCTAGTAGAGAGGAGTTAATTAGAGTTGTTAGAAGAACACAGACATTCATATCAATATTACTATTTTTTATAGTTTTTTTTATTTGCTGGAAATTTACTAAATTTGATATAACTCAAGTTCAGATATCTATTTGGGGTAGAAGTGGATTTTTGGGTAGAGTTTGGAACACAGCTGTTTGTACTTTTGCCATTTCTATTTTCATAAACTCGGTTTTATACCTTAGAAATAATTTAAGAGTAAGATATAAAAATATATTTTACTTATTATTTACATTTGTTTCTATTTGTCTATTTATGGTTGGGTTTTATAATATGGATTGGGGTGCTATTCATAATTATTCCGCTGGTTTATATTTCTTTTTTTATCCTTTAACAATTTTTTCATTTTCTCACTTAAATAGAAAATATCTTTCTTATAAGGATTGGTTACATTATGTCATACTTTCTGTTGGCATGGCTATAATTCCAATGATATTAATATCAATGTTTAAGGGTATGGCTATTGCTGAAATAGCACATACTTTCTTAGTTATTCTTTATAATATAAAACTTTCAATGTCTGATTAGGATATAATAAAACAATTCATTACTTTTGTAAATATGTATTTTGTGAAGTTTGAAAATATAGGAGTCTTTGTTAAAGAGAGTGGTAAACTTGTTAGTTCACCATGGAATCTTAAACATGAAATTTTTCAATTAGAAGAAGGTGAGAATTTCAAAAAAATGATAAGAAAGAGTCCTTTTGCTAATTGTAAAAGAATAGATTATTTTGATCCAAATAAAAAAGAGGCAATCCCAAGGTATATAATGGATTACATCTTAGACTTGGAAGAAGTGAAGGCTATTATAATTTTAAAAGAGCGAGATAATAAAATAAACCAAATATTAGAGTAATGAAATTAGGTTTGGATATACACGGAGTTATTGATAGTAAGCCTGAAATATTTGCTTTTCTCAGTAAGAGTGTTATTGATGCGGGTGGAGAAGTACACATCATCACTGGTGGTACTTGGAATGATGAGCTAAAAAATTTAGTTGAACAGAGTGGTGTTATCTATACACACTCATTTTCTGTTTATGATCATTTGAAAAGTATTGGTGCTAAACAAATGGGTAGAATTAAATTCCCTGATGGTACAACACAAAGAAAGTTTGATAATGATTTGTGGGATAGTATTAAAGGTGAATATTGTGAGAAGTGGGGAATAGATTTACATATTGATGATACAGAGGTTTATTCTAAATATTTTAAAACTCCATTCTTACTTTTTAAATCTAATGACGACTTAGAAAAATTGTCGCATATAGATATAAGAAATTTGATGTAAAATATGAATTATGGAACTGAGGAAAGTCCAATAAAGTTATTTAGTATAGAACAAGGAAGAGAATACTTAAATAATTTAAGATGTGAGAATGGTGATTATATAATTTACCATCGTTTAGGATCTACTTATATAAATGATAATATATCTGATATATATGAGATTTACACATCATCACACAAATTGGATAAAATATACATAACTTATGTTGATGAGTGGTTGACTGATTTAAGACCACCGACAGGGTATTTATTTGAAAGTCCATTTCTTTCTGATTTAACGGAGCTATCAGGAGAGTATATATTTGATGATACAGATTATAATGATGAAGATGGTTATTTAAAACAGTCATTAACTGAGTCAGGTGGGTATAATATGATGGATGATGATTTTCCACTTGGTGTATTAGATAAATTAATGAAAGAGTTTGTCATTATTGGAAATAAAAGTAAGATAATTGCTGAAATAATTTCTTTTAGAAGAGATAGAAAATTAGATGATATATTATAATGTCTTTGAAAAAATATAAAAGTAAATTTGATATAATCGAGAACGATATTGACAAACTTGATATTCGACCATATAATCACTGTAATGGTCAGTGGTGGTGGGGATTTTATTATGATTGGGATGATGATTATGATGATTATGAGTATGAGTGGGAGTATATTGAATGGGATTATATAAAAATACCGGAAATTGATTGGGGTTATAAAGTTATCAATAAATCATTTCGTAACTGGCGTATCAGTGATCCAAGTGTACCTGGAACTTATGTTGATATGGAAAGTGTTTATGGTAAATCCGAAATGAGAAATCGTAAGATAGATATGATTTTAGGTTTAAGAGAACCTAATTACCAAACAACTGTAACTCTTGGAGATTTTTTTGATAGAATTGATAAACATTCAAATTAATTCCTTATATTTGTAAAACAAAAGAGATAAGTTATGAATGGTTCAGTAGATAGTATAGTTTATGATATGATTGAAAATACAACTTTGGATATCAATCAATATAATGATTTTTTAAGATTGATGGAAGATCATAAAAATAAATTGTATATGGAACAACTAAATCCGAATAGTGTTCAAACTATTTCTGATGAAGATTTCAATGATTTACCTTTTTAATGGTTGAGTGTATCGAGTGGTTAGAGATTGCCCCGCAAAGGCAAGCACGTTGGTTCGAATCCAATCCTCAACCTCAAATAATCCACACTAATTTTTTTGGTGTGGATTTTTTTATTATATTTGTAAAAAATAATCATTATGAAATACGCAACATTTAGATACTTATACCCGCCTCGTCCAGAGAACGCAATTCCTAGTTCTGAACTTTATTATCATGATAATGGTTCGATGGTTGCTCAACCAAAATTAAATGGTTCAAACTGTCTTATCTTCACAAATGGTGAAGTTGTTTATAAGATGAATAGACATAATGATAGACTTACTAGATTTGAAATTAAAGATGAAGAAGTACTCAATTTATATAAAGGTACTGGTGGATGGACTGTATTAAATGGTGAATACTTAAACAAGAATAAACAAGATGAAAACAGAAAATCATTTAATCATAAATTGATTTTGTTTGATATTTTGGTTAATGATGGTGATTATTTAATTGGTAAAACATTTGAACAGCGAATTAAATTGTTAGATGAAATGTTTGGTCAAAACGAATCAGAAAAAGAATATCTTTATTCAATTTCAGATAATGTTTATCGTGTTAAATCATATGAAAATAATTTTAGTGTGTTGTTTGATAAACTAACATACAATAACGAACTTTTAGAGGGTCTTGTGTTGAAAAGAAAGAATTCTAGATTAGAAATAGGAAACACTCCAAAAAACAATTCACGTAGTCAAATTAAATGTAGAGTGACTACTAAAAACTATAAATTTTAATTATTACTTTTTTTATAGTTATCAATTGCCCATAATGGTTGTAGATTTGATAAAGAATTGACTATTGATGGTGGTGTTTCTTTATCAAATTTACTAACTGGTATTATATGATCAATATGCCATTCACCCCAATTATCCCAAGACATGCCTTCTAAAAATTTACTTTCAATATTATCTCTAAATTCTTTCGATGAGTATCCTAATATATCAATAGTACTCTCTGATTTTTTAATATTAAAATAGTATAGTACCCTACGTAGTGAGTTTCTCCAAGCTACTATATGTGGATTTTTACTTGACCAATTATAAATATACTTTCTGTGTTTTTCTTTATGTTCTGGTAGATCTTTAATGGATTCATAGTATTTCTTTTTCCAATTTCTAATATAATCTTTATTCTCTTCATAGTATCTCCGTTTAGATATTTTTACCTTTTCTGAATTATTCTTTCTATATTTTCTACCAGCATTTGAAATTTTATCTCTAAGTTCTTGATCTGTATTATATCTATTCCTTCGTCTTTCATTAATTTCTTCTTTATTTGACTCGTACTTTTCTTTATACTTTTCAAGTAAATCATATTTATTTTCTTTATAATAATTATTGAGATATTTTTTCATTTTATCTCTATTTTTAATTCTATATTCTCTTTCACAATCTTTACATTGAGTTCTTAATCCATCATTTGATATCTTTAATTTATTAAAGTTTATCAGATCTTTATATTCTCCACATTTTTTACATTTTTTCATATATTATATATTTAATTTTGACTACTTCGTTATTAAATGAAATTATAGTAAACCAATACTCATTTTTTAATATATAAGAAAATAGTATATAATTAAAATGGAGAAATTTTCGAGATTAAAACCAAAGACTAATTCCGAACCAAAAGATGATGTAGTTTTTGATGGTGATAAATTTAAAATAATTAAGTATGAAGATTGGAGTATTGTAAAAGGTGGTGATGCTATCATCTGTATTCCAATTTTAATTGAAACAAATCAAATTATTCTGAGATATGAATATGTACCAACATATAAATATGTTGAAGGTACTGAATATCACTTAACTTTAGTTGCTGGTGGTATTGAAAAAGGAGAAGATCCACTTACAGCTCTTTTTAGAGAATTGGAAGAAGAAGCTGGTATTGTAGTTAGAGAAGATTATTCACCAGAGGAATTGAGACCACTTTTCGCGAGTAAAGGTCAAACAGCTAAATTTTATCCATTTATTTTACCACTTAATGAAAGAGATTATCATGAAGTGATTGCTAAAGGTGATGGTTCTAAAGCAGAGGCTATGAGTAAGGCAGTCAAAGTTGATATTAAATATTTAGATTCTCTTAACGCATCTGATATTTTTACAGATTATATGTTATTAAAAGTTAAAGAATATTTAAACTTAAAATAAATATTTTATATAAAAAATAAAAGATTATTATGTTTGAAAGTAGATTGAGAAATAATGGATTATATTCAGTTTCAGAATATAAAGGTAAAACTTTGGAAGAAGCTACTAAATATGCTGAAGAAGGAGGGTATATAGTAAGAGTTACTGAAACCGATGGTAATTCTATTATGGTTGACGCTTTAGATAACAAAACAAATAGATTAAATTTTCGAGTTAGAGGAGGTTTAGTTATTGATGTTTATGGAGGTTAATAAAAAAACTCACTCATTAGAGTGAGTTTTTTTTATTTTTATAAAAATAATTTAATATATAAGATATGAAGTATATTAAATTATATGAAGCTTTTTCATCAGACATCTTAAACAAGATGATTAAGTATTTAAAGTCTGAGAATATAAGTAATTCGAGTTTATCCAAATTTAAATCAGACCTATTAAAAGTTTTTTCAAATTTAGATATTCCTATTAGTGATATACCAGATCAAAATGTTGAATATGGTTCTAAAATTAAAATTTGGAAAATTTCCCCAAAGGGAGATAGTAATATTTCAGGATTAAAATTCTGGTTTAATCGTGATGGAAGTTATGTTGGTTATTCGGGTGTCGGAAACAAACTTATTTCATTATCAGAGGGTAATGAAATTCCGGATGAATTATTAGAACGTGTTAGAAATGGTTATTTTTCAAATATTCCAAAAACTGGTAACTTAACTTCTGTTGAAAAAACGGTTGATAATTATAATCAATTGAATAGAGGTGATAAAGTAATTGCATTTTTATATGATATGCCGTTTAGTGAAGATAGAGACTTAGTTCATAATGATGAAGCAACAGATTGGACAGGTCCGATGACATTTGGTACTATTTGGAAAAGAGAAAGAGATAGAAAAATCTTTATTATACATGATAATGAGGAGGCTGATGGATCAACAGATGATGATAGTAGGGAGTGGAATCAATATGGTAGTTATAGCTGGGGTATAGGTAATCCAACTACGTGTTTTGGTGACCATTATTATTTAAGTTTATATACACCTTCTGATAAACCACTCTCATATGGAAAGGAGGGTGTTGAAGTTGATAAATCAAATCCTGATAATTTTAATCTAAAAGTAAGTGGTGATTATTTATCATCTTCTGGTAGTATGAAAGATATTATAAATGATGCTGACTTTGGAATCTATATAGAATTAGTTGATTTAAAAACAAAATCAATAAAAGATATTAAAGATAAAAGAACAGAATTGAAATCTGGTATTATTGGAGGACCACATGGTTTATCCAATGAGGAATTAAAAGAAATTAATATCAAAAGATATACAGACTTAGCATTTAAAAGATCTGGTATATCAATAGAAGGTGTTGATTTTAGTAAATTAAATGATTTCTTCAGTAATTTATTATCTGATTATTTTATATTAAATATAATTCTCCAGGATAGAACTTATTACGACTTTTTGAGTTTGATATCATCAATAAGAAACCTGGTCATTTATATAAAAGAAAATAGAGATGAGAATTATATAAAAAGTGGATTTAAAAATATTGAATCATATTTGAATAGTTATAAGTCATTAAAAAGTAAGTTTAACACTGAAATTGATTCTAAAATAAAATTAGTTTCAGAATTGGATAGTAGATTTGGTGATTTGATAAAACAAATCATTGAAGTTGGTTCAGTTTTTAAAAATAAAATTAAATCAAGTGAATTTATGAGTCTTTACTCACTTAAAATATTAAATAGAAATCTTGATAATATTAAAAGAACAATTGAAACTGATATTAGTTATAATGATTTAAACTATATTAGAACATTTGCGGGAGTAAATAGAGATGAATTACACACATTTAATTTTGATGGTGTGAATTATGAAGATTCAATGGAATTCTTCAAAGCATTAAAAACAATGATATAAAAAAGAGACTGAAAGGTCTCTTTTTTTATTTAAATAGATTTTTCAATCTCCAATCTCTGACTTCAATTTTAAAGTCCTCAAATGAATTGGTTCTTGATAGAATGTCAACTTTCTCATTTAATTCTTCTATTAGTGATTTTAGTTCTTCACTTCTTTCTCTAATACGACCATCATAAACGCAATCAATTCTAGAATCACCTTGTTGGATTGGTACAAACCAAATAGTTACATTTTGATAATTAAACGATTTTGCTATTTCTGATAATGTCTCCTCTGCTCTTTGTCGAGACATGCCACCAATATTAACATAATAGGTGAATATTGGGTTATCTAAATTTAATTCATTCTGTTCTAACATATCTTTGATAATAATTCTTTTTTCTTTTCCGAAAACTCTTCATCGGTTAAAACACCGGCTTTGTGTAAATCATCTAATTTCTTAATTAAATCTAAGATACCATCAATCTCTTTTATTTTATCCCATTCTTTTTTCAACTCAGTTTCATTTACTTTATTTTTCAATGGTTCTTTTTTTATATCAGATGTTGATACTGGTTTAACACTCTCAGGTAATAATTGTAAAATAGTTGATGAAATATGATATGTATCAAAGTCCATATCAATCTCAGAGAACTTTTGTGAAGATGATGATCCCTTTTCAACTCTACCGGTTTCAAATGAAGTGTTAATCTTATGACCAGAAGATAAAGAACCAATACAATTTGATAAATCCACACCAGTTGTATATGTTGCATTGGTAGAATTATATGAAGTAGTTGTTGTACTACCACTTGTGTTTGTACCAATAATATTATTTGTGTAATAACCACCAGTTGTATTCCCACTTAATGTTCCACTTCCGTAAGTTATCCAAGTGTTTGGGTATGTTGGATATGTAGGATAGTATCTTTCAATTATAACTGTATTAAATCTATCTCTCCAATTTTTAATAGAAACAACAGATTCTTTATAAAAGAAAACTTCTAATTTACCGTTATTTTGAGTAGCGTTTATCGATTCTAATGAAGCGTCAACTTCATAAGTTGAAAAAATAAATTTCTTTTTATCATCAATAAAACAATCAAGATAAAATCTTTGACCTGGTTTTAAAACCAATCCAGTTTTTGAAATTGAATTACCATTTAACTTAATATCAGCTAAGACACAGTCTGTAAGTGGATTATATAATTCGATTTGGAATTCTTCGGAATCTTTTAGATAAACTTTTCCGTTTTTAATAGATTTTCTACCTCTATCAGTAGAATTTACGACCCAAGCACTTGGCTTAGAAACGTGGTTGTTTGCAATTTTTGCCATTTTTATTCTTTATTTTTTTAACTTATATCTCAATTCATTTCTAAATTTCAGAGGTAACCCGGAATTACCTGACATAAGTTTAAGAACTTTGTTTATATATAATTAAATATCTTCTTTGTTTACAATTTTGTACCACAACTTGGACAGAATTTATAATCATTATTCTCTGATCCACAATTTGGACAATACTTTTTAACTTTTATATTTTTCTTTTTAGTTAAAAAAACTTGAGTTATATCTAAAACTGTATTGTAATGATCTCGACCCATTGGTGGTAAATGTGGATTTTCAACCACAACCATATCAAATTGGTCTAACCATCTTTTGTATATTTCTAATATTCTTCTTCTATAATAAATATCTCCAGTATTTATAGTTAAAATAAATTTATTAAATTTGCTTCTATATAAAATAGTTTTAATGGTATTATATGTAGAAAATGTCTCTTCATTATATTTATGTGATGATACTATTGATATTTCAACAAATCTATATTCACCACCATCTTTCAAAACAATTCTATATTCACCACCTAAGTCGGTAGTAAATGTAAAAACATCATCATTTTGAAAATCACCTGTTACGTTGTAAACCATAATGTATATATTAATTTTTATGTTTTTATTTTGAATTATTCTAAATTGTTTGTATATTTGTAAAACAAATTAAGAAAGATGAGCAAGTCAAAAGAAAACTTTATTTTAAATACCTTCTTAAATCTTACTTCGAGAACATATCCTTATGGACTAGAAGATACTTTAGTTGCTGATATGAAGAAGATTGGTCTTTTTCCAAAAGACTTACAAAAAGATGTTCATGGTAACTATTACTATCAGATAGGTGAATCAAGAACTATTTTTGCTTCTCACTTAGATACGGCTACAAAAACAGCAAGTAAAGTAAATCACGTTTTTGATGGTGATATTATCAAAACCGATGGTTCTACTGTATTAGGTGCTGATGATAAAGCGGGTACAACTGTTATGTTGTATATGATGAAACACAATATCCCAGGTCTTTACTATTTCTTTATTGGTGAAGAAGTTGGTTGTATTGGTTCTGGTTTGGCTGCTAAATCAATTAGTGAGTTTCAAGGTAAATATGATCGTATAATTTCTTTTGATAGACGTGATGTTTTCTCTGTTATCACTCACCAATCTTGGTCAAGATGTTGTTCAGATGATTTTGCTGACCAATTAGCATCAGAATTGAATGCTAGTGGATTTGACTTGAATTATCGTAAGGATGATGGTGGTGTTTATACTGACTCTGCTGAGTTTATTGATATTATTCCAGAATGTACAAATATTTCAGTTGGTTATTACAAAGAACACACTGTAACCGAAAGTCAAGATATAAATCACTTAGAAAGACTGGCTAAAGCTTGTTTAAAAATTGATTGGGAGAACTTACCAACAAAAAGAGATCCAAAAGTTTCTGACTATAAGACATATGGTTCAAGTAAATCATCTTATAGTACACATGACTCTTATCACGGAGTTGATTATGGATATTCTAGAAGAAATAAAAAGAAAAAGAATAAAAATAAAAGAAAAGATTATGGTTACCATGATGATTGGTATGATAATCACCACGATGATTATGGGGATGATAATTTAGTTTTCGATGAAGATGGATTTTGTCCTAATTGGGTTGGATCAACAACATTACAAAAAAATAATGGAAAAGAGTACTTTGATAACGGAAGTGGTCTAGTTGATATTACTAAACCAAAATCTCACTACGGTTGGATTTTAGGCAAATTTACTGGTAAGTTAACTGTTGAGGAATTGGCTATTATCAAAGGTCAATATTTAGATATGGATAATGAAAATGATAAACAATTCTATCATTATCTTGTAGAATATATTAACGATGATAGTCTATAATATCGGTTGATTTTATAACCTCATCCGGAGCGTTTTTAATTTTGGAATTAGGAATATTATGTGTAACTTTAAAAGAAACTTTAGATAACTTTTCAGTGATTTTGACTGGTGTTAGTGGTAATTCTTTATTTAAATATTGTGAGCAATCATCTTCATTTAAGTACCAGTATTCCACTAATACTATGTCACCTACTTCATAAGTAGGCTTCCACTTTTTGTATTCGAGTATAAATTTCATAAACTATATATTAAATGTTAAGACTTACAAATTTGATTTTAGAAGATAGATTGTTAGATTTTTTACGATTTGCTAACAATAGATTTATAATATCACAGATTATGTCGAGTGGTGCTATTGGTACTCACTTAAAAGATGAGGGTAATTATATCTCAACCGTAGAAGGTGAGTATGATACTATTTCATATTTACCAAAATCTAAAATGGATAAAGATGAAAATCCATTTGAGAGTAGAAGTAGAGTTAAAATAAAGATTGGTAGATTTATTAAAAAATTCTATACTGAGTTTTCATTGAGTGAATTTAAAATTAATGATGCTGAGATTGAAAAATTTGTAAATGCTTATAAATCATATTTTTCAGAAGATGGTAAAAATCTTAAAGTGGTTGAGGGTAAAGATATTCAAAAGTATTACTTAGAAGATAACTATTACAGAGATAATGGTTATATAAATGGTACTCTTTGGAACTCTTGTATGAGACAAAGTGAAAGAAATTCATTTATGGAACTCTATACAGTAAATCCAAATATCAAGATGTTGGTTCTTTTTGATGATGAAGAAAAGGTTAAAGCACGTGCTATACTTTGGGAGAGTGAAGTTTTTGATGAAAATGGAACAGAATGGAAAGTAATGGATAGAGTTTATTCATTCTTTGATCATCAAGTTGATATCCTTAAAAAATGGGCTGATGAAAATGGTTACATTTATAAATGGAGACAGGATGCTAAATCTGAGTTATACTTCCTTGTTGATGGTAAAAAGAAGAGATTAAATCTTTCTATTAAATTGGAAAAATCAAATTTTGAAACTTATCCTTATTTAGATACATTTAAGTTTTATAATGTTAAAGAAGGAAGATTCTCAAATAATGATTTAAAATACTTTGACTATATTCTAACGTCGAGTAGAGGTTTCTTACCAGAAGATGAGGATATTAGTGATGATGATATGACATTCACATTTGATAATGATGCTTTTAATTGGAGTGAAATTCCAATTGAAGATGAAAATCCAAGACTAGTTCGTGAAGAACCTCGTGAGATTCCAAGACCTCTTCGTGTTACTGAGAGGATTCGTAGAGGAAGAGGTATTTCTTTAGAAGATGTAGGTCCATCAGGTGTCAATGGTGTCTCCGGTACATCCGGTACATCCGGTGTCAATGGTGTTGATGGTCTGGTGATAATGGAACTTTTCGATGAAATTGAATCTTCAAATAGAGAGAATAGAGAGAATGGTAGAATTGAGTTAGATCCTTTAGATCCATTTGATGGTCTATAATAAAAAAACCAGTCAAATGACTGGTTTTTTTATTTAATCTCTTTTATTATTTTTATATTTCTCTTCTTCTTCAAAACGATATTTATCATATCTGTTTGCTATTTCAACTAGGAATTTATTTCTAACAATATCTTGATTTTCAAATTCAAACATAAAAAGATCATCCATTCCATTAACCATTTTAATAAAATCTACATAACCAGAATCTCTTCTTCTCACATCATATTGTGATGTATCTCCCATCATAACAGCTTTTGAATCATTACCCAAACGAGTAACCCATAACATAAGTTGTTTAATATTTGCATTTTGACAATTATGAACTAATATATTTTCAACAAAATAATTATGGTTACCATCAACCTCTATATTATATACAATTTCAGGTTCTGAATTTTGTATATCTACAATATCGACTACTGATAAATTTTCATTATATGTTATATTGTATAAATTTCTATCAAAATTACTTTCTAAACTATTATTTAGTTTATATAACATTGAGGGATGTATATATTTAGAAGTCAAATTAAACATTTTCAATGAGTTTATTTTATTTAGTACTAAAATATTACCTTTAGATGTCTTATAAACACTACCTTCTAATCCAAATTTATTTTTAATTATATTTGATAATATTTGGACCTCTGTGAAACTCATTGAATTGGTAGAAAATGTAACACAACCATTTGATTTTGAAACCGATCCATCATCCATATACCATATGGATAATGTTCTTAATGTAAACCATCTCTCAATATCATTACTAATTGTTTTTTTCGAGTCTTTATATAGTGAATTATAAAAATTTTCAGATATATTAATTGATTTAGTTTGAAACCCACATTGTGGTTCACCTGTATATCCAGACTTCAATGAATTTCTATATGATGATATATTTTCAAATATACTTTTTTTAAATTCCATATATTCAATTTGTTTTATAGAATGGTTTGTCGAAATTCTATATGATTTTTTTAATTGTTTATTTGGTAATAATGATGAGTCACCCAAGCACATACCTAATATTATATCATAAGAGTCATTAGTTAATATAGTTGAATCATTCGTTCCGGTATTCTTATATCTACATATTCTATCACCAATGGTTAAGTTTTTAACCTCTTCCCATTTAATTTCACCATCTCTGAATACGGAAAATGGATGATTTATTGTTGTTTTTAATGGTTTAACTCTATCTTTAACCGATATTTTAACAATATCTTTAATTCCATTTTCAAAAACTCCCGTTACTTTTTTATTTTCAACTATTTTTTTATTTTCATCCCAACTGGATACATAAATTTCTTTACCCATTTTGAAATAATTAACAATTTCTTTCATTCTAAGGTAATTAAAAGATCCTCTTTTTTTATGGTTTGTAACTACTCTTGAGTCACCAGTAAAACATTCGTCAAGTAACATTATACAATTATCATAAGTAGAACCTCTCATGTAAGCAAGTGGCTCAAATTTTATCTCTTCAGTTGAAAAAAGAAAATCCGTATTTTGTTTCCCAATTATTTTACAAAACGTTGTATAATAAGATTGTTTATAAGGATCAATTTTTTCAGCTATAGTTCCAGGTAAAGAACCTAAATTCTCACCGGATTCTTGAACTGGTTTAGTAATAATAATTTTTTCAACTTTCTTATCAGCTAATAAAGCTAAAGCTGTATAACAAGTTGTGAATGTTTTACTGGTACCAGCTGGTCCATGAACTACACTTAGAATATTATTTCTAATACCCTTATAGAGATCATGTTGTTTAGGAGTTAACTGAACATTTGATTTATTAAATTCATCTTTAGATAATGAATTTTTCTTTCTTGATGTTTTTCTGTGTTCATAATCTTGAATCCCTTCGTCGATTTCTGATTTTAAATCTCGTTTAGCCATTTGTAAAATAGTTTTTTGTATATATTATTACTCCCTATTTACCCATTATAAATTTAGAGGACTTAAAAGTTTTTAATATATAATAAAAATATTTTTTTGATATGAAAACAAAAGATGATTTAATTTATGATTTGATTTTTTCAGATGAAACAATCTATATAATAAATTTATCTGAATATGTAAGTGATATTTATAGTTATGAAGATTTTGTTGATGATGTTAAATTGGTTATGAAAAAATCGAAAGTAACTATCATAAAAAGTATAATAAAGGTAGATAGTAAGACTGCTACTTGGGAATTAAAAGTAAAAAAGTAATATGTGGAAATACAATAGTGATTATGGTAAATGGTTTACAAAAACAGATTCTTTATTAAAAGAAGATTTTGATTTTTATAAACAAGAGTTGGTTGCTACTAGGTTTTATTCAAAAGCCCTAAGTGGTTCAGCTTATGTTGCGATTGATGATGTGAATAATTTATATGATGTTATTAATGCTTGGAAACCAAGAAACTGGTTTGTTAGTACATTAAGTTCTAATTTTGCTTATACACCACAACCGACAAAATTTCCAACTCCAATTGATACAAACTCTCAATATGATTTTTACACAAAAAACTTAAAAGAATATAGTCTTACTTTAAAAAATCTTTTTACACCGGAAAGGTTGATGAAAGATATTTTAGCTAATTATATTCAAGTTGATGTAGCTACTACACAACAAATTGATTTAACATTAGAGTTGGATAACTATTATATAGATGATATTAAGTTAAAAGATGGCCACAAAGTTTTAGTTAAAGACCAAGTAACATTTGAGATATTAGATATATCTGTTAATCCAGATGAATATTTTAAAGGACCTTACACAATAGTTAATGAGGAAGGTTTAGATATAGAATATCAATATTATAGTAATGAGAACGGCTTATATGAATTTAGGAATAGAAAATTAGTTAAGTTAAATGACTTGGATGACTATGAAAAATGTTCTAGATTAAGCGTTTATGTTAAAATGGGTACAACAAATCAAAATAAACAGTTTAGTGTTAGAAGATTATTAAACGGGTTTTATCCAACATCATTCAGAAATGAGCCAATGGAATTCGTTGAAAAACATAATTGGTTATTAAGAAACAGAGTAGATTATAATAACTTATTTGAAACTAACTATTATGATATTTTTAGACATGGCACTCAATCTATTTATATAAGTGGTGTAACTTACAGTATACCGGAAAGAACAATTGCAGTTGGTGAATTTGGTACAATAGTTAATACTCAAGATGGTTATTCAAATATAATACCTTGTAAATATAAAGATAATTTAAGAAGTATAACAAGTACTGAAAACTATTACTGGATTTGTGGTGATAATACAACTTTATTAAGAATAGGTAAACATGATTTCGAAATAAAAAATATAAAATTAGATACCTATACAAATTTAAGATCAATATCATTTGTTAATAATTTGAGAGGTGTTATCGTAGGTGATTACAATACTATTTATATAACTAATGATGGTGGTGAAAAATGGCAGTTATTAGATTTTACAAGTTTTAGAGAATACAATTATAATAAGGTTATTTTTGTGACTGATACTAAATTTTATATTGGTGGTAAGAGTGGTGTATTTTTAGAAATCTCAGAAGATATAAATGGTTGGAGTGCTAGGAAGAGAAGAGTATCTAGACAAATAGATGATGAAGATGAGTATGTTTTAGTAGATCACATAAATGATTTATGGAAAACATCAATAAGTGGTTGGGGATTAAGTTACTCATACTATACACAATCAATTTCATCACCAAAGGATTTAGTTTTTATGGCTGTTGATGGTGGTAAAATAATTGCATATAATGAGAATAATTTTATAGATAGTGACTTTATATATTTTGATTTTGATAAAAATTATGGTGATATAAAAAATATTACACAACAAAAAGGTACTAATAATTTCTTTTTTAGTAATGATGATGGTATCTATAAATTTGATATTAGTGATTTTAAATACTATGGTGTTGGTAATACATATTCAAATACAATAATATCAGCAACAGCACCTTCGAAAATATCAAGTTTATACGCAAATAGTTTATATGATTATAGAGGTGAATATTTGTTAATAAGTGGAAATTATACTCTTGTTAAATCATCTACACATTCATCATCATATGATTTTGTTGATTTAGACTCGACTTTTTTCTCAAAATTAAAATCAAAGCTATTATTTATAGATTATGATATGGGTAGTAAATTAAATTTCTTTACTGATGAAGGAAATTATAGATTACCAAATTCAACAATTATAAAACAAAATGTTTTTTCGGAAAGTACAGAATTAACATTTAATAATTTAGTTTATGGAGCTACTGCCCCAAGTTTCATGACGCAGTCGGAAGTAACTTGGTATGACTATTGGTGTGATAGAGAAAAGACATTTGAGTATTACTCTGTTAATCCTCTTTCTAACTCATCAAAAGTTTTAATATCAAAAACATTTTCAGGAACTACTCAATTTACGGTGGCTACTGTCAGTTTTGTGAATACAAACACAGTTGATTTGTTAAAATTAGCACCATCATTTAATTATACTGGTACACAAAGTTCTAGATATAAACACATCGGTGCTTCTATATCATCAGTAGGTGGATCTAATTTCACACTATATTTAAAAGATTACTTGATGGTTTTAGGTGTTACAAATAGTACATCAGCAGTTAGTAATAATAAATCTTTTGATGTTGATTTAGGTGATGTTTTAAGAATTGAATCTGGTGTTGTTGAAGGAAATTTCATAGTTAATAGAATTGAAAATTTCACCAATAGTAATAAGTATATTTACATGTTTTCGGATTTTAGTGGAGATATAATAAAAAATCTAAAAACATCAACATCATCTATTGTATTAAAGAATTTAAATAAATTTTATAACTCAGATGACTTAATCACTAATTTTAATTCACATCCGCTTGGAATAGGATATAAAATGAGTGATTATGGAGATGGTTACTTAAAAATTGATCCTAAATTTAATAACTACACATCTTATTATAATTTAGCAACAGAAATTCATGTAAATTCTGATAATGATTATTTAGAATTTAACTCATCAGACTTTTTATATTATGGTATTCCAGATGGAACAAGCTCTGTCCCACAAACACTTAATTGTAATTCAAATGTTTATCCAACTGAGATTAGAGTTAATTTCAACTTATATCATTTAAGACCATCTGATTTGAAAATAAACCTAATTGGTCCAAGTGGTGAAATATTAAATGTTATGAATGGAGCATCACAATCAATTAGTGGTTTCACATTTAGTAACACAACATTTACAACTAAATCAACAGCTGGTACATTAGGAACTTTTTCATCTCCTTATACGGATGTAATTAAAATGAATATGGGTTTAAGTGCTGGTTCTTATTCTTATGTTAGTACAACAGTTGATTTTAATGATTTGTTAATAGAAGGTAATGCAAAGGGTGATTGGAAATTAGTAATAGAGGATAGTGTATCAAGTTATATTGGTTATTTGAAAAATTGGTCTATTTTATTCAAAGGAGAGATAAAAGAACCGTTAATTTATACGGATGGTTTCTTAAAATTTGGATACACACCAAGATATAATCTACTTGATTATATGACTAGTATAAATAAAACAAATTATGTTAACCCAACATTCTACGCAACAAAAGAGTATTTAACAATGCCTATCTATAATGATTTAGAGTTTGGTAGTTTAACAGCATCTAATGTTTATTTGGATTCAGCTGGATTGACAGCATCTGAGGGTAATTATAGTTATAAAGATAATAAGATATATTTTGGTGATAATTTGAAGTTAGAGTGGGAAAGTATTTTTATTAATACATTTATTGACTTAACAATCTATCAACCATTAGCAAATTTATCAACAGGTGGAACTTTCTCTTCTGAAAGATTATTAGTTACAAATAAGTATTATGATTCAATCAAATCTGGATACGTTATAGAGTTTCATAGAAATGTTAATTTCGAATTAAATACTGCTATAGGTGGATCAAAATTAAACATTACATCTAGAAGAACTTTAGAGCAAATAAGTGATGATTTACAAGAATTGAATAATATTCAAAGAAGACTTAGTAAACAAACTGAAATACATAGTGGCCAAACATATGATAATTATGAAAGAGAACTTAATTTTAAGATATCAACAGATTCATATGCAAAAATATTACTTTCTGATGTTGATACATATCAAAACTTAACTGGTTTAATTTACACGGATTATAAGAATGAGTTGGCTATGAATTTAACTAGAATGGAAAAAGATTATAAAATCTCCATTAATAATACAGCTAATGTGAATGGTAAACTTTATGTTCGTTGTAACGAAAAACATGAATTGGGAAATGGTGATGGTGTTATTTTAGAGTTTATTGGTGGTACATATTCATCTGAATATTTAAATCAACAATATTTTGGTTATCATATAGTTACACAAGTTTATAATGAATATGATTTCTTAACAGAAGTTGATTACGGACAAAATGTTTACTTAGGTAATGATATAGGTTATGTTAAATATGTCAAAAAAGATCCTTTCTTTAATTATGAGCCTGTTGATTTAATTGATGTTTCTTTAAATAAAAGAGCTAAACAATCTATTCAATTAGATACCGATAATACAAAAATTGAAGGATCTACTTATAGCTTAGTTAATGTTGATTACAATAGATATAGATTTAGATTAGTTGATAATCTAACATTTGATGATCTACATACTAAATATCCTTGGGTATTAGAGGCTGAAATCTCAGATGCTTTAATTGGTGAAGATGAGAATGGTATAGTTTGGTACAAAGGTATTTGGGAGTTTGGTAGATGGTTTGGTGGTACTTGGTATTCTGGTCAATGGAGATATGGAGATTGGTATGAAGGTAACTGGTATTCAAGAAATGTAAGAGACTTAAAACTTTCTGTTAAAGTTGATGAAGTTGATGATTTCACAAAATCTGTTTGGTTTACAGGTAGATGGTATGATGGAACTTGGAATGATGGTACTTGGAGAGCAGGTAGATGGTATGATGGAACTTGGAATAAAGGTTCTTGGTATAATGGTATCTGGAATGATGGAACTTGGAATAATGGTAGTTTCATTGGTGGTATATGGGTTGAAGGTACTTGGAATTCAGGTAATTTTAATACTGATAATGAACCAGCTTATTGGATCGATGGCGATTGGTATGGTGGTGACTTTGAAAATGGTATCTGGTATAATGGTATATTTGAGCAAAGAAATGGATTATCTAGATTTGGTACAAATGCTTATAACAGTAGAACAGCTACTTGGAATGGTGGTACTTTTAAAGGTGGTAGTTTCTATTCAAACTTAAAATTATTATCAAATGCTTCGGAAACAAACAAGTATTCAATATGGAAAACTGGTAAGTTTTTAAATGGTGATTGGTATGGTGGAATTGCATATAATATGGAGTTTACATCAGGTGTTTGGCATGGTGGTATACTAGAAGATATTGAAATTATAGGACTAAATGAAACTAATAACTCATTTATATTAAATGGTATATTTAGATTTAATATAGGAGATGTTATCTACGTTACAGATAAATTTAACAACTCTGGTTTAAGTACATATGGAAGTCTTAGTGAACCAAAAAAATATACAATTTTAAGATGTGTATTAGATGAGGTTAATAAAATTACGGAGATTTATATTGATTATAATATATCATTAAGTGATTATATTGGTATTTTCAAATCTGATGTTAAAGATGGTACAATGGTTAATAGCATCTATGGTAATTCAAGTATATCTACTGGTTACTCTGGTTCTATTGTAGAATATTTCTACACGGATGAAATTGAGGATAAAATAAATAATGTTAGAGTTAAAATAAATTTAGAAACTAATCCAGGTTTAACACAGTCTTTATCATATCTAATGATAAATCTTAAAGCTCCTAATGGTAATGTTATAAATGTTAAAAAGTTGGGTGTTGGTGATACCGATATTTATTTGAAAAATACTGTATTTACTGGTACTCAATCAACTGAATTTTCTTTAGGATCACCTCTTTATGATGGAGTTTATGAATTTTCAGGGGCTACTGGAGCTACCGGAGTTGGAGATTATTTGGTAACAACCAATAACGTTGAAGATTTATTTAAAAATACAACAAAGGGTTATTGGGAAGTCTTTATAAAATCATTTGATGGTTTAGATGTTAAAGTTAATGATCTAAGATTAGAATTCTGTTACTCTGATAAAATTGGTGCTCAATTAAACAATCCGATAACAAACGGATTTGATACTGGTTTAAGAATTGTTAGTAAGTTTACAAATGCTAATTGGAAATCCGGAATTTGGACAAATGGTATTTATGAAAGCGGTTTATATGAGACTGGTATTTGGTATGATGGTATATTTAAAGGAACTTGGGGATAAATCATTTTTTAAAAATAATATATAATTTATGATTAAGAGATATAAACAATTTATTACAGAAGCGAATGAGTCTAACACTGAAATTTCTCAGGAGATTAAAGACAATTTAAAGGAAATGATTGAAAAAACTATTGAGAAAAGTGGTGGTGATTTCAATTCATTTGTTGAAAAATTTATCAAAGAACCAGAAAATACTAAAATTGAAGGTTTGATAAACGATAGTGATATATTTGATTTTTATCTTAAATGGCGAAACGATGTAGATCCAATTCTAAATGATATTAAATTCTATGATCAATCTCCTACTAAAATTGGTAAGTTAGGTTTATATGAGTATGTCGTAGCTGGAACTCAAAGAGCGATAGAAGAAGTTGTTAAAGGATTAACTGGTAGTGAAGGTAATCAAGCTCAAGAGGTAAATTCTCAAGCTCAGTCACCAGAAGCTTAAATATTTATAAAATCAACACCAGGAATATTTTCAATTTTCTTTTGTATGTTATCCAACATCCTTAATGTATTCATAGTTGCTATTATTTTTATTTTGAAATCTTTTTCAACTTCTAATAAATATTTTATTTTCTCAATATACGTTTTTTTATCGGTTATTTTATTTAACGAATCTACTACTACAAAGTCTAAGTCATTATTTAATAAACCACCTCTTTCCAAAACTCTATATTTAATATCCATTAAAAGACATTTATTCATTAATGTGTATTCTATTTTATTCTCTTTTAAAGATTTAATAACAGAATTATCCTTATCTAATGTCAGATATAATGATCTCTTGTTATTTTTTACTAAGTCAATTGCTAATCTTGACTTACCACTTAACATCTCACCTTGAATAATAATCATAGCTTTTAATTTGAGATACAAATATAAAAATAAAAACGGAAATATGAAATGTTTATATATAGAATATAAAATAAAATTTAAATAAATGGCAAGTACACCACTTTATAAAGGATTAAAATCAAACGGAACTTCTTTTTACGCTTTTCCAGGAGCAGCAGAAGATATATCAGCTGCTTATCAAAATAGTAATTATAAAATGTATTTTTCTAAATATGTTTTATTAAACTTACCTAAAAGAAATTTAAGTGCTGGTACACAATCAAGTCAAATATATTTTGATTTTGATAGTGCTTTTAAAAAATCTCAAAATTATTCGGCTCCATCATCATTTAGTGATCAAATTGTAGAGTCTTTGAGAAATTATGTTGCTAACCAAGAAGTAGTTATAAGAGAGAGTAGATTAAATAATACAGATTATTATTATAATACAAACTCACTCGAAACAACAACTGAAAAGTTATTTTTTAAATGGTGTAAAAAATTAAATTTAATTGATTTTGAACCTGCTATTCCTGATGATGAATACTTTAGTAATCTACCAGTATTTGAGAGAAGAAATTTAAATGATGATGAATACTTTCCTGAATATTTATGGAAAGAAAGAGAGGTTGTTGATTGGGACACTATTTCATTTTATGAAACTGGTGAGTCTGGATTTCTTAATAAATTAGAAATAGAATTTAATGGTGAAACTAACTTCAAAGTTGGTGATACTATAAGAATTTATAATGTTTCTAATTCGAGTATTTATAATAATGATTTATATAATAACGATTTATTAGATTCCGCAACAGAAGACGGTAAATATACAAAAGTACTTAGTGTTATACCATCTAATGCTACAAGAGGTCAAAGAATCGTAGTTGATATACTGTTTTCGAACACTCAATTAGGAACTCAATCTGAGTCTTCTGGTCAAGCGGCATTGGTTTATCATAGACTTGTTCAATATATTGGTGAGATTAATGGTGTTTCAAATGTTCAAGAAGCAAATAGGTCATATACTGAAGTTTATGCTCATATTCCAGATCATACTGGAATGACACCTGATATTCTTTTCAGAACTATGTATGATACAAATTATAAACCAAATTTAACTTTCCCAATTGTACCTAGTCAATACCAAGCTGAAATTATGGGAGCTGAGAATTTTACATCACCAATAGTAAGCTCGCCTTTAAACTATCCAGGATCTTATTTTGGACAATTTGATACATTAGATTTCACGTATGAAACATCTACTGGTGATAGTTTAAGAAGAAGTGGTGATTATTTTGGTGTTAGTGGTGATATAAACAACCCAGTTGTAGATACATCTGGTATGGATGGTATCACATTAGATTTTAACACAAGTCACTATGTAAAAATGAATTTAGCTAATAGAGTAATTACTAACTTTGAACAGTTTAATGCTCTTGAAGTTAATAACACACCACCGGATAGTTTTGAATTTAATGCTATTTTGTGGTATTATACTGTTGAGGATGATAAAGGAAATACATTCACTAACTTATATGGAATATCATTCTTAGATAATCCAGCTAATAACTTATTACAAAGTGAAATTGGTATAAAATTCCCTACGTATAAAAAGTTAGTTTCAACTAGTGATCAAGATGGAACATCATTTGCTTTTAGTTTAAATTTAAATTTTAATATAATTAATGATAATGTTCAGGAAACATATAACCCAGAGGCAATAAATTCAATGTTTAGTATGAATTTATTTAACAAAGCTATGCAAAGACTTTCTTCTGTTAATGATTCATTTCTAAATATTTTAGTTGAACAAAATCAATTAAGAGCAGACTTACAAGATTTAAAATCTTTAATATATTCACAGTCTGATATTAATATCATTAATTCCAGAATTAATAGTTTAAATGATTTGTTAAGATTATATGCAACTAATCAAATCGTTTCATCTGATTCAATTGATGTGACTACACTACCTGGGTCACCACCAAGTATATCATTAAATAGTATAGATCCACTTTATAATAAAATAGATTATATAAAAACTACTGATTTATATAGCGCTACTGGTATAATACCACTAAGTTTAGATGTTCCTACAAATAAAAGTTGGTTAGTTTATATTTCTAATAACGATGAAGTACCATTTACACTACCAAATAATGATAAATTAACTGTTTATTTGAGTAGAGATTTGGATTTCAAACAATCTGTTGAGTTTTATATTAATCCAACAATAACATCATCTCAAAATAAAAAAATGGATATTTATATAAATTCTGATATAACTGGAACAACGACTGCTCTTACACAGGTATTACTTCTTGGTAATATAGATCTACCAGTTAGTTATAACTTAGTTAATGGATCTCAAAACTCATCTTATCTATGGAAAGATTTTAATTTTGATATTAACTTTAATGAAACTATGACTTTAAAATCAGGTCCAGTGATTGATGTACCAATTGATGGTAGTAGTAACTTAATATACAATTCAATAAAGGCTGGTGATACACTAACTTTAAATAACTTTTTTGTTGGAACATCTTCGGTTTATGATTTTTCAGGACAATATACAGTAACAACGGTTGGTTTGACTAGCTCATATATCACATTAGATGTTAGTAATAATTTGAGTTTAAAAAGTTTTGGTACAACAGCTTCACTACCAATGATTTTGAATAGTTCAACTGCTTCTATGTTATCTAATAAGCCATACTTTAGTTTAAATAAAGGTAAAAAGATTATTGTTACTAGGATTTCTGAAAATTCCACAGTATTATCTGAAAGATATAGAGTAGAAATTATAGATTTAAAATAAATGTCGGTTTTATATTTTAATATATACATTAAAATATAAAACTAAATATGAGTGTAGTATGTGGCGGTTCTTTATTTGGACCAAGTAGTCAATATATTAAGACAAATGGTGGTGACTTTATTGCAACTGAAGGTTCTAATATTAGAGAAAGATTGATGCTTTCTGATTTAAGAATACCTTATAAACAAATTTTAAAAAGTAGAATTATTCTTAAAAAAGGTCAAACTAATTATCTATTAAATCATTTAGGATTAGGAGATAATGCTACTTTTCTTTCTATAAAGGCTGTTTATGATGTAAAATCAAAAGTTGAAGCTGATAATTATGTTCAGTATAGTTATTATAACTACCCAGTTCAGATTTTTAGTTTTGCTCAATTATTGGTTTTAACCGGTAATTCATCAAATAGAGTTCCTCAATTATATTTGAATAACCCAAATGTTAATTATCCGGTTTATTTAGATGTCATGGTTGCTGTTATTGATGATAATTATTCGGTATTTAATGATTATATAAATCAATCAGGAACATCATTTACTGGTTTGGAATTCACTGATATTAAATCTTATGTTGTCGGTGAATCTATTGTTATTTATGATAAAAATACAACACCAAGAGCACTTATTTACTTAGAATTAGTTTATATAAATTCAATAACATTAGATAGTAACTTTATTATTATAGATGATGAAAGTCAGGGTATGATATTTTTACAATTTTTAACAGAGTTTGATGCTAATCAAGCACATTCACTTCTAAATTATATTTTAGAAAATCCTACTGTTAATATTAATGATATAGATCCACTTGTGGATTCAGTACAACCGGTTATTTATTTCAATTCAAAATCTGGATCAATGGGTAGTTATATAGAATTTAATAGTGCAACTTATGGTGTTCCATATGATACATCATATGGTTTTACATTTTCTACTTCTATAAGTCTATCCACTTATGGAACTTCAAGTGTTATACAAAAAGATAGATTGATTGAATTGTTAATTGATCATGTTAGTGATAATAGAGATGGTATTATAAATCTTATGGATTCAAATTTAATAATTTCAGGAGTATCAGGAATTGTTCACTCAATTACAAACATAGGTACGTATTCTGTTACATTTAACTTCATGGATTTGGCTAAAAATAAGTTAGATCATGTATTTGTTAACTTAGATATAGTAAATTAAAAATAATTAATAAAAAAATGAGATATAGTTGGGATAAATTTTTAAGACCTTTTTCAATGAATGATGTAAATGTTCAGGTTATGAATGATGATGGAGTTGTTACTCACACCATTAACCCAAGTACAATATTAAATGTCATGGTTAATAACAACCTAGTTAAGGTTAGTTTGAAAAGTGGTAGAGTTGTTATTATACCATTTTCAACATTAAATGAGGCTAAAATGGCTCTTCCAAGAATTAAACAATTAATAAGTGATCTAAATAAGAGAACTGGTAGAAAATACCTAAATAAGTTATCCAAATCATTTTATTATCAAAGTAATATTCCGGATGGGACATATACGGATTTTATAGAACCTGGTTCATTTTGGTATGATACCGAATTTGGATTTCTATATATTTATATACTTGATAATATATCTGGTTATAACTGGGTAACAGCGGTTGGTGAAATTGGTCCACAAGGAGATCCAGGTTTAAGTGCTTATGAGGTTTGGTTAAACGAGGGAAATATTGGATCATTAGATACATTTTTCTCATCAATAAGTGGTACATCCGGGACTGATGGTACATCCGGAACAAGTGGTACATCCGGTGTTTCAGGAACAAGTGGTACATCCGGGACTGATGGTACATCCGGAACAAGCTATACACCAACATCCGGATCTTGGATATTATCTCCTGGTTCAAACACAGTTAGTTTTACAGTTCCAGTTGGAAATTCATATGTTATGTGGGTTAATGGTAATATACCAAATGGTATTATTAATTGGAATGCGACGGTTACTATTTCAAATATAAATGTTCCAGTTATTGGAAATCAATATGGTTGGTATTATTTAGCAGGAAATCAATTGGTTTTAGATTCAATACCAAGTCATATAATTGGAACATCTGGTTCTATAATCACGACCGATCCAAATCCAGTAAATAGTAATACTTTTACATTTGGAATAACTAATAATACGAGTGAAAACCAAATGGTTTATTATGGATATATAAAAGTATCTTAAATAAAAAAAAATAATAATACAAAATGTTAATAAGTTGGCCATTAAATAAAAACATAGGTGATATTTATACTAGTCCAAATGGATCTAAATGGAGATGGTCTGGTAAAGCATGGGTTTCTCTAAGAGAAAATCCAATTCTTGCATTGGGTCCGGCAGGAACATATGAATTCTCACACTGCCCAATGGATCCAGTTGATGATATGAGATATTATATTGGTAATATTCCGGATCTACCAGCTCAATCAAACGGTTCAATAAAATCAAGAAGGATTAAATCATTAATAGGAGGTTCAATTAAACATATTAGTATAATGACTCAAATTTTAGGAGAAGTTGGTAGTAATGATCCTCAAATTTTTATAATAAATAATTATACTTCTGGACAATCATCGATAGTAACTTCTAATTATATAAATTATTCGAATAGTCAATTAGATAACTACGAATTACAAAATAAATTAGATGTTTCTATTAATGATGAATTAGAAATAATATGGGAAGTTCCTGTTTTTAGTTCAAGTCCTACTAGTGTTAGACATAATTTTATAATATCAATTGAATAATAAAAAAAACCACTCATTTGAGTGGTTTTTTTTATACTTTATAAATACCTGACTTTTTTGAAGAATCTAAAAAACGACCTACTTTTATCATTATTGGATAAGCTGGTAAATCATGAGTTGATTTATAATCAACACTATCCATTTCCCCAATACTCCAAACTAATCTAATACAATCTTTTACATTATCACTTGTAAGCCTTTCAAATATTTCACAATATCTATTATAAACTTCATTAGCAACTTCTTCAATTATTTCCGGTTCGGTAACACATCCTGGATCAACTCCTTTATCCATAGGAATTACAATACCTTCTTTAGAGTTTATATCAGAAACTAATAAATCCAATTCATCAGATAGATCTTTTGGTATAACTCTACTTATATGTAAATAATTTAACCATTCAAGTCTGTGTCCTTTTGGGAAAACAGTTTTTAGATAAAATACACCGTACTCTTTAGTTTGATTTAACATAGTCAATTAATTTAAGTAGGTTTTCTGTATTATGAGTATATTTATCTAATAAACTTTCTAAAAATTTCAATCTACCCATTTTATAATCTTCTTTAGGGTAAACCGAAAACTCTTCACTAATTCCGTTCTCCCACTCCAACAATTGATCAAAATCTCTTTCAACAATATTCATATCATAATGATTAAAAGACTCTGATAAATTAGTAGTAGAATTATGAGTTTTAGTATCTAAAATAATTTGCTTAACATCTAAAATATCTTTGTTAGTTTTATCAACAGCGCAACTCATTAAGAAATCAGCAGAATCTTCTTCATTTGTTTTACTAATAGGATCATAAACGATATCATGAAAAAGAGCAGCTAACATAAGTTTTTCATATTCTTTTTCAGAAAACTTAGATTTATTTTCGTTGATTTGAGAAATCAAATCATTAAGATGATTTAAGTTGTGGTAGTGTCTATGTGATTCATTCCACATAGAAAGAATTGTGTTTATATCACACTTAATTCCCCACTTTTCTAATAATTGTTGTAAGTCCATTCAGTTACTATTATTTTTGATAGAAATCAACGCCATATTTTTCAGCGATTTCTTTAGCTTTATTTAAATTTTTCTCTTCAACGAAAAATACCCATCTTGGATTTTTAACACTATATCTAAGTCTATCTTCTAATACATTCCCAGTATCAATGTCAATAAATTTAGGTGGTGTTAAAAAACCTTGATTGTGCATTAAATCCATCATATCTCGTCTAATAGAACTTGTTACTTCACTAGTAACAGAACTAACATTTACAATAACAGATGGATAGACAATCTTTTCAATACCTTTACTATTATTAAACTTTATTGGATTTATAGTAAAGTTACTAAAAGTTTCGTTAAATCGTTTAATTTTCATATACTATATATTAAAAATCTTTCTTAACTTTCTCTTTCTTATACTAACCTTTTCAAAGTTTAATATTTTCATTTGATACTCAAAAAACGCACTAGTCATATAGCTTCTACCAACTTGTCTTGATTTTCCCAATATTACATTCATAAACCCAACTCAATTAATTTTATCTCTCTGATTAAAGCCGTTTTTGTATAATGATTATAATCTAAATTATATTCAGATTTTAAGTAATCTTTAACACATTCGGTATATTTACTATAAACAAAGTCTTGATAGTTATCATCACACCCCATTACTTCTTTGTAAAACATTCTTTCGAGAATTCTTTCTCTATCTCTGAGTATGGCACCTTCTTCATATCTTTGAGATTTAATAGCTTTCATCTTTTCATCTCTTAAATCTAAAATATCAATAAGTAGTTGTAACAATTTTACTTTTTCCATATCCATTCAATAATCTTTTTTCTTCTCTGAGAAATTCTCACTAAATACATCTTTTTAAGCATTACCTCAGTCTCCTCAACCAGTTTTTTCATTTTTTCATTATGAAAATCTTTTCTTCTTTCTGATAAATAAGTATCCACATCCTTAACCTTAAACATTTTTTAAAATATCAACAATTTTTTTCATACCAACTGTTGCTGGTTCTTTAATATGTGTATAATTAATCTTACTCAAACCATAAGAATCTGACCAAACAATCATTTCATCAGCAGGATCAACATAATATATCTTACAAGTATCCTTCACCAATGTTGGTAGTAAATTAGCAGGAGCTACTTGCATTGATGTTCCAACAATAATACAAATATCACACTTTTGAGCAGCTTCTTCTGCCTTTGATAATAAATTATAGTTCAAACTTTCACCAAACCAAACAACAGCTGGTCTTAATTGAGAACCTTTTGAACACTTATCACCAATATTAATATCACCTTCCCAATCAAACGTTTCATCTGATCCAGGGAAAGAAGATTTAGCTTTTGATAATTCACCGTGTAAATGAATTACATTAGTAGAACCTGCTCTTTCGTGTAGATTATCAACATTTTGAGTAACTAAAGTTACATTATAATCTTTTTCTAACTCAGCAATTATTTTATGAGCATCATTTGGATAGACATCTTTCATTTGAGCGCGACGTTGGTTATAAAAATCCAAAACACGATTTTTATCTTTTCTCCAACCAGTTAAGGTTGCTACATCTTCAATTTTGAAGTTATACCAAAGACCATCAGAATCACGAAAGGTTTCAACTCCCGACTCTTTAGAAACTCCAGCACCAGTAAATATTAATATTTTTTTCATAGACATAAATAATATACAAAGATAATAAAAATAAGTTTATTAGAAAGTATTTAAATTTTAATATATAATAAAAAATATATTAGTTGAATGCCATTACCTTCACAAAACATCATTAGAAATAAACCATATTTAGTTTCAGCTGTGGATTATCAGTTAGGTACTTTTGTTGATCCATTGCAATATAATTTAGCTTATTTTGATAATTTTCAAATATTAGAGGAAAGAACGAATGGTTACGCAAGTCCTCGTTTGGTAAACTGGGTAGAACCATATACTGTCAATGATATAAATAAAACATTATTTTATACAGAGGTTAATTCAAATATACAAGTTGGTGATAGAGTATTTATAATAAATGGATATTATGATAGTGATTTATTGATTAAGGATGATAAGTATAAATCTGGTAGAGATGGTTATATAGTTCTTTATGTTGATAAATGTAAGATAGTTCTTGATATAGATTACACTGGTGTTTTACCATTCAATGATACTGAAAAAAAGGATGACTTTGTAAAAGTTTGGAAAATTTCAACAAGAGAACAATTCTTACATGTTAATAAACAAATATCATCAAGAGGAGGTCAACTTAACTATAAGTTTGATAAGTATCAAAATAATATGATATATGCTGATTCTAATGACGTTTTTTATCAACCAGTTTATAACGAAGAGTATACCGCAGGTACAATATCTAATATAGCTGGATATGGTGTTAGTTTAGGTTTAACAGGTGCTCCAGGATTTTTTGTTAGAAATGGTAGTGGTTATTGGATTAATATATCAAAAGAGTTATACTTTTATGGTTCTTTTTCAGCAGCTCTTGGAACTTATTCAAATAATAGACTAATGGTTATGAGTGGTGATTTCACTCATAAAGGAACCGATTTCAAAGAAGGAAATATTTATGAATGGGTTACTGGACCTACAAATTCATATTGGGGAGTTGATAAACTTTTCTCAAAACCAATAATTAGTAAGTCTAACTTTAGAAGTGGTGATTTTTTTGGAACTTTTAATAATGGTATTTATGGAATACAGGAAAAGAGAATACAGTGGAAAGGTATAAAATCTAAGTGGAATGGTGGTACTTTATTAAATACAATTTGGGAAAATGGTGATTTAAATTCAAAAATAACAATTGCTGGTCAAAACTATACAACAACACTAGATAGTTCTGGTGATCCAATTCAAAAAAGTAATACTAATAATAATGGTGGTAAAGGGTTTAACTTTATTATAGATTCTAGTATATTAAAAGCTAATATTGAAAATGGTACAATAATAAATGCTAAATTAGGTGGTACAAATACTAAGAAAGTTTTAAAAAATCACTTAAATTCTGCTACACAAAGTTTTGATATATCTATTCAAAAAGGATACTTTGAAGATGGACAATTTAATTCATTATTAATTGACAATTCAACTTTAATTAACTCTAAGTTAGTTGATAGTAAAATAACAAATAGTAGAATTGTAAATTCCCAAGTTATTGATAGTGTAGTCAAAGACTCTACTTATATTTCGGAAGATTCTATTAAGATAAAAGCTTACGATGAGTGGAATGTTTCAGAATATAGATACACTAATCTAGCAAATAACCCAACCGGATCAAGTACTTATAGTATAATAAAACTATCTAGTCCATTTAGCTTACAAAATTCAAGAACAACACACAAATTATTCAAATTTTATATTGATGAAAAAGACTACAAAAAACTTAAATTAGATGATTATTTCTATTTAAAGGGTATAAACATAAATAATAATTCAAAAATTCCAATAAATTTCTTTGATAAAAAATTTAAAATTGGAACTTGGGTTGATTTTAACGATGAATATACAGAGTCTTTTATAAACGATGATTATACATATGAAAGAGATAATACAGTGGCTAATTTCTATAAAAGAGGATTTGAGTATAATGCTTATTTATCAACACCTGAAGAAAATAGTTATGTTTTAAACAGTTTAACCGCATCTGTTGATTTACAAATGATGATAAGTGCTACTTTATCATCAACTGCTAGTATAGTTGCTCAATCAACTGGAATAATCAAAACAAATACAAACTCAAATTACTATTCAGTTGATATTTTAGTATCTATACAAGATGTTATAAATAGAGATGTGGATTCAACAGAATTTAATTTTAACTATAATTCTAATCCTGGTACACAATCAACATATATAGGTAACTTAATTGATATATCAAAAGCATTTATAATAAATTCAAACTTTGATAGTGGTATTTTAGAAACATCTGATTGGAATAGTGGTTATTATATAAACTATAACAACGATGTTAATATATCATCATTAACAGGAAGTGGTACTTATAGAATATCTTTAAATACCGTTAATAGTACTTTAATTGTTACTAATACACAATATGTATCTGAAAAAAATAAAGAATTTAGTTTTAAAATTGGTGATGTTGTTTATTTAAACTCAGTTGATTATATAAATGGTGGTGTAGTTAAAAGAATACCTGATTCATACGAAGTATTATCAATTGATGTTAACAAATTAACACTTAAAGAAATTGGTACTAATATATTATCCGGATTAACAGCTGGTGGATATTTTGAAACAAATAATTCAAGAAACAGATATAATTATCTAAGCAAAGTTAAATTCTATAAGAGTAAAATAAAATCTGGGCTATTTAAAAGAGGATATATGAATAGTTCATTGATAAAAAATGATAATTATGATTCATCCGATAAAGATTTTTTCAATCTTGAGAAGATTAGAAGTTTGATTATAAGTGATACAATTTTTAGTAATAATAATAATATATTATCATCAGCAACTTATTTAAATTCATTTTTTATCGGAGGTAATGATGTTTGGCAAGATGGTATAATACAAAACTCATTTTTAAATAACTTTGGTTTCAATAAAGGTGTTATTAAAGAATCTCAATGGTATGATGGTGTATTTACTAATGGAACTTTTTACAACTCAAGATCATTTGATGGTAATGGTACTATTGATAAGAAATATTATTATGATAATAGAATAAAATCATATCACATAGATGGTGTTGTAACAGCAACTGTTTCAAACTTTAGATACTCTTGGGTCAAAGGAGAATTTAAAGATGGAATATTCTTTAAGAGTGATTGGGAGGATGGTGTATTTAAGAATGGTATATTTAATTATTCTAAGTTCTACAAAGGTACGTTTAGTAACGGACAAATTGGTGAGCCAAAATCAGCGGCTGAATCAACAGTTATTTATAATGGAGATATTCTTTATGCAACTGTTAATAATGCCACACTATATGCTAAAAGTCCAAATTATTTAGGAGCAACTGAAAGTGGTGATATTTATAATATAAACTGGTATGATGGTATATTTAATAATGGTGTTTTTGGTTCTTATTACGAAAGATTATATATTTATGTTGGTGGATCAACATACTCTAATCATGTTGTCCCATTAAACGCAACTGCAAATCCAAATGGTAGTAATGGTATGTCTATAAACCAAACTAATTTTAGTAATATTTGGAATGATCAAAGAACACAGGGATTTTTAGTATCAACTCAAAGTTTATCAAGTACAGTATATGATGTTATTGTAAATCCTGAACTTCCTTTTGATATAGAATTAAAAGTTAAAATCAATCATACTTATATAGGTGATATATTGATAAATTTAAAATCCCCAAATGGTAAAATTATAAATGTTAAAGACTATAATATAGGAAGTGATAATGACTTTAAATCCAATGACTCGATTGTTTTTACTACAAATGATTCAAATCCAATATTAACATCAGTCTTACCACAATACTACAATAATGATAACCCACCTTATTTGAAATTTAGAATGAGTAAATCACTTGGTATTGGTACTTTTGGAACATATAGCTTCCTATCCAATACAATTAACTCAACTGAATTATTAAATTTTGATAATACATTTAATGGAAATTGGGAATTGATAATCATTGATAATTCACTATATGATATTGGATACTTATTTGAGTGGGAATTAACATTTAAATACAATACTCTTGATTATACAATAGATAGAAATAACTATGCAACTTGGTATAATGGTACATTTAATGGAGGACAATTTACAAATTATGCTAAGTGGAAAAATGGTACATTTAATGGTGGTAGATTTATATCTACTTATGGATGTAGCCAAAGTGGTTTATTTTATAATAACTCAGAAGACAAGTTAACTTACTCTTGGGAGAATGGTACATTTAACGATGGTGAATTTGGTAACTCATCAACTGGAGATAACTCAACATGGTATTACGGTATATTTAATGGTGGTGACTTCAAAGGTAAAATTTGGAATAATGGATTATTCACTGGTGGTAACTTCAAAGGTAGCTCAACCTTCTCAGCAATTGGTAATCTAGATATAAATAATTATCAGAATTCAAATGCTTCTAAATTCGTAGATTCATATACGCAAAGTTTTTATGGATTGTGGGTAGATGGAATTGCTACAAATAATAAATGGAGATATTTATCAGAAAAAGCTTTTTATGTTAGAAATAAAATTCCAAAAGTTTATAACTCAATAAATTTTGATAAAGTTTTGTGGTTATCTGGTACATTTAGTAGTGATAACGGTACGTTTAAAAATAGTGTTTGGTTAACCGGGACATTTAATAAAGGTACATTTCAATATAGTTCTTTTAATCCATATGTAATTAGATCTAATAATGATGAATATCCGCTAAAGTTAAATACTACGAATAGTGATTATTCATTTACTCCTAACTTTAATAGTACTAATGCTACTAATAATTCAATACCAGATAAATCAAATTGGGTAACTGGTGATTTTATAGATAGTGATTTTTATATGTCGAGATGGTTAAATGGTAATTTCATTAGTGGTACTGCATGGGGTATGATTTTTTATAATGGTGTTTCTAATTTTATGAATGCTTATAATGTTATTTGGGAAGGAGGTACTTGGAAAAATGGTAACTGGTATGGATCAAATTTTGACTATGTTGGTTATGTAAACAATGAATTTACTTATAATATATTAAAACGTGGATTGAGAGATAATGGTAATTCTGTTGCCACACAACCATATGACTACGTAAATGGAACATATTCTTTGGTTCCACCACCAGACGGTCAATCTTATGGTCGAAATGAAGTACATATTTGGAATTTATTTAAAAATTCATCAAAGGTAATTAATCAAATAAGTGATGGTGGATCTAGTGATATTAGTTTTGATATAACAGTTGAAAATACATCATCTTATAATTTTGGAACATATTATGATCCAAACGAAGGAACATCATATACATTCAGACCACCAAGACCAGAAACAAATATAACACCTTGGGTAATTACCGACGAAAGTTCTGGCGATGGTTCATTCAATCCAGAAACATGGAATGAAAATTGGAGTACAGATTTTAGTGTATTTGGAGTTAATAATAACAATAATACGGCTATTCCAAATGCTAACTGGGAATTCACAAGTTTTTCGGAACCATCTTCAGACCCATTTTCAAATTGGACAAATATTAGTTATGATTAATTTTTGATAATAGTAATATAATTTTAATATATAGAATATGGGTTGGTCACAAAATATAAATAGAGATACATACATAGGTGGTTCTTTACCATCTGGTATAACAACAGTAATAGCAGATACTCAAAAAAACTTCGGTTGGACTTATTCTTTGATGAAATATAAAGATAGTCCAAATGAGGCATCTTTCATGGCATTGAGAGTAAATCCATTGATTTACACACAATCAAATAGTGATATAACATTCTGGTATAATAGACCGGGTATTTCCACTTTACCTCCTATTTCTGAAAACTATACACAAGCACATATGCTACAAAAAGCTATTGGCTTTTATAATACGACTCCAAAAAGTTTCAAAAAGGATAAAGTTTATCAATTTAATACTGTTATGATGAACTACTTACAAATTGGTGAAAATACAACTTATGCAAGACAGTGGAGATCACCAGCTTTGTATTTAGTTACTCCAATTGGAGATAAAGCTGAGTTATTAGCTGATAAAACATTTTATAAAGATTATAGACAAAATATAAATGGATCAGATTTAACCGATTATGATTTTAAAAAATCTGATACATTTATAATACCTTGGGCTTACTTTGAAAGTAAAGCTAGTTTAGATACACTAAATTCTGTTGATGGTTCTGGTAGAATTTTCACATTTCACTATTACTCGACTCCGAAAGAAGATGTTAGTTCTTTTTTATCAGAAAGACCATCAACTTTTTATTCAAATATTTTATTCGGAAATAGTCACGCAAATACAACCTATAACAATCTTATAACTATATCTAATCATAGATATACGGAATTTAAGGGAAATGGTAATCAAACATCTGGAAATCATCTTAATACAGGTGAAGGTATTGTATCATACTCCGTAAATGAAACGGATTGGTTAATACAAGGATTTTCATATGTTAGTTTATTTAAAACTGAGGTTATTACCACACCTTTCACTCCACCTACTACAAGATCAACTTTTTCAGCTAAACCATGGACTGAAGGAGGTAATTTATTTGGTAACGGTTGGTATGTTGCTCAAAATAGATATATTTGGTATGATAGACCAAAATCAACAACAACAAATTGGCAAAGTATAGTATTTCCAAGTGGAGCTGCTTTATATAAAGGATTAGCAAATGAACCTTATTTTAATATGCCTGTTGGTGGACCATGGTCAAATGGTCCAACAGTTGATATACCAAACTGGTATGATAGATTTGGATTTCATCCAGATGATGAATCAGATGTAATTGGTCTTGTTACACCAAATAGGTCAACAGAGACAGTTAACTCTGGTAGTGGTTTGAATGGGTATTCAAAAAGTCCACATGAAGGATTTAGAAAAAATAATTATATTGCTAAGTTTATAAATTATGATAAATTCAATTTATCATTTAAGTATAAGAATACAAGAAATGATAATATTGGTATAAAATTTTATTTATCTAGTAGACTTCCTTCACAAAGACCAATTGCTACTTATATAGCATCATCGTCACCAAATTTAACAATAGCAGATTGGGGAACAACAACTGATACAATTAGTGTACCATTAGATTCAAATAATTACTTAACTAGTGCTACTACATTAAAAGAGATTAAGGTAACAGTTAATATAGATCATACTTGGGATGGTGATTTAATTTTAAATCTAAAAGGTCCAGCAGCTAATGATGTTCAAGGTATTGGTAAAGTTATAAATTTATTTAATAGAGAAAAAGGAAATAGTGATAATTTAAAATCAACCGTTTTCACATCAGATGATACTAAAAATAGTATATCTAAAGGATCAGCTCCTTTTACTGATACATTTAGAATGAAAAAAGATGTTGGTGTTGGATATGGTGCTTATAGATCAAATACACAGGATATTAGAAAACTATTAAATTCATCAGATAGTATAGTAGGTAACTGGACACTTTACATAAAAGATGACGCTGGGTTAGATGTTGGTAAATTAAATACATGGACAATAGAATTTTTATTTGATGATAATTCAAGTCAAAATTATTTAGGATCTTTAACTTATAGTGTTACAGATAAAGATTATACATTCTATGGTTTACAAGGAAATCAATATCTAATATTCGTTGGGGATACAGTGCCTCAAACAACTGGAGCAACATACATTGTCGCATCATTAACAGATTTAAAAATCGAAGAAACCTATCATATCCAAAATAATACATTATTATCCGTTGGTACAAATAGTTTTCCTACTGGTTATCTAAACTATGGATTTGGACTATTCGACTCATATGATTATATAGAAACTCCAAAGTTTTATTATAATATAGGAGTTGGTAATACTTTAAATGCTGTAAGATCAATAACTTATTCTACCATAAAGACAAAAGTTGGAACCGGTAAATTTAAATCTGGTATATGGGAGGATGGTAATTGGATAAATGGTTATAGAGAAGATAGAAGTGTTAGAAACTTTTTTGATGTGAGTCAATTCTACTCATATAATAGAGATAAAAAATGGAGATTAACAATCTCTGGACCATCATATAATGTTAATAATTTTAATGTTGGAGATAAAATATCTATTTCTAATATAGTTGCTATAGATATAAACAATGAAAGAAAACTTATTAGAAATTATTATACTGTGATAAGTAAAACTAATAATACATTATTAGTTGAGTTTGAATATGATTTTCCATTAAGAAGAGTTGAAAAAGATTCACCTTATCATTTTATTTACGTAACTAAAAATATTTGGTTAAGTGGTAATTTCTTCAATGGATATTTTAATGGTGGTGTTTGGACAAACGGTAGCTTCTATGGATTACCACATACTACTAAAATGGTTGATACTCAATGGATAGATGGTGAGTTATCTGGTGGTCACTTTAAATCAAATATTATTTCATTCACATATTCATCAGGTAATATTGGACTAACAAATTCATCAACTGGATTAAGAGGTAGATTTATTAATATAACTTTAAGTGCAACACATTCTTTAAATGTTGGTGATGAGATATATGTTAGTGAATTTGAAGATGATAGTGTAGATTCAATTATGTTTGGTAAAACAAAGGTGAATACTGTAATAGATGGTAGAACTATTGAAACAAATATCTTTTCCTCAAACTCAATTGTTTATTTCCTCACAAATAGAAATTTTGTTGGTAAAGTAAGATCTTATAAAAACACCGGACTTATACAAAATATGCAATTTGATTCATTAAATGTTTCAAAAGCGACTACTATTAATAATACAGATGATAGAAGTATTTTTGCATATAACTCTTGGATTGATGTTGTATATGATCAAAGTTCAGCTACTAATATATTTAAACCTTTAACTGATTATGATGCTCTAACAGATAATAACATATCAAATAATAATTTATATGGTTATATAACCTATGATGTTTTATCAAGTGTTTCTAAATTTAGAGATAGTTTTTCAACATCTATTAGAAATTATAAATTAGGAACAAAATATAAAGTTTTTAATGATTACATAGGGGATTCTGGTAAATTCTCTGAATACTTTAGACCAAACTCACAAAAGTTTAAAGATCTTGGTTGGAAATGGAGTACATCATCATCATCCGGATCATATATTACCTTCTCCAGAAATGAAGCTAAAGATCTAATTGGTGGATTCTTTACAACAATTCTTCCGATAAAGGGGAAAGAGTTGAAAGTTTCAGCCAGATATGATGGAGGTGTTCTAAATTTACAGAATCCACTTGAAGATGTTGGTAATAGAGATACTGATAAATTAGAACAAAATAGATACACTATGATTGAGTTTGATCTAGTTAATAAAGATGTAGTTGAAAATAATTATGTTGGTAGATCATCTGAGTATAATCCAAGACCTATGGAATTACCAATTTTACACTTTGGTAACTTAAACGTTATATCTAAAAAGATTATTTATCCAACATTAAATACCTTCATAACAAATACAGTAGAAGCATCTTATTTACCTGTTTATAAAAATGTTAATCATATTTTAACACCAAATAAGAAGAAAGTAGAATACTTCTTTAATAAAAGAGACTTAATGATGTCATTTAGAGGATCTGGTGATAGTGGTAAGAATATTTCGGAATTTGTTATAGATAATTTAAATTTCTTTGAGGTTGATATGATACCATTCTTTAAATATTTTACAAATGAAAATATTAATAATTCTGTACAAGCACCACTTGTTAGTAAAAGAACTTATAGAAGAGAAAATCAATATGCTTATAGATTCATCGAATTAACTCCTAAATTTGATAGAATAGAAAGAAATCAATATTTAGAAGAAACTTATCAAAATGTTGGTTTACCTGGGTTATCAAGTGAATTATGGGTTGATTCAACTGATATTACACCGTTTGATGTGCCATTTGATCCACCTGTTAATATTGTTATACCAGAACCAACATATGGTGGTAATACTGACTATTGGAGTGTAGTTTACAATTCATGGCCAACATATACATCAGAAGATTCACCATTTATAGGAGTGGAATGGGTGCCTGGTTATGGAGCAGATGAGTATGGGCCTGAATCAAGACCACCATCGAGTTGGACAAACATAGCGTATGACTAAAATAAAAAAGAGTTACTGTTGTAACTCTTTTTTTATTAAATATAAGTGACCAACATTACCGTTTTTAGCATGATGACCCATCGAATCTATTCTTGTTTTATCACCTTTTAGTTTTAAACCAGTTAGTTTTTGTTTACCTAAAATTCTTTTTTCACCGTTACAAGTACTACAATGATTTAATCCAACTTGACCCTTTCCATTACAAAAAGAACATTCTTGGTCCATATATTTACCAGTACCTTCACAAAAGTCACAACCATCATCAGCATCAAAAACTTTTAAAATATTACCATCGTTATCACGAATAATAATTTTTGATGAGAAGTCTTTACCAGTACCATCACAAGATTTACACTTTACCCATCTTTCAAATTCGACTGTTCCATCAAAATCATCATCAACTTGTATTATAATATCATTTACTTCATTTTTTTTAAATTTTTCTCTAGTTGATTTAACATCATCATATTCTAAATCAATATTTATATTAAATAACTCATAGTATTCATTATAGTTATTTCCATATTTAGATTTTAAATCATAGTCACTTCGATTCTCACCACATAAAACATCATAAGCCTCGGTCATTTCGGAGAAAATATCAGCATCTCCATTCTTATCAGGATGGTGTTTAAAACTCAACTTATAATAAGATTTTTTTATTGTTTTTTCATCTGCATTTTTAGGAACACCTAAAATAGCATAATAATTTTTTGATAAATTCATTAGTCTTGACTTCTATATTTTTTCTCAATATAAGCTGCTCTACTTTTAGCTGCTCTTTTTTTATCAGTGTTTTTAATAAATTCTTTTCGAGATCTTAACTCTTTAATCATTTTGTTTTTATCCCACTTCTTTTTAAGTTTTTTAAGTGCTCTTTCAATACCACTTTTATCTACTTCAACTATTAACATATTATTCTTTATTTTTTAATAAATTATCTAATCTGTGATTTCTCATAAATGCTGTTCTTTCAGTTTCAGTCATATTATTAAAATCTTCAAAAGATAAATCTATACCCATTAGTTTCAAACCGAACTCTATATATTCCTGAATTGAAGTTGTCTTATCAACCCAAGAATAACCTGTAATAGTGTTGCTATTACCAATTACGATATTATTATACCCACCTACAACACTATTAGTTCCAATACCATAACTAGATGTACTTGTACTACAACTTCCCAAAATATTTGCCATAACTATTATTATTTTTTAGTCTAAGAAGTTTACCTCCTCAATTGTTGAGAAAACATCTTTGTTTATTTTTAAAATTCTATCGAACATTTCTTGATTTAAGATAGCATGGTGTACAACAAATATATTTATGTTATACTCGTTTGCGAACGATTTTAAGAGTGTTAAAATAGAATCTATACCTTCGATATCAATTGAAGAGAAAACCTCGTCTAAGAACAAAATATTGATATGTCGTTTAGTTCGGATTAACTTTAAGTAAGCAATTAAAATAGCAATGTTTACTTTTTTATTCTCACCAGTAGATAATGAATCACTTTCAATTGGTGAACCAAATTGTCTGATTTCCGCTGTAAATGTTTCATCCAACTTAACATCAAAAGCAATACCCATCTTAGTTATATTCTCATGTATAAAGTGGTTAAGTGGTTTAATAATACCAGCAATAATTGACTTTTTAACACCATCTTCACCAAATATTCTAGATAGTTCTTTATAGTATAATTCTTTATCTTTACAAACTGTAACATTATCTTTACTAAAAGACATTTTTTCTTCTAACTCTTCAATTGATTTTTTAAACTCGTCAACATTTGGTAAGTTATCAACTTGTTCAAGTTCTTTCTTTTTAGTTAGTTGATCAATTTGAGTTTTACAGTTCTTTAAAAAGAAACTCATTTCGCTGAATGTTTCATTTGTTTTAGTTGAAATTTCTTTCAGTTTAAGTTGCTTCTCTTTTATATTTTTGATATTCTCGTCTATTTCAGTCTTAATTTTTTCAAAACCCTCTTTTTTCTCAACAAGTGATTGTCTTAAAGAAGAGTAGTAATCAGAATTAAAATCTGTTCTACAAGTGGGACATTTACCAGAGTCATAAAGATCGATCTCTTTCTGTGTATTACGAATATCATTTTGGATATTAATGTATTGTTTTTTTTCATTTTCAATTTCATTTGATAAAATTTCCTCTTTTTCTTTAATCTTTTCTACTTTTTCTTTAAGAGCTTTATAATCTTCCTTTTTAGAATTCATTTCTTCCATAAGACGATCAATATCAGCTTGTAGATTTAATTTTTCTTTTTCAATTGAAAGTTTAATAGTTTTATCAATTGATCTTTGAATTGATTCAATAGACTCTTCTAAAGTATTTATTTCAGAGTTTAAAGAAGCCATTCTTGTTTTATTTGACTTGTTTATATCTTTTAAAATACTATTTAAGATATTGATTACTTCTAAGTTAAAAAGTTTATCTAAAAGTAGTTGTTTTTCTTCATTTGAAAGAGATATAAAGTTTTTGAAGTCATTTATAGACATAGATATAAAAGATTTGAATGTTTCAATATCCATACCTACATACTTTTCAATCTTTTCATCTATATTTGATTTACCAGCTCTTTCATTGTGAACTCCGTTTTCCCAAAGTTCCAACTTATTTGGTGAAATACCTCTTTTGATTTCAACATCAACACCGTTAGAATTGAATGAAATTCTATTTAATAATTCACCATTAATTCTATTTGGGAGAGTTGATAAAGTAGACCATTTTTTTTGACGGCCACCTCTTACTTTACCATAAAGTGTATATTCAAAGGAAGATAGAAATGATGAATTATGACTTAATATTCCATTAGAATAGTATTCATGACCATCTACTTCAATATCCCATAAATCTTCTCTTTTATCATCTTTTAATATTGATAAAATAGTCTGTACACCATTTTTAGTATTTATAAAATCACCTATTTTTAGATTTTTTAAGAAAATCCAATTTTCTAAATATTTAACTCTGTGATTTGGAGAACCAATCAATTCAAAATCCTTTGTTTTTATTATTATTTTTTCGGAATTAGGTGATGTTATACCAATTTCTTTTATATTTTTCCAACCATTTGGAGTATTTACTTTAACACCTTTATTGATGATAGACAGTTTATTATTTAGAATATTCAGCCTTTTTAGATCTATTTTAAATTCCATATATACTTTTTATTTTATTTTCTATTTCTTCTATATTGTTTGAAAAAAAATGTTTAATATTATTATCAATACAAAATGATTTTTTTTCATTATATTTATCATTGTGTTTTTTGATTTTATACATACCTGTATATTCTATATAAATATCATGATCAATTAAATAAAAATCACATCTTTTTTTAGAATTTGGATATAATTTTTCGTACTTATATGAAATTTCATTATATTTTAAAAATTTAGCAATCATATACTCACCGGAACTTCTACAAAGATGATTATTATAATATCTCATGTAACCATATTTGCATTTTATACTTGGATTAACAGACATTAGATATTCAAACATTTTTTCATAAGTAGTTTTATAAAAATATGATACTATAACTTTTTTTATTTTTAAAACAATATCAGTTATACTAAAGTTTTCCATTAAATAATCTACTAATTTAAAATAATTATCAAAAGATAATAAAAAAACAATATCTTCTTTATCTTTAAAATTATTAGATTTTATAAACTCATCTACCCATTTATCACCATACATTTTTTCATAATATGATGGAGTTCCATAAGTTTTTTCATAATTTTCCAAAAGAAATGAATACATATCTTCTTTATTCGTATTGTATATTTCATATAATACTGAATAATTAAGTCTATAACTTATTTTAGCTAAAGTTAAATTATCATTTATAAGAGTTATTATCATATCTTTATAATTCTCAAATGATAATAGATATCTAATATCTTCTTTATCTTTAAATGATGTAGTTTCTATATACTTTTCCAACCAAATATCACCATACTTATTTTTAAAATGTTCTATGGATCTAGAATCTTTATCATCGATTCCATTGTAATCGGATTCCATCAAAGATTTTCGCCATTTATTTTGGCGTTCTGACCAAATTCTTTTACCTTCATCGGATCCATATTTAGAAATACACTTTTCTAATGAAAATGTTGATTGTCTATTAGATAATTTAATTTTAGATTCTTCTAAATTAAAACCTTTGTTTATCCAGTAATTTATATTATTACTTCTTTTTGATGATATAATTTCTCTAAACTCCACATCATTTTCCAATTTTGATATAAAACAACTATTACTATTTTTCTGAAACTCATTTGACTTTATTATAGAATTTTCCAATGTATATCCTCTCTCCATCCAATATTCCTTGTTCATTTTTCGTTGAGATTTTATTTTATATTCAGAATCTTCTAAACTAAATCCCCTTTTTAACCAAAAATTTATATTCATAGGAGATGTTTCAACATTTTTAATTGTTGGTACTCTTTTTATTTTAGCGGTTTCTTCATCCCAGCCTCTACTTAACCAATATATTAGAGTTTTTTTACCAAACTTTGGCATTCCTATTAAAGACTTCATTTTTGATATAAATGAGGTCTTCCCACATTCAAAATTAAAATCTTTAAATAGATTTAAGATCTCATTTTTTTTATCTGGGTGAAAATCAATTAGATAATTATCTAATTGATTTTTGTTTTTTAATATATTGCTCATATAAAGAATAATTATTTTCTTTTATATATTCAATATATTCCTTTCCCCCATCCATTATTTCCAAAAAAGTACAAAAATCATCTATATTCAAATTATCTATTGAAAATTTTATCTCAATCTCAGTTTTATCAACAACAGATTTTCCATTTCCGTTGTTTCCAACTAGTAAGATAAGTTCTCCTTTTTCTGTATTTAATTTTACGACTTGTTCATTATTTCCGAATGATTTAAAACCTCTAATTCCAATTTCGCTAATCAGCATAATATAAAAATAATTTTTAAATTATACTAATTTTATTGAAATAAGTTTGAGTTAGTTGCTGTTATTATTTCCTCCGGTTTTACTTCATCTAAAACAATTTTACCTAAGTCTTCTTCGTAATATGAAACATATTTTTCAAAGTCAACTTCATCCAATCTTTTAGATATTTCTTCATATGGAATTAATTTTTTTAAAATACTTTCTAATAAGTCTTTATATCCATCCCATAATTCTATATTCATGCCAATTACATCTTCAACTGTTTCATCAGTCGTTAAGACAATATTTTTATCTGAATAAAAAATGGTACCTTCGTAAAATTTATTATCTATATTTAGACTAATTAATACCAAGACACCATTTTCATATTTACCCATATAATCTACTATATCGGCTTTAATCTCCATTTAAAATATCATTTATTTTTTCATCTCTTTTAATCTGATCATTATTTAATAAATAACCAGAATTAATTAAAGTCCACTTAATGGACTCAGCCATTTCATTTCTACCATCACCATAAGCATATAACATATCTTTATAGTAGGTGTGAATTGCCTGTCTTTCTTCTTTATCTTCTAATTTGTGTATTTTATTTAAATCTAAAAAATATTTTCCAATTTTATCATTCATTATAATTATTACAATTTTTCATCAATAATAAATTCAATCTTTTTAAATCTATTATCTAAGTCTGTGAAGATAATTGATATTTTATCAACATCTTTAAACTCTCTCGCTTCACCAGTAAATTCGTTTACCATTACATCTTTTTTGTAAACTACATCAATACCTGGCTCTTCACCTAAAAATCTTCTCATATCTTCCTTGATTTGAGATAATTTCCAATCATCTACTTTAAAATTTATTTTAGAAATATAATCTCTAATTGCGATTTCTTTCATTGAGTTCATACAAATTATTTATTTTTTAAAATCTACCACCTCTATCTATGAAGTAAGTATTATTTTTTTCGATAATCTCTAAATTATTATGTACTATTTGACAATAAGTTTCAAAATTATCAATATCTTCTTTTTCTAAATCAAACCACTCCCCACTTACTTTACAAGCTTTAAACTTCTTATGAAGATGTGCTTCTATTTTAGTCCCCCACTTTGAATGAAATGACTTTTCTATTTTTAGGTCAGAAGCATTACCAGTTTTGAATTCTTTCATTCTTTCATTTATACTTCTTTTTGTGTAACCTATTTTATAAAGTTTTTTACCTCCAAATTCTGATGAGATTAAATATACATTTATCATAATGTATATATAATCACCTCATGTCTCTATTTTTTATTTTTTAAATATATCTTCTTTATAAGAAGAGATTAGTTTACTTATCTCTTTTTGAGCCTTATTTTTATCTAACTCACCTATTGGAATATAAAAAGTCTTACGATATGGAATCGGATATGTCGGTGATTTCTTACCATACAATTTAGCAATTTTATTTCTTCTTTCGAATGTTTGTAACATACCAGTTATATCCTCCCATACATTTTTCTTCTTTTTCTTAACAAAGAGACTTTTTACAAACTCCACTATTTTATTTATCATAAATTTTTTTAATTTTTACTCTTCTTTTATCATGTCTTGGGTTGTATGGAAACCAATAGTTATTGAAAGATATAAAATGACCTGATAAGTCAACCTCTCCAGTTTTTTCATCAATCTTTATAGAAAATTTTTTATAATTACTTTTTCTTCTTACCAAGTGTTTTAACACTTCTTTTAACTTCTTCATCATCAGTATCGTCTCCGTATTTAAAATCCAAGTGAAATAGAGTACCAACCGGTCCTTTATAATCAGGGTGTTCAGTAATATCCATTTCTTTATATTCCTTATCTTCGATTAAAGATTCTATTATTCTATCACGATTTTCAGCTTTAACTTCATTTTTAATTCTTTCCATTTCTTCTTCTGAAGTTCCACCTGGTGATGTTGTATTTTCTTCAATTTTTGTATTTGAATGTAGTTCAGCATATTCAGCCATCCAATCGGCTTTTGATCCAGTGACACCAATATTATTTAAAATAGGTGCCCATTTTTTCATTAATTCTTCTTTATTTGGTTTTTCCATAAACAAAAAAACTTTTCTTTTTATAGAAAAGTTTTAGTTAAATGTTTATAAGTTATATTCATGTGTTAGTATATCAATAACTTTATCTTCATCTTTAATATCTCTTTGAAATTCCTCCTCAAACCAAACAATCATATCAATCAAGTCTGATTTATCATTTACCTCTCCTTTTGGATATTTTTCCTTAATTTTAGTAATAATGAAATCAATATCATCTTCTACGTTTCTATAAGCAGGAATACCAGTTTCTTCTCTTTCTTCTTTTGACATATCTTCCCAATCTTTATTATAGTCAAAACCTTCTTTAAATTTTTTTAAATATTTCATAATTTTATTTTAATTTTAAGTTGAAATAAACCCAAGAATTGTTTGGTTTAACATTATATTGTACTTTATCAGACCATTTTTTATTTATAATCCAGTTATTAAAGTTTTGTTTTATATTTTCATATTCTCCTAAGTCTAATTGACCATTATCCCAAGTACCAATGTTATAATAACCAATAGATATTACTCTATCACTTACACACACTTTTGATTTCTTATCAAAGAAACCTGGATTGAAACTAGTTAAATCTTTTTTAATTTTACTAATTAACATCAATTCATTAAAATTAAAGTTTACTAAGCTCTTTTTAAGATTATAAGCTGATTTAAGATCTAAACCAAGAATCCATTTTATAACACTTGTTGATAATTTAAATTGTCCTATTGGTTGATTAACAATACCATATTCAAACAAACCATTATCTTTAATACCATAATAAAGTTCAATCTCATTTCTATCATATGGTACATCATTTACATATCTTTTAAGTGATGAAAATCTATTAAATATAGATTTAACATCATCTGAATTTAATTCGAATAAAAAATAAAAAAGATAGTCATCTGGTAATTTTTCATTATTTGGTAAGACATCTTTTTGACCAAGTGCTGTTAAACACTTTAAAAATGATGTGAAAATGTTTTTACCAGCCATAGTAATTTCTGATTCAGTTAGGGGTTCTAAATCAGTTGAAAATTCTACATTAGTTTCTTTCTCCTGTATACCATTATCAATAAAATCTTTTATTAATGATTCTATTTCATTTTTAGTATTATCATCTAATATGTTAATCGCATTTGATAATCTAATATCAGAAGGTATATCACTCAAATCATCTTCTCTACTAATATTAAATTCTCTATTTACTATATTTTTGATATATTCTAAATCATCACCTTCTAAAGTTGAATATAAATACTCAACCCATTCACCTAATGAGTTAAAATCTTCTCTATTTTTACTAAAAGACTCATTAATGAATTCTAAATATTTCTTAATCATATATTATATATTAAAATTAAAAATTCACTTTATAAAAT